GGTAGGCTTACCAAAGCGGGCAACTAGAGTATTTTCTGAATCAACTAAAACACGTTTTTCTACAGGTCCCCAACGAAACACACCAGCAAGTGCGCCTTCTGTTGAAGATACTGCAGGGACAACCGTGCTTAAGTCAATTTCAGATACGTTAACACCTGGACTGACTTGAAATGGCATTTTATTCTCCCCTCAAAGGTTTTTTGTTTAGCATAGTATGACAAGACTATCTGTTGTATTTATAAATTGTAAGAATTAACTAGCCATCCATTGATTAAAGGACATTTGCTCATCATCAAGGTTAACAATCCTAGGCACTTCTTCTACTTGAATTCCTTTATCAATAACTCCAAAAGGAGCTAGTTCTTCTTCTATTCTCTGCACATTATCATCATATAAGTTTTTTCTGACGTTTGAATTAACTATTTCTTTAAAATAACTTTGATCTGCTAGCCAGGAAAACAAAACACAACACATAACTAAATCATCATTACCTTCTTCTGCTTCATAGGTTGTTCCATTACTAACAAATCTATACATCTCATTAATAGTAGCGAAATCACATATTATTAGCTTATCGCTTTCTACTAGTGTTTTAAAGTTAGAGCAACCTAACTTCTTAACTGCTTTAGTAGTTCTTACCCCGGCGTGTGTCTGTTGAGAAAAACCTCCAGACATTACCACACCTCTTGAGGTGTGGCTATGAGAAAAAACTAAATTATCATATTCCAAATCATGCTGCAAAATATCAGCTACTTGCTGTCCTATATCGTTTGTTTCTACTAAGACCATAGCACTGTTATAATGCATAGCTAATCTGTAAACGATATTAGGGTAAAGTAGAGGATCTATTTCTCTATTCCTGTAACTCGCTACATCTTTATAAGGAAAGGTTGTTACATCGAAAATTTTAAATGCTGAGTAGTCACCTTCCTTACCTCTTGCTGTATCAACCGTAACACAGTAAATATTATTTTGAACTGGATGCTCGTGTATCTTTAAATATTCATCTGATTGAATAGGTGACTTATAAACTAGGGTCCTAAGTTTTGCAGCACTTATGAGAGTAGATGATGAGCCTAAAAACTCGCACTCAAATTCTTGTCTGAATTGTTCTTCAGACGTATTGCGAATCATTTCCTCTTTCCAAGCATGATCACGGCCAGGAACTTGACTCCAATGTACATCTATTCTATGGTAAGAATTCCTACCTGCCTCACTATCCGCCCAAAGCTTATAAAAAAGATTAAGCCCGTTAGGTGTAGATGTAATTAATACCTTGGTAGTTTCACCAGATGATATTGTTGGAAAGACCGAATTAAAAAATGATTCTTGAATATTAGCGGGTACGAAGGCAAACTCATCAAGGTAAACAAAGTTTTGAGATGTACCTCTTATAGCTGATGAGGCAGTAGAGCTTGCTTGAATCTTTGAACCGTTTTCCAGTTCAACATTACCTTTGTTCCATTCTACAATACCTTGCTGCAACCACTTAGGCATATGCTCATAAGCTAGCTGAATACGTGATAGAATTTCACGTGCTTGTTTTTCTTTATGTGCTAGTATAGCAACAGAATAGTTTTCATTAAATAAAACTCTGTGCATTATTATACCTACAACAACAGTTGTCTTACCAACCTGCCGTGGCATCTTACATATTACAAATCTTTCTTTATCTGATAGATTAATAATATTCTTTTGATAGTCATAAGGCTTAAATGGAATTAAACCTCTGTCTACGTTAACAATCTTTACATAATTTTCAATAAAATAAACTGGATCTCGAGCGCACTTTACAAATTCAGTGACTTGATCTCGAGTCCATTCTAGTTCAACATAGCTACGTTTTAGGTTTCTATTACCTAGATACGACTCATTCTGTGCCATTTTGTTGCTTTATTAATTTTTGCAGCTCAGCAGTACTACCAACAAAGAGGTTATTATGTACTGTAGTCGGCTTTGCCTCGTCCTTAAGGATTTCTTTTTTCTTTTTTGTTAATTCTAAAAGATCTTTGTTTGTTTCCGCCATAGTTTTAATAAGATTAGCGGCTACCTCATAACTTCTAGGATGCTGGGACATACCTGCTACCTGCAATATGCCGTCTAAAGCTTCATTGCCTTTTTCAATAATATTAAGCATATTGCCACGTGCATACTCAAAATCATCTTCAACTGTAGGGCCTCTATCAAGAACCTCTACCTTATCGTTTAAGGGAGGGAGATTTAGAGCCTTAGAAATTTCATCGCTCATTATACACTCGTTGTTGTAATAATATAATCCCAGTCGTCTGATTCTTTGATTAGTGTTCTATCTATTGTAAGCTGAGAATTAGTTGTAGGTGAACCATTAGCTAGTAGACCTGGAATAATGGTTACATTCTCTTCTGGTGATGTAGCTAATGATGAATTCGATGTATAGAAGTTTACATTGGCAAGAGTAATAACACCACCAGACTTGATTGGCCCAAATAGATAGCCTTTCATTGTAAAATCTAGTTTCCAGGTTATAAGTCTTCTCTCTTCAAATCCACCTTCATAGGTGTCTTCAGACGTTACATTTTTTATTACTACTGGAATGTCCATCTTGACATCTAATTCTGGAATAATATTAAGTGTAGCAGTCCAGTCAGGAGTAAAATATGGTAAAATTTGTTCAAGTATTCTTGTGCCATCTTCTGCATTTTTAACATATATGTTTAAAGAAAAGTCTATATCATATGGAACTGGATTATAGACGTACTTTAATCTTTCTTCTGCAGTTGGATGGGTCTTAAGATGTCCTTTATTAATTGTAGTTAACTTTCTAGATGAATCATAGCTTAATGACTCAATTTCAAAGGACATTCTAGGAAGTACAATTGCAGTGGGTCTAGTAAGATTTGGATCTCCATCTAGCCTAGCAAGGGTCTTTTGTTTTGGACCATAACTGATAGGAACTCTTAGAGTTGCATATGAAGCAGCATTACCGGTCTGACCGTCATCTCTATTAATGTAGATGTCATTAAATAGAGTGCCAAAATAGGTTACATACTTGCGAATAGTTCTATGATAAAATGTCTGATTAAACATCAGTAAGCTCCTTCACTGAACGGATCTTTTTCAGAGAAGTCGACAAAATCAGATGCTTCATTCTGTATTTCGCTGATATCGTCTATAACATTAGTGCCAATAGATGCGCCCTCAGTGACTAACTGAAATCCATCTTCATCTAGAAGGAAATCAGAGTATCCACCGGTTGTTTCATATTTAAGACCAAATGCAACAACATCTATAGTAAAGTTGTCATATAAGTTATCAATATCAGAATACCCAGTAATAAATCTTTCATTACTATATTCAAATAGCTCGCACGTAATATCAAATGTTTGCAGTGCACCTAATTGATAAAAGATAGCTTCATGCTCGACAAATTTAATTTCAAATATTTTATTATTAAGCGGGAAGTAAATTAAGTCGCCTTCTCTAGGTCTTACTATGGCTTCTAAACTCCCTACTTCTTCATTAAAGACTCTGCGAGCGACTGTAAATGTAACTTGATCTCTAATTTCTAAGTTGAATTTTGATAAAAAATCTCCGTCACCTTTAAACCCATCAACATTTTTAATATACATTTCGATAGGATACACTATTCTAAATTCAGAAACCGGATCCTCGCCATAGATATTATCAAAGTTAACTCTTGTTCTAGGGAGATAGAACAAATCATGACCATAGATTTTAATAGACTCTACTACTAAATTTTCTATTAAAAGCTGCTCTTGGCTGCTTTGAAAGTTATTAAAATAGAAATTGGTTGCCAATGCTTATCCAATCATATCCATTACTGGAAGGCTGTAAGAGTTAATCATTTCATCTTCTAGCTTATCTATTTGAGTTTTAGCATCATCCATTATCTTCTCACCGTTAAACTGAACACCACCAGGGAGCTGGAGTCCGCTAAACTTTGTTAAGTTTGTTCCCCATTGATACTTAAGTTTAGCTGTGCAATACTCTTGTAGCCAGCGATCACCCCATGCATCTGTAAAGGTACTAGGGTCTATAACTTCATAAGCCTCAACTAAAAGGTATTCGCCTGCTTTAATTCTTTCCCATTCCATGTCGATGAATAGCTTATTTGTGTGTCTGTTATAACGAATGGGCTGCTGGCCAACCAAAACTTCTTGAATAAGATTAAGATGCATCATGGTCATATAATATGGAACCATACTTACTGATGTAAGTGTATACAAGTCGTTTAGAGCAATTTGATATTGTATGTTAAAGAGATCTCTGCTACCTGTAATCATTCCACCTACTGGGAATATTCTTACAGCTCCAATTATATTTTCAGGTAAAATAATATATTTGTTTGTCTTGTTTAATTCTGTTACTTGATGTTTGTAATAAGTTTTTTCAGAACCATCAAAGTGGTAGTCATAGTAATATTTTAATGATTCGTCAATTCTATCTTCGACTTGATCGTCGTCTACGTTAATTTCTATAACGGGCTTGCCAAGCTTTCTAAGGCAATACTCTTTAAATTCACTTCTTGTGGTAGGAACGGCCATAGTGATCTCCTTTTAGGTAATACTATTTAGCCATTCAGAAACAGTAAGATATTTATGTGATATATGATACTTTGCTTTAGTATAGGATTGATATTTGCCAATCAGATGCTTTGGAAACTCTACTGTTTTTATTTCACCGCTGTATTTTTTAGCTACAAGTCTTGCAACCTCTGCAAATGATATAGGGTTTGATGTACCAACATCGTATATACCGGTACTTAACTCGCTCAAGGTAATGCTAACAACATCATCCACTGATACGAAGTCCCTATAGAAATGTTCTGAGCCTTCAAATAGTTCTATAGGTTTTCCATCTCTAATATTTTCTGTAAATTTAAAAATAGGACTAGACTGATGTCCTTTACGTTCATCAGACCCATAAACGTTAAAATATCTAAGCCCAGTAATCTTGTTAAATTTATCGATATTATCGAGTACGTAGTAGTCAATAGTAGATTTAGAAAGTGCGTAGTAGTTAAGCGGATTTATTACGTCTAATGAATTGCCATAAACTGAAGCTGAAGAAGCATAGACGACAGGGATATTATACTCTATAGCTTTATTAAGAAGCTGTTGGCTATAAAGAATATTATACTCATAGATGTGATTAATATCCTTACAGGTAGTATCTGAAATAGCACCTAGATGTATAATTTTATTTATTTTTGCCCAGTCAGTAAGATTTAAAGTGACAAATACATTATCACTAATTAAATCAGAGCACATTACTGGAGTGTTAATCTTCTTAAGAAGATTCCTACCGATAAACCCTTTATGGCCAGTTAGGAATATCATTAAAAAAAGCCTTATCGTTAAACGCCTTGTCGTCGATCCATATATCGTAGGATGGCTTGCCAAGTCTTAGCTCAGAATACTTTACCCCCCATTCATCTAGCTGTCGCTGTGTAAGCTCAGAATGATCTATACCCGATGTAGATCCTCTTGCAGTCCAGTAGATAATAGTATGACCTTCATCATAAAGCTTATTCATCCTTTCTATTCTATCAACAATGGGTGTATGCTTAATGTACACCCATTGACCGTTCTCCTTTACAGGATTACAGATAGTTCCATCAATATCACAAATTATTACCATAGTTTAAAATTTTAGTTGTTGAATAACCAGGGATATAGTTAAAAATAATAACATCTTTAACTAATTCTTTACCAATAACCGACTCTTTTGTATAATCACCACCCTTTACTAAAGCGTCAGGTTTTATTTTTTTTATAATTTCGTACGGTGTATCTTCATCAAATATAATAACATCATCAACAAATTTAATAGACTTTAACATAAAGTATCTATCAGCTTCATTATTAAAAGGTCTATCTGCGCCTTTAAGTCTTTTAATAGATTGATCACTATTTAAGCCTACTACTAACCTTGTATCAGCAAAACATTCTTTGCAGAATTTTAAAAGCTCTATATGCCCGCGATGAAGTATGTCAAAGCAGCCGTTTGTAAAGACAGTCTTCATATTCTTTAGAATTTAACACGTAGGTGCCTACTTTTGTTACTGATAAGGATGCCATTTCGCTTGCTACTTCAGCAGCATTAAAGAAGTCTAAATCTAATTCTATACCTCGAGCTAGCGCAGCTACAAAGACATCTCCGGCTCCAGTAACATCCATTACTTCTACTTTGGAGGGAGAGATGACTCTATATTTACTACCATACAGCATATGAGTATTTTCTTCACCACAAGTAACTATAATACCTCTAATATTAAATTTGTTACTGATATATCTTAATGATTCTTCGTTAGGTGGGCATTTGCAACTATCCCAGAACTCCTTATAGTTAGCCTTGAGTATGGTACAGTCTTGATAGTTGTCAAATGTTTTCTTTGGATCTACTATTGTAATACATTGTTTTATATTACAGTCTTTTATTATTTGCTTTATATTATGAAGTATTCCTTTATTATAATCACTAAGAACTATAATATCATTCTTTCTTATAAAGTTATAATCTATTTCTACAGGACAGTACTGCTCTTCATCCACTCTTGCAATAATTTTATCATTACAAAATATTCTTAGCTTATGCGGTATTTTATAATTAGTGTCTGTATAGCATTGAGCATTTGTAAGAGCTGAGATATTTTTAAATACATTACCCGCACCGCCAGATTTAGTTTCTTTCCTAATTTTTTCTACAATAGGAATATATGCTTCTGGTGATTGCCTAGATGTAGTACCAAACCAGTATTCATCTTCTATTAAATCACCTATAACTTTAATCATTAGTTATATCTTTTATAATGTGTAATAAATTATCGTTATAGTTCCAGGATGTAATCCTGAAGTTATAATCCGGTTCTGTAAATATTTTATCAGTATCCGGGTATCTACTAGACTTTATAGTATCCATCCAGATAGTATAATCAGCGTCAAATATTTCTCTCTGTTCCTTTAGCGGTGCTACAAAATCAACTATTACAAATTCTTTATTGCAGTTAAATGAAAGCTCTCTAAGTCTTTTTGCTTGATTAATTCTACCTTGAAAACTAAAATCCCAGTCATTGAATTCCTGTCTCACTTTATCTGCATTAATTCTTGCTACGGAGGGTAGAAGGTCTTTGAGCTTATCAGACAAAAAAGTCTTACCGGAGCCAGGTAGCCCCATAACTAAAACTCTCTTCACTTAATGATCCTAGCCACAACATTATTATTATCTTCTTGCACCTTAAAACTATAGTTAAGATCTTCCAGTACTTTTGTCATTGTTTCTTTTGTAAATCCAGTTCTATGTCTCATAAAATCGTTATCTTTAGCAATAAATTTACTGAATCCATAGATCATATCATGACTAGTTATATCACCTGCAGGTGAAGAATAGAGAGTATCATTTAATGTGCCTTCAAGGATATGTCTAGCTGTGACCTTTAGATCTGGCACTACGACAATTAACTCACCTGCTGGTTTAAGAATTCTGTGCATTTGCTTAATGCATTGCTTGACACTGTAAGAATCAACGTGTTCTAAGCAATGATGAATAAAAACCTTATCTGCAATGTCGGAAGGAATGTTTGTAAGGTCAAGTAAATCTGCAACAACATCTGGGCTTATAGCCTCGTCAATATCTACTCTAACCTCCTTCATCCCTAAAAATTCTTCTGCATGATTTGTATCCTGAATGCTGCTTCTGCCACAACCAATATTAAAGAAATATTTTTCTTTATCTTCTAGCTGATAGTTAAATGGTTTTTGTTGATGTTTGTCCCATAATGACTGCCAATCGGCAAACGGATCTTTTTCACTTTCGGTTTGCATATGAAAAGCAAGACTAGGAATTGGGATAAGAAGAAAGTATCCTCTTTCCTTAAAAAGTTGATTTATAGAGTTATCTTCCATATTTCTATCGAACGGATCACTGGTACCCATTTTATAGAAAAGATCCCATTCCTTATTAATAATACTAACGTGAGTCATGAAACAACTGGCAGTTAGTAGGTTGGTGCGCCAGTGTCTATCACAACTTTGTATGATATGTGAAGATATTACTGTATTTACGGGTGCATAGTGATATGGGTCATTATAGGGAAAAACACTTACCGGGGATTGCAGACTACCGGAGGTCTGCATAAGAGTCCAGACCATATCTCTAACAGCAGACTTTTCATACAAGTAATCATCTTGCGCAAAATAAACTAGATCAATACCATTATCTTTACCATATTCATAGCACTTAAGAATAGAGGGCATCACCCCTCTAGTCTCTAAATGTTCTAATGAACTTTCAAATGGACATTTTGAAAGTTGCTTGTTTAGAAAATCTAAAGTTTCTTCGTCGGAATGATCATCAAATATCTTTAATCTTAGGTTAAAGTTTGGTAAAACATTATACGCATCAATAAGTGTGTTAACTAAACTGCTTACACACCTCTTGGTTACTTCTGGTTTAGAATTACTTACAAATCTCTTGCTTGAATTGTCTCTATTAGACACTGAATGAGTTTGCAATACTACTAGTAAATCAAGTATTTTTTTCTCGCTCTTCATATTCTTTCGCTAACCATTTTGGTAAAATTCTATAATATTGAACAGTGCCACAATCCAATGAATGGAATACCCATGGTCTAATAAACACACCATGATTACATTCTAATATCATATTATGAGTAACATCCCATTCAAAAAGGTTCTTGTAATTAAACTGAAACCCTTCTAGTACGTTTCTTGAATCTGTCTTATCATATTCTTCAGTATATCGAATATCACTGACATGTTTATAGATATTTAAGGTATTACGCTCTAAAGCTAAAATAAAACACCACTCGTGAGGTGAATCGAAGCTTTCGAAGTGAATCATATTGTTAAAAGGTTTTCTTACTATACCCGATCTTTTATGATCGACTACAACTTCTTCGCCTAGTATTTTTGAAAATACTAAATGAATATCTGGTAGCACTAGATTGAAGTCGGGCATTTCCAAGCCATACTCTCTCTCTACATAGTTAACATCTTGAACTACCGAGCAGAGGGCTTCAGCCTCTCCTTTAGGGAAAAAGCCGTCAGCATGAATTACTTTTACAGCTGTTCTGTTAATATCAAATTTAGGTTTCTTTTTATTGGCCATAGATATCGTTAAGAATAATTAGACTATATCTTTCTATTTCTTCGTTAGAAAAATTCATTATACCGTCATTAAGTCTTTCTGAAAAATCTGTATCCACTCCGCCTATTCTGATAGGGCTATAAACCGGCTTAGAATTATATCTACGAAATATTCTAAAATAGTCTGGGTAGCTAACATTCTTTTCAAATGTACTACCCATAAAAATACTTCCTGGTTTATTAAATACTCTTGCCATATGCTGGCCTACACTATCACAACCTATAAAATAATCACACTCACTTATTAAAGCCATGTGCATTCTTAGATCAGGGTTGAATTTTGCAAGATCAGGGCTAAATGAATCTCCTGGATGCTTAAATTCCATACCGCCGAAATAAAAAACTAAGCAGTCTTTATCGTTAAGAAACTGTCCGATTTTTAAATAATCATCAACATTTAAACTCCTGTTGGAGTTGTCGAAGGGTTGACCGTTGGTCAAAGCCATTCCGCTACCATAAGGTTGAAAGACTACAACTTTATTCTTATTATGAATCTGTTTAAATTCATTAATAATTCTTTTAATGGAAAGTGACTCATATGAACTTATATAAAGATTAGGTTTAGTTAAATCTTTATGATTTGTTGTTTTGTTTATTTCTCTATCAAATGCTTCAGCCAAGGATATCTTTTGATTGTAATAATCATGAATATAATATGGTTCCGGGCTTACAAAATTATTATTCTTAATATAATCCGCAAATATATTTTTTTGATGAATACCTACAGTTCTTTGTTGTAAAATAGGATGACTCCAGAACAGATCCTGCCAGCCATGTACAATAACCCTAAAGTCATCATCAGGATTTAATTTATGATATTTTTCCAGCGCTGGAACAGCTGCAATAACTCTTCCGGCGCCTCCATTAATAGAAAACGTTGTATTCATGAAGCGTATGTACTCCACCAGGATTGCCAGTCAATAAACGGGTCTTTTTGTTGATCAAATTGCATATGAAGTGCCAGGCTGGGTATAGGATTAAATCTAATTGCTTGACCGGAATTCCAAATTTTCCAAATGGTATTTGCTTCTTCGTAATGCTCTGTTCTAGGGTTAAGATAGTCACCATTATACTTTAACGCTAGCACTTCGAATAGCTCCCAGTGCTTCTTAAGAAGCTGAGGTCTTGTCATTAGAACATTGGTAGTAAATACACCTGTTCTCCAGTGTCGATGCGAACCATGGACTATAAAGTCTGTTCTTACGGGAGGATTATATTCAGAAGGCTCGTCAAACGGATATAATACTATGTCATCTCTTTTTAGTCTTTCACGAAAGATATTATAAGAGCCTACCATTTCATGTATAGCTGTTGTAGAGTGTAAGTAATCATCTTCGACAGAATAAATTAAATCAGCGCTACTATCCCTGCAGAGAATCCATTGCTGAAAAGCTGAGTTATTATATCCTCTATCTTCTAGCTCAATGAACTTCTGCTTTTCTTTCAATACGCTTATAATGTCTCTAATAAGCGATTTTGTTTCTTCTGAAGAATGATCATCAAGAACTATAAGATTAGTATCAGAATTAGTTGCATACTGAATCGAACGTACTAGTGACTTAATGCAACCCCTAATTAATTCCTGCTTTTCTAGTCCGTGGTATCTCTTTCTCCAATCAACATGGACGTTAGCAATATCACAAGTACGTAGTACTATATCAAGCTTAATCATTATCTCCAGACTTCCATGCCTGCATACTTGTTAAGAACGTCTGGAGGAAGAATAAACTTTCTTTCTCTATACTCTACTTTCTTCCGCACATCATGAAGCTTGATACCGATCTCTGAATCATACTCATCCCAAGATGCTTCAACATTATTAAAGTCATGCTCGTAATATTGCTCGCCTAAAAATGCATAAAGAGCTCTCATTGTATCTTTAGGATTCTTACAAAGCTGATCGTACTCAAGTAAAAATAATAGCGATTGCTCAGGACCGGTAATGGCTTGCTTAATACCAATATAAGGAAAGCCTACTACCCCGTCTTCTGTCATAAGTGTATCTACTCTTTGATACACCGAGTTTGAATGTCCTCCGGTAACCGTATTAATAGAAAAAGGGTTGCGGCGGTGTGCACATTCAAAGCTATCAAGAACCCAGTTAATATCCCTTACACAAACAATATAGCGTGATTTTGGATACAAATCACGAGTGACCGCGGTTAAATATGTCCAAGCTCTGTTTGTATTAAAAATGACCGGGCTATCTACTTCTTCGTAGAAACCTTCAAAGAGATGTCTTACTAAATTTTTTCTTCTATTAATAGGCACCTCTGACTTCATGCCAGGTGAATCCTGGCTGTGCTCTATTACTCCTTTAACTAAATTAGCTAACGAATCAGTAATAGATGAATGGAATCTAGGATTCTGTTTTAAGATAGATGTTAGTAGAGTTGACCCTGCGCGAGGAAGGCCGGTAATAAAATGATATGTTTTTTCAGTCATGTTTACTCATCAATTTAAAAAGTTCTTGCTGTATATTATACAGCGGTTCATTCCAACATGCAACTTTTGTTTGCTTATGCACTTGAAAATTATCACCATACCACGGCGATTTAGTAGTTTTACTTGAAGTAGTCCAGATATAATACTCAGCAATTGGAACTGCCACAAAAGTAGTCTTGCCGATAGCACCAGCTGCATGTACTAGACTAGTACACGAGCTTACAATACAATCCATTTGGCTAATAAAATCTAGGGTATCTTCCCAAGAATTAATTTTGCCGGATAGGTCTATAACATTATCGTAATTAACTGGTTCTTTATCAATATAATAAATTTCAGCATTGCTTGGTAAGTACTCAAGCATTTTTTTAATAGGTATTTTTCTATATTCGTCTTGGCTAAAATATGGATTACCGCTGCATTTAATGCCTATTTTAAATTTACTACTCTTAAGCTTATTTTTAGGCTTATTTAAAGGTTTTAAGTAGGGACCTTCCCATAAACTATTCTCATCAAGATTTAGATAAGCAGGCAGACTCATCATTGGAGCCCAGAGTTGCTTTCTATCAATAGAGTATGATTCGGTTATTACTTCAAATCCATTTCTTCTAAAAAAATTAACCGTATCTTCACGATACTTTGACCAGGAAGAAAATAGTATAGGTCTCATTCCTAATTTTTTAATATTATTAAAAAATCTAATATTAATTATTTCGTCACCGATGCCACCTTCTCCTTCTACGTATATTGTTTTACCTGGATAAGCAGATCCAGTCCAGCGACGCATTTTTAAGTTAGTTTCAAATTTGCCACTTGTAGGCTTAAACGTACCTAGAAAAGAAAGAATACCTTCAGCAGTCTTCCCCTCGCGAAGAAGTTTTCCAGATAAAGCACTGCGCATATCTTCAGCTCGGTCCGGATACTTATTAATAAGCTCTAGAAGTATTTTTTCTGAAGTAATTTTGTCGCCTTTGAGGGCAACATTAAATGCCATCTGGGTTTGTGTTTCAAAGTCGTCAGGTGTTGCTTTAAGATTTAAATCAACATAAAACAATGCCTTGTCTGGCATGTTCATAGCATTGTATGCCTTATACAGATTGGCTCTTGCAATATAAAGCTGCTCTGGTGATTCTGCTCTTATATAAGCCGCTTCAGCGCATTTAAGATAAAGATCTCGATATTCTGCCTTTAATGAAAGGTACCCTAGAGTATCAAAGTCTTGAAGCGATTCTGCTCGCTTAAAATACATATCAAGCATTTCAAATACAATTTTTCTCTTCTCCTGATAAAGAAGATCCATAACAACAGGTTTTAAGTCTTGTATTGTAAACTCAATTACTTCTTCAGCCATCCTTCACCACCACTAACTTTACCCATAGTTCTTCTATAATATTATTGTGCTCTCTGAGATATTTTTCCACCTTATCTCTTGGCTCACCTTCGAACTCCTTGCGGTAAAGTTGCGATGGCATGTAATCCCAATCAACTATCTCAAAGTCAACATTAAAGTAATCCCCTAGACGGCTAGAAGCTGCTTGTTGTTCTTTGCACAGTTTATTGTGCTTTTTACTGAATAGCAGAAGCCCACCCACAGTAATAGGTCTTCTATGAGTAGGATCATCGTAGAAATAATCGTGCCTGTGATGTGGCACTCTTATATCAATTAATGCTCCGTGTTTGCAAATTCTATAGAGCTCTTTCAAGCAGTGAAAGTACCCTTCACCTAAATGCTCGAACACATGATGTGCTACTACTACTTCAACAGAATTATCCTCAAAAGGAAACTTATCTGTTTCTAAATTAAAAAGATAATCTGGCTCTGCTAATGCATCGTAATCACAAGTAACAAAACCTTCAATTTTAGTACCACCTGAACCAATATTAATTTTCATAACAATCTTTTACAGTTATATTACGTTAAAGTACGTATCCCTAGCCCATGAAAATCGCCAGCACTAATACTGCGCCACGATGTAGTCCCGCTTATAATAGATACTGGCGAGCACTTATTTACGGTTGTACCATCACCTAGTTGACCAGAATTATTACACCCCCAAGACCAAGCTGTTCCGTTTGTCCTGAGACCTAAACCCCAGTGCTCCAGACCTGTACTAACTTGACACCAATCAGTAAAACCACCAACGACTGATACTGGCGAGCACTTATTTACGGTTGTACCATCACCTAGTTGACCAGAATTATTACACCCCCATGCCCATGCAGTGCCATTTATACGGAGTCCCAAACTAACTCTGCTTGCACTGACCTGGCACCAGTCGGTGAAGCCACCTATGACAGATACTGGAGATGATTTGTTTAATGTTGTACCGTCACCTAATCCTCCGCTGTTATATCCCCACGCCCAGGCTGTGCCGTTGGTTCTAACACCTAAGCTGCGAGCTCGGCCTGCGCTAACCTGACACCAATCTGTAAATCCACCTATGACTGATACTGGTGATGATTTAGATACGGCTGTACCATCACCTAACTGGCCGGAGGAATTTAAACCCCACGCCCATGCTGTCCCATTGGTTCTAACACCTAGGCTGTGAGAATACCCAGCACTGACCTGGCACCAATTAGTGAAACCTCCAACAACTGACACTGGTGATGATTTATCTACTCTTGTTCCGTCACCTAGATAGCCCCAAAAGTTACATCCCCAAGCCCATGCAGTACCATTAGTTCTAACTCCAAGGCTATGACCGCAACCCGAGTCAACCTGGCACCAATCAGTAAACCCACCTATGACTGATACTGGTGATGATTTATCTACGGTTGTTCCGTCACCTAGTTGGCCACAATTATTTAATCCCCACGCCCAGGCTGTACCGTTGGATCTAATACCTGAGCTTTGACAACCTCCAGCACTAACCTGACACCAGTCTAAAAAACCATTGACGACAGATACAGGTGATGATTTAGTTACTGATGTACCGTCGCCCAATTGACCGAACGCGTTTTGTCCCCAAGCATATGTATAATCATAGTCCCTTCTTAATACTCTGTTATCTAGACCGGTCCAACACCCTAATTGCGCAATAACTGGTACACCTATACTGTTAACGAAGAATACTGTTCCTGGTATTATAGTATTACTAGATAAATCAGGCAAGCTATTTACGTTTGCAACAGTTACTGATCTGTTTGTTGTGTTTGTGTATACAGATGCAGCTAGTGTTAATAAACAAGCTGTAGAGCATGCATTAGTAAAATTATTTACGTCGTCTTGTAGAGCCATTTAGCAACCTTTAATAGATCCTGTAATACCTATAGTATCACAGCCTGAAGCGCAAACGAGAATCCAACTGGTAAAGCCCCCTATTATTGATACTGGTGATGGTTTTTTATCTGTTGTACCATCTCCTAATCGTCCGCAAGTATTTAATCCCCACGCCCATGCTGTACCATTGGTTCTAACACCTGCACTGTGAAAGTACCCGGCACTGACCTGACACCAATCTGTAAAACCGCCTACAACTGATACTGGTGACGACCTGCTAGTATAACCACCTTCACCTAATTGTCCCTGATTGTTACGCCCCCAAGCCCATGCAGTGCCATTGGTTCTAATACCTAAGCTATGGCCCTGGCCTGCACTAACTTGACACCAATCTGTAAAACCACCAATAACTGAAACAGGAGATGATTTAGCAACGGCTGTTCCGTCACCTAATTGACTAAAATAATTACATCCCCAGGCCCATGCTGTACCGTTAGTTCTGACACCTAGGCTGTGACCGCCGCTAGCGCTGCCGCTAACCTGACACCAATTAGTGAAACCTCCTACTACTGATACTGGTGATGATTTGTTTACAGTAGTACCGTCACCTAAACGGCCGTAACTGTTATATCCCCAGGCCCAAGCAGTACCATTGGCTCTAACACCTAAGCTATGATTCGTACCTGCACTAACTTGACACCAATCAGTAAAACCACCAACGACTGATACGGGGGATGATTTGCTTACAGTTGTACCGTCACCTAAACGGCCGTAAATGTTTTGTCCCCAGGCCCACAATGTACCATTATTTCTAATAGCGATAGTATGAAAAGTCGTACTAACCTTGCACCACAGCAAACCTCCAACAACTGGTACTGGTGATGATTTAGTGACAGTAGTGCCGTCACCTAGTCGCCCGCTGTATCCTGTTCCCCACGCCCATGCTGTACCGTTAAATCTAAGACCCGTAGATGTTGTTGAGCCTGCACTTACTAAACACCAATCAGTAATCCCGCCAATAGCCGATACTGGCGATGATGTTGGTGTTGTAGTATTATCCCCTAGAATGCCTTGTGAGTCTTGCCCGGCGCCCCAGATACCTCCTCTTACCTCGCATCTTGATGAAAAATTACAATTCCAGGCACCGTCTACAGCATGATAATATCTATTATCATTAGTCACAAAAATCATTCTACCATTATAGCAAGTGGCAGAAGGTAAAGATGCAAAGTTTGCCACGCTGCAAACTGGATTACTTAGTATAGTGAGCGCATTGGTGGTCTGACATGTCTGAAGTGCTGTTAGACCGCCTGCGTTGATAGCGCAACAAATTTTGTCTATAAGATTTTGAGAGGTAATCATTAATATTTTAATCCTAGGCTGTGATATTGACCTGTACTAACCCGGTACCAATCAGTAAAACCGCCTGGTACTGATACTGGTGATGATTTGTTTACGGTTGTTCCGTCGCCTAAACGGCCGAAGGCGCCACAGCCCCACGCCCATGCTGTACCATTAGTTCTAACACCTAGGCTGTGTTCAAAACCCGCGCTAACTTGACACCAATCTGTAAACCCACCTACAACTGACACTGGTGATGATTTATTTACGGCTGTACCATCCCCTAATTGACCAGCAGCATTACATCCCCACGCCCATGCTGTACCGTTAGTTCTAACACCTAAGCTGTGATAGCTACCAGCACTAACCTGACACCAATCTGTAAACCCGCCTATGACCGATACTGGTGATGATTTATCCACGGTTGTTCCGTCGCCTAATTTACCATTACTGCCTGATCCCCACACCCATGCTGTACCATTGGTTCTAACACCTAGGCTGAATCTAAGACCTGCACTAACCTGACACCAATCAGTAAACCCACCTACAACTGACACTGGTGATGATTTAGATACGGTTGTACCGTCACCTAAACGGCCTTCACTGCTACTTCCCCATGCCCATGCTGTACCGTTAGTTCTGACACCTAGGCTATGGCTCAGCGGTGATGCACTAACCTGACACCAATCTGTAAATCCGCCAACAACTGATACTGGTGATGATTTAGATACGGTTGTTCCATCTCCTAGTTGACCGGAAAGGCTCGTCCCCCACGCCCATGCTGTACCGTTAGTTCTGACACCTAGGCTGTGACAGCAGCCAGCACTAACTTGAAACCAATCTGTAAACCCACCTACAACTGACACTGGTGATGATTTATTTACTGTTGTTCCGTCGCCTAAACGGCCGATGTCGCCACAGCCCCATGCCCATGCAGTACCGTTAGTTCTAACACCTAAGCTATGATCACTTCCTGCACTAACCTGACACCAATCTGAAAAACCACCAACAACTGAAACAGGAGATGATTTAGCAACGGTTGTTCCGTCACCTAGTTTCCCACCACTGCTTGATCCCCAGCTATATGTATTACCATAGTTATAGTCATCTCTTATTAGACGTCCATCTAATGATATCCATTTTGTATTAGAACTAATAGCAAAAATACCAGTATCATTAATAAAAGTAAGGACTGAATCTGGAGAATTATAGAGTCCTAGATCAGGCAAGGACGCACTAGTTGAAACTACTGATATACTTTGAGTGTCAACAGCCTTTGCAGATAAAATTAGACCAAGTACTTCACTAGGCACAGTAGTGTTAGTAGTATTGCCTAGTGCTGCTGTAAGCTTGCTTTGAAGTGTTGTTTTATCTACTGGCATTTTATTATTCTACTATTCCTATGATTGCTCAATTATTTCTAAAGCCTGAAGTTCTTGCTTAGTATTAGCGGCATCAATTTGATCATTGATGTTTTTTTCCCAGTCAAAAGTAGATTGCACATGTGCTGATACTGCTGCTACTACTGATGACATGTCGCTTTTTGTAAGACTTAACCAGCCTTCAGTAAACTTCCAATTCACTGTATCACCATTGCTCATTACTGATAGTTGATGTGAATAAATAGCGCGACCGCCGCGTGTTGTATCTAATGTAACTTCCTTGCTACCTATATTTAGTTTAACGCCAGCTACTTCTTTTTTCCAGCGCTCAGCAGCGGCTAAGTTAATGTAATTAATTTTAGCCGCATCTACTGGTGAATCCATCACTTCATAGTTAGCGATCGTTACATCCCCAGATACGTTCCAGAGAGGTCCGTAATAGTACTCGACCATAGGGTCGATTTCTGGTCTAACTTCCTCTACTAAGGTAATCTTTGCATCATTATTAATTATAAGAGGGAGTTGTTCTGGGGGAAGTTTTGAAAGCTGAATATCTACCCCTTCCTTTTCTAGTGAGCCTTTAAAAATCCCACTATTCCAGTCCATAGGCCCTACTATTACTCTATTTTTATAAACTACTGCATACATTTTTATTTCTCCTATTTATTAGAAGCTTGATCCTCTAATAGCTGAAACACCGCAGCCAGAACCGGTGCTGACTTGACACCAATCTGTAACCCCGCCTATGACCGATACTGGTGATGATTTGCATACAGTTGTTCCATCTCCTAGTTGACCAGCATTATTAAATCCCCAGGACCACAATGTACCATTGGTTCTAACACCTAGGCTGTGATTACCCCCAGCACTAACTTGGCACCAATTAGTAAACCCACCTACTATTGATACGGGGGATGATTTATCTACGGTTGTACCGTCTCCTAGTTGACCATTTTTATTAGTCCCCCATGACCATGCTGTCCCATTAATTCTAACACCTAAGCTATGATCATTTCCTGCACTAACCTGGCACCAATCAGTAAAACCACCAACAACTGAAACTGGAGATGATTTATTTACGGTTGTACCATCACCTAATTTGCCGCTAGAGTTACTCCCCCACACCCATAATGTACCATTGGTTCTAACACCTAGGCTGTGATAACCTCCTGCACTAGCACTAATCTGGCACCAATCTGTAAACCCGCCTATGACCGATACTGGTGATGATTTAGCTACTGTAGTACCGTCACCTAAACGACCACAACAATTACTTCCCCAGGCCCATGCTGTACCGTTGGTTCTAACACCTAAGCTATGGGTAGATCCTGCAGCACTAACTTGACACCAATCTGTAAACCCACCTATGACTGATACTGGTGAAGCGCAGGCAGGTGTACCAACAGTTCCGGTACCTAATTGACCTTGGGCGTTTGACCCCCATGCCCATGCTGTACCATTGGTTCTAACACCTAGGCTGTGATTACCCCCAGCACTAACCTGGCACCAATCTGTAAATCCGCCTATGACAGAAACGGGAGATGATTTACATGTTACAATTGTGCTTCCATCACCTAATACATTACACCCGAAACCCCATGCCCATACAGTCCCATTAGTACGTAACCCCAAGCTATGGAAACATCCTGCACTAATCTGGCGCCAATCTGTAAACCCGCCTATGACAGAAACGGGAGATGATTTAGATACTGTTGTCCCGTCACCTAAAAGACCACAACAAGCACTTCCCCAGCTGTATGTTATTCCTTTAGTTAACGAAACTATGCTTTGCCAATCAGTACCAGTGCTCGAATATAATCTCTGGTCTGCTGTAACAAATACCAATAAACCTTTATTAGTCGATGCAGAAGGTAAGCTTGAATAAGTGCTAACTTTACGTATCTGTCCCATTCCAAGCGCTTGAACGGCTTTAGCTAAGAACAAATAGTCCAAAGTAGTAGTAGCATTATCAATCGATTCTTGTAGAAGTATTTGAAATTGAGCTATGTTCATGTTGATGGTCTTCTTATAGCTAGAAAATTACATTGACCTGCGCTAACTTGCCACCAATCTGTAAAGCCGCCTAGGACTGATACTGGTGATGATCTACAAACGGATGTACCGTCACCTAAAGTTCCAATGAATCCTGTAAAACCACTACCATTACATCCCCATGTCCAGACTGTCCCATTAGTTCTAATGCCGGCACTTTCGACTTGGCCCGCATCTGCCAGACACCAATCTGTAAAGCCGCCTACGACCGATACTGGTGATGATTTGTTTACAATAGTACCGTCACCTAGTCGCCCGCTGGATCCAATACCCCAAGCCCATGCAGTGCCATTGGTTCTAACACCTAGGCTGTGAATGTACCCAGCACTGACCTGGCACCAATTAGTGAAACCTCCAACAACTGATACTGGTGATGATTTGTTTACAGTTGTTCCGTCGCCTAGTGCACCTGTAGCACCTACTATTAATCTACAATTACTTCCCCATGCCCAGGCTGTTCCATTGGTTCTAACACCTAAGCTATGGCCATGGCCTGCACTAACCTGGCACCAATCTGTAAACCCGCCAATGACTGATACCGGTGATGATTTAGATACGGTTGTACCGTCACCTAGTTGGCCGTAACTGTTACATCCCCAGGACCACAATGTACCATTGGTTCTAATACCTAAGCTATGGCCCTGGCCTGCACTAACTTGACACCAATTAGTGAAACCTCCTACTACTGATACTGGTGATGATTTATCAACCGTTGTACCGTCACCTAAAAGACCACTACTAGCACGTCCCCATGCCCAGGCTGTTCCATTGGTTCTAACACCTAAGCTGTGTCTGTTACCTGCACTAACCTGACACCAATCAGTAAAACCACCAACGACTGATACTGGCGAGCACTTATTTACGATTGTACCGTCACCTAAACGGCCATAACTGTTACATCCCCAGGCCCAAGCAGTACCATTGGTTCTAACACCTAAGGTTTGATAGCACCCAGCACTAACTTGACACCAATCTATAAACCCGCCAACTACTAATACTGGTGATGATTTGTTGTTGACTGTACCATCACCTAGTTGACCACAATTATTAAACCCCCATGCCCATGATTGATCTAACGTAGATCTTGCGATCCTTGCCCAGCTAGAACCATTAGACCAATATAGACCGTCGTAATATACGTAGTAAAGCTGACCTTGATTAGCTGATGCAGATGGTAGACTAGCATAGGTAGAAACGGATTCAACTCTGCCTAATTGCAGTAATATGATAGCCTTAGAAATCATTTGCTGATCTATAGTGCAACTTGATAGCTTAGATTTGAGCTGGAGGATAAGGTTAGATACGTTCATATGGCTGCAAATCCTTTACCTAAGACTATTCCAAAGCTTGTACCGTTTGTACCTGTACCGGCGCTAACCTGACACCAGTTTATTATTCCTCCGAGAACAGAAACTGGAGATGATTTGTCAACTGTTGTTCCATCACCTAAACGACCGTTACAAGCACAACCCCATCCCCAAGCTGTTCCATTGGTTCTTACTCCTGCGGAATGAAATTGACCTGCGCTAATCTGACACCAATCTGTAAATCCCCCAATCACCGATATTGGTGATGACTTTGTTACTGTTGTTCCATCACCTAAACGACCACAACAATTATGTCCCCATGCCCATGCTGTCCCATTGGTTCTAACTCCTAAGCTGTGATACGTACCTGCACTAACTTGACACCAATCTGTAAACCCCCCTACTACTGATACTGGGGATGATTTATTTACGGTTGTTCCGTCGCCTAGTGCACCTGTAGCACCTACTACTGCTCTACAATTTTGTCCCCACGCCCATGCTGTACCATTGGTTCTGACACCTAGACCATGTGCAAGACCTGCGCTAATCTGACACCAGTCGGTAAACCCTCCCACGACTGATACTGGTGATGATTTAGATACTGTTGTTCCGTCTCCTAGACGGCCATATAAATTGAATCCCCAGGCCCATGCTGTGCCGTTGGTTCTAATACCTAAGCCATGGACAGCGCCAGTGCTAATTCGACACCAATCTGTAAATCCGCCTACGACTGATACTGGTGATGATCTATTAACAGTAGTACCGTCACCTAATTGACCTTGGGCGTTTGACCCCCATGACCATAGTGAGCCAGTAGTTCTTATTCCTATACTAGAACAACTGCTAGCACTAATCTGGCACCAATCTGTAAAACCACCAACAACTGATACTGGTGATGATTTAGATACTGTTGTCCCGTCACCTAACTCACCCACTGAGCCTGTCCCCCATGCCCATATAGTTCCGTTAGTTCTAAGCCCTGTAGTATGGGATTGACCGGTGCAGACCTGACACCAATCTGTAAACCCACCAACAACTGAAACCGGAGATGATTTAGATACGGTTGTACCGTCACCTAGTGCGCCGCAAAGACTGGTGCCCCAGGCATATAAAGCGTTTGTCACGGTATTACTAGTAAAATCGTTTATCCATCTTGTACCATCACTAATACGATAAGCGCACCTGTCCGTAATAAAAATCATTCTCCCTTTATTACAGGCAGCTGACGGCAGTGAAGCTACGTTAGCAACCGCGTATACGGTATTAGAATCAAAGTCCTTGACAATGCTTGAAAGTTGAAGTATGCCTAACTCATCGGTATTTGCTACCGATTGAATTGCTGTATTAACACAGCCCACTAGAGTCTCTACACCGATCATATTATGGTAATGCTAAAGTAGCTAATGTTCTAGCAGTATCATCTGTTCCACCGGCAGATGTCGACCAATAGATACCGCTACCGTTTGAGGTAAGTAGCTGACCTGATGTACCTATAGAGCCATTAGCAAGTACTGACGTCACAGCAATTGTAGTTGCATTTACATAGGTATTAACTGTGGTGTTACCAAGTCTTACTTGTGCACCTGTGCCGTTAATAGCTAAAATTGTAGCATTAGCGGTTGTATTAACTGTAGAATTACCAACAGATACAGTACCAGATGTACTTGTTGATATAGTTAAATTACCAGTAAGAGTACCGTTTTGACTATCATCAACAATAGTGGTACCATTAATTTTGATTGCCATCTTCGCTCCTCGAGAACTCGGCTATGTTAGTTATTTATGCTTTTCAGCTTTAAGATATTTATCTCATTTTGTTGTTCTTTTACTGCTTCTACTAATAAGCCTATTATTGCATTATAGTTAAGCGTTTTAATATTAGAAGCTCTATCAGTTTTAACTGCTTCTGGTAAAATCTTTTCTACTTCCTGAGCAATTAGCCCTGCTGATTTTTCTTTTGTTTCTTCCCATTCAAATCTTACACCGTTAATCTGTTTTACTAAGCTAACAGCATCAGCTATATTGCTAATGTTTGTCTTTTTGTTAGCATCAGATAACGAGTTAAAGTCTGTTGCTGTTAAGGTGCCAGTAGAAGGCACGAAGTATAGTTTAGTAGTAGAGACTACGCCGTTTGTCCAGTTTCCTGATGTCGTATTGGACATTGGCAAATAAAACGTCTGAGTATCAGTGTTGTTAGCTGTTAACGAAGTAGCCGCACCTGAACTAACAGTAGTCCAGTAAAGACCGGTACCATTAGAAGCTAGTACCTGGCCTGAGGTACCTGGACCGCCATTTGCTATCAAAGCTGATGTACCACTAAAACCAACGTTTGAGTTAAAGTTTACTGGTACACTAAAGTTTAAATTACTTGTTACACTGTTAGCAAATATAGAAAATACCGGTCTAGATTGATTAGTTGTATTAGTAGTGTAGAAAACAAAGTTATCATCATTTTGTTGTATTATGTAAACATTGCTTCCACCAGCTAATGGAGTGAATGCAAGCTTCTTATTATTAACTGAAATATTAATATCCGTGTTTACTACGAGCAATGTACTATTAACTGTGAACCCTGTGCCGATGTTTAGTGCCGTTGATATGTTTGCCGTAGCCGGTAATCTTGCAGTGACTAAAGTTCCTGATGTAATATTGTCTGCATTAGATGCGTAGCTAGTCGCGTTCGTATAAGCAGTAGCTGCGTTACCAGTTATAGCAGTATTAACATTAACGCCGTTTATTGTTATAGAGCCCGCTGAAATACTAGTATTAACGGTAGTATTGCCTAGGAAAACAGTAGGTGCTACAGAGTTGCTTTGTAGGTATAAAGCGATAGAGTTTATTAAAGAATTAGTACCTGCATTAGCATTAAATACTAAACTTGATGTGTTATAAATCGTATTGGTAGTAGCGGTATTGCCAATCGATAGTGTAGTGCTAGTAGCAACTAAATTAGCACCTATTGATATAGTAGTAGGGTTGACAGATATATTAACAGTAGCATTACCAACGTTTATACTTGACGTTGTTAAGTTAACGTTAGCACCTACGTTTATGGCAGTGCTAATATTAGCAGTAGCTGGTAGTCTGGCAGTAACTAAAGTTCCTGATGTAATATTGTCTGCATTAGATGCGTAGCTAGTCGCGTTCGTATAAGCAGTGGCAGCCTTGGTATCGGCATAGCTAGTCGCGTTCGTATAAGCAGTAGCCGCTTTGGTGTCCGCATATGATGTGGCATTAGTATAGGCAGTAGCTGCGTTACCTGTTATAGCTGTGTTGACGTTCGTGCCGTTAATTGTAATAGCCGCTGCCGATATGTTTGTGTTTACTGTACTATTGCCAACATTTATACTAGAAGTGGTTAAGTTAACATTAGCGCCAACGTTTAAAGCAGTTGATATGTTAGCTGTAGCCGGTAATCTTGCAGTAACTAAAGTTCCTGATGTAATATTGTCTGCATTGGATGCGTAGCTAGTAGCATTAGTGTACGCGGTTGCTGCCTTTGTATCTGCGTAGCTAGTAGCATTGGTATATGCTGTTGCAGCATTACCGGTTATAGCTGTGTTAACATTTACGCTACCTATAAGAACGGAGGTAGCGTTTATCGTTGCTACGGTAAGGGTATTGGCTTGGAGATCGGCTATTCTAAACGTTGCATTAGAAGTATCAATAAATGGGCTTGCATCTGGGTTGGGCAAGTAATTATCAAATACTTTCCACACACCATCAGTGGCATCTCTAAAAAAGCCCGCATGATGAAATGTACCATCATTATAGCTACCTGCAAAACCTAAGTCAGGGTTTGAAGTAATACTATTAGCATTTAAGTAAATCATATTATCTACTATCGAAAGATTATTAGCTCCGATAATAGCAACATTACCTGCAACAGTTAGATTGCCAGTAATATTCATGTTAGTAGTAGACATATAGGTGGTCAATACATTAGCCACTGAAATATTTGTAGCGTTTATTGAAGCATTGACCGTTGCATCACCAACGTTTATACTAGAAGTGGTTAAGTTAACATTAGCGCCAACGTTTAAAGCAGTTGATATGTTAGCTGTGGCTGGTAATCTTGCAGTAACTAAAGTACCTGATGTTATATTATCTGCATTAGATGCGTAGCTAGTGGCATTCGTATAAGCAGTAGCTGCATTGCCAGTAATAGCAGTATTAACGTTAGTGCCATTAATAGTAATAGAACCTGCTGCAACTACTGTATTAACAGTTGAATTTCCTACTGAGAATTGACCAGTACCTGTAGTTCCATTATTAATATTAAACGATGTAGCGTTAGCAACTGTGTTTACTGTTGAGTTGCCAAGTCTTGCCTGAGCACCGGCGCCATTTATTGCTAGGGTAGTGGCATTAACCGTACTGTTGATAGTTGCGTTACCAACTGCAAGCTGCCCTGAACCGGTAGTACTTGTATTAATACTTACTGTAGTAGCATTAACTGATGTATTAACTGTTGAATTGCCAGTAAATAAGGTAGTACTATTAGCACCGAGGTTAGCGCTCAACGATATATTAGTAGCATTTACAACAGTGTTAATTGTTGCATTACCTACTGCAAATTGACCTGAACCAGTAGTGCTTGTATTAATAATAATAGTAGTAGCATTGGCAACAGTGTTAATTGTTGAGTTGCCGAGCCTTGATTGAGCACCGGTACCGTTAATTGCAAGTGTGGTGGAATTAACTGTACTGTTAATTGTTGTATTACCTACTGCAAATTGACCTGAACCAGCAGTGCTTGTATTAATGCTAACTGCAGTAGCATTAACTATAGTGTTAATAGTAGTATTACCAACAACGATATATGTTGTAGATAAGTTAACATTTGCACCAACATTTATAGCTGTTGATATATTGGCTGTAGCTGGTAGTCTGGCTGTATCTAGGGTTCCTGTAGTAATATTGGTAGCGTTAGATGCATAAGTGGTTGCATTGGTATATGCAGTTGTCGCATTGCCTGTAATTGCTGTATTTACGTTGATACCATTGATGGTAATACCACCTGGAATAATATTAGTATTTACTGTACTGTTACCAACACTAACAGTATTAGAAACCTTATCAAAGGTAAATGATAATACTGCGTTTGAATTATCAGAGTCGTTGAATATAACATACGTGTTGCTACCAGCTACTGGCCCTAATTCACCTTTCTGTCCTTTGTCACCAGTAGTTCCAGTGTCTCCCTTTGACCCTGTATCGCCTTTATCACCTTTACTGCCTGTTGTACCGGCATCACCCTTTGCACCTGTGTCTCCTTTATTACCTTTGTCGCCGATTTCCCCTTTTGAGCCTGTATCTCCCTTATCTCCCTTATCCCCGGTCGTGCCAGTGTCGCCTTTATCACCCTTTGACCCTGTATCGCCTTTATCACCTTTACTGCCTGTTGTGCCGGCATCACCCTTTGCGCCGGTGTCTCCTTTTTGACCGTCATCACCCTTGTCACCTTTGTCCCCGGTAAATCCGGTATCACCCTTATCCCCGGTCGTGCCAGTGTCGCCTTTATCACCCTTTGATCCGGTATCGCCTTTATCACCGGCCGTTCCATTAGACCCAGAAGGACCAATATCACCCTTATTACCTTTGTCTCCGGTGTCGCCTTTATCACCTTTAGTGCCGGTGAAGCCAGTATCACCTTTTGAGCCAGTATCACCCTTTGAGCCGGTATCACCTTTAGAACCGGTATCACCTTTGTCACCTTTGTCAACGGTAGTGCCTGCGTCCCCTTTGTTTCCTTTATCGCCCGCCGGGCCCATCTCACCTTTGCTACCGGTATTTCCTTTATCACCCTTGTCTGCAAGAGTAATAATGTTATTTGACGTATCCTTGGAGAAAAGTTTAGAGTCTGCTAAATTTATAGCTAGCTCACCGATATTAATCTGTTCACTTGTAGGAACACGACCAGATACACTGGTTCTTTTTATTTGAAATGTATTATTTGCCATGTGGCCTCGCAAATGACAGTATATACTGTCTTAGTAGTTTATATCTCCAGGTCTTCTACTCGTCCAAATTACTAGATTGTATTTTGCACCAGAGGTTACCTCTCTCCCTTCATGACCATGTGTAACCTGTCCCGGCCACATAGTCATTTTACCGACAGATGTATTTATGTTTGAATAATTCTGCCTGTAGAAATAAGTATCTCCGCCTGTATATTCGCTATTAAGTTTAACATTACCGGATACAAGAGAAGCATCATGGTGACATTTTAGCTTAGCTTGTGTCTCTGGAGTATATTTAATAATAAAGGCATCTCTTAAACCGTACATGCTTAAAGGAAACCAGTATTGCTCTATTAAAGGGTAAACTTTATCTTTAAGATGTTGTTCTAGTTTATTAAACAGATTAATATCAATTTCTCGTATTCTTATTTCCTGCGCAGGAAACTTATCACCACTCATAGGCTCCCATTTACCATGGCTATCGGCAAGATTAACGAGCTGCTTGCACATATCTGGTGTAAGTAAATCAATTTCTAAAATTTCTGGACCTACAATTTCATAGCCAGATGGCGTCATAAATTCAATACCTATGTCACTCTCATTGAAGATTGTGTTAAATAATCTATCAAAATCTTTCTTTACTGAATCGCCACCGTTACCATGGAGTATACAGGGGCAACATCTAGTTTCAGAATTCAATAACTGCCCGTTTGATTTAACAGTTACTGCATCAACCGCTCCTGCCAAGCACTGAAATATATAATTCTCGACATCTATCTTGTACAGTTTTTTTGAATCAAATAAATCCACAATGTATTTCTTTTGAAGATAAAGTTGATCATCATCAGAGTTTTGTATATAATTCTCTATGAGAGAGCAAACATAACCTGCGTATCCAATATACACTCCACTGTTTAAGTATTTGTAGTCAGTGTCACCGTCGAACAGAGGAGCAATAGACTTATCTGGCCAGCAATTCTTCTCTCCTGCAAAAAGAACTTTACAGTCAAATCCATTAAATCGATCGACTATTGTCTGTAGATCGTCATTAAAAAAAACATCATATCCGTCTACGAATAGAACAATGTCCTGCTCTGGTATTTGACTAACATAGTTCTTAACTAGTTTTAACTTCTGGCCACCACCGGGCCCGATCATGTTTCCCCCGTCCCATACGACATCTTTACCTAGATTAATAAATTTTATTCCAAACTTTTGAGCTGAAGTATCCAGATACTTTAGTTTTGTTTCATCTGTTGCCACTGTTAACACATGAACTGTATTCATAATCGATCTTCCACTTTCAATATCAGATCCCATAATTTTTCTGGGTAGTTGTTTAAAAATACTCTCTTTGTACGCTACCGGGTTAGTTGGTAGCGTCATAAGTAATTCCTGGAGTGAAGTAAAAATTTCTTTATTACCTAGACAATGATCGTTAAAAGCAATTCCGCTTAAAATAGGAAACAGCTCATCCACCGGTATTATATTGTATCTATAGGGTGAATTTATAATATAACGAGCAAGCCTGGGTGTAATAACATATGCATTGTTCCAGTAGGGATAAAAGGGCCTGACGAATTTTTCTCCGACTACGGATAGGTCAGGAAACATCTCTCTGTGATCAAGATAAACTATATCATATTCATTACTTAATAATTCTAGTTCTTTTAAATCTAAATCACCAACAAGCTGTGAGTCGTCTTCTAAAATAAGAATTGGCTCATTAAGCTCAACACACTTTTCCCATAACTGATAATGAGAGATAGCAGCTGCTATTTCCGTATTGGTTAATTTTCTATCTAGAAGAGGATCAATCCATTTGCTGTATGGTGCGAAATCTAATTGAACGATTGCATCCATAGTTAAACTATGGCCATTCAGCGCTGAATGTCTTTGCCATTCAACATCTTTAAGCTGCTCAGACATAAAAGCCAGGCGATCAGGCCTGGCTTCTAAATTTATCACAAATATTTTCATATCAAGTATTACTTGTAGATCTACTTGATTTCTTAGTTTCTACAGCTTCTAAAGCTTTAGATAATTGCCCTTCTAAAGTACTCACCTTAGAACCAAGCTCACCTGCGATTTTATCTGCTATAGTGAGCTTGGTTTCTAAAATTAAATTTTTTGCAACTAGTTCTTCAATAAACGTTTTTTGCTTCTGTATATAAACATTAATAAATTCAGTATCCATAACCCCTCATAATTTAGAATGTGCCGCCGTCAAGACCTCCGAATGTTGGCACGTTGCTTGAAATCTGTAAAACTTGACCATTGGAACCAGTAGCTTCTTGAATGCTACCAGTACCATAACCAAATAGCACTGCATTGTTAGTAATAGAAGTCTTACCAGTACCGCCTGAACTAACGCCTAGTGCTGTTGTTAGCGATAGTGTATTTGCTACTATTGCTACGTTGACTGTACTATTAGCAGTTATTGAAACTGCTGTTGAATTAGTACCTAATGCACCTGATAGTAAATACGCTTGTAAAGTAGCAGTGCTATACGAAGCATCACCAGTAGCTACTGTTGTGGTAGGTGCAACTGTTAGACCTTGGAAAAGCTTATATTTACCGTCTGTAGCATCACGGAACAGACCAGTGTGCTCATTAGCACCACCATCCGGATTATAATTGCCATAGAAACCAATATCAAGGGTATCTGTGGTAATATTATCTTTAGCTAGCTGAATTAATGAGTCAGTTACAGCTAGTGTTTCTACGTTAATAGATACTACGTTACCAGAAACGTATAAGTTACCTGAAACAGTAACGCTATTATCAAATGTAGCATAACCAGCGTAAACGTTACCAGCATAAACTGTTAGCCATCTGGTGTCATTTGAACCCAGGTTGTAAGTAGCATTAGCGGCAGGCATGATGCTAGTATTAACTTTAGCGTTAATAGCTACCGTATCAGCGTTGCTGCTACCGACAATAACGTTGTTGTTAAGAGCTACTGTTGTTGAGTTTGCAGTAAAGTCAGAACCAATATTAAACGCCGAAGCATTTACTACGCCAAAGCTAACGTTGCTTGTTGTGCCTACATCCTGACCAATATGAACCCCGGTAGCATTTACAGTTACACCGGTACCAGCCCTAACAAAGGTTCCTGATGAGTTTGCAACAATACCATTGCCTGCATTAACAGCAACATCATTAGCGTTTACTGTAATACCGGCACCGGCGCCAACATCAAGAGTCACAGAACCTGAATCTCCACCACCAGTTAAGCCATTTCCTGCTGTAACTTCAGTGATATCACCAGTTAGAGTAGACCAATAAACTGTTGAACCGTTTGAAGTAAGGACTTGGCCGGCTGTACCGGTTGATCCATTTGCACTGATAGCTACTGTATTAGCAATTGTAACCTGAGTAGTATTAGCTTTAAAATTTGAACCAACTTGAACAACGGCAGCATTGACTGTACCAGTTGAATAAACACCGGAAGCATTAGCTACTAGATCAGTACCTACTTTGAATGAAGAGGCATTTACTGAACCGTTAACGTACACGTTACCAGAAGCTCCGGTACCGACGTATAGATCTGATTGAACCCCAACTGTACCGCTGTTACCATTGTAGTCGAGAGTAATATTCAGATTGTTTTGCGGCGAAAGAATACGATCAGTGGCAACTGCATTAGCAACAGTTAAAATATTAGTTGTTTTGTCGAATGCAAATCCTGATACTGCGTCAAACGCACCATTGGAGTTGAATTGAACGTATGTGTTCGAACCAGCAGCAGCTGTGGTTAGATTACTTGGGCTCATCCATCTTACGTTACCGCTAGCGCTTGAAGTTAGAACATAGCCGTTCGAACCAAATGAGCCATTTGCATATACTTGAGTAGCAACTAAGTTGGCTACGATAACCTTATCAATACCCGATGTTGAGTTAGCTACTAGAGCTTGATTAGCAGTTAATGTGCCTGGTGTTCTCTTGCCACCAATTGCAACAACGTTAGCAGTATCTGCACCTACTGGGCTACCAATGTATAATACTTCGCCATTAGACGAGTATGCTAATTCACCCTGGCTCAGAGCACCAGGTGCCGCAGTAGTAGTACTGCGTTTTATTTGAATAATTGTATTTGCCATTTAGAAAGTTCCCCCGTCTAGTCCTGTTATATTATTTGCTGAGATTGATACTGGCTTTACTTCATATTTATTTAAAATGGAATTGTATACTAATGTATCGCCATTATTAGGGGAACCTTCAATTACATTAGTAATTTCTCTAAGAGCAATCTCATCCTTTAAGGTATTTTTTAAAGTAAGAGTAGACTGTTGAGTTAAAATAGAACCGGTCTGTCTTACAACGGCTTTAATATTAGTGGCCATATTATATATGTATATAAGTTATCTTGTTACATTAGGAGTTACAGTAACTATACCTTCTAATACTCTAGAAATTACACCAGTATTAGAAGTAAGTTCTACATCGTAAACATATCTTCCTGCAACTATATTAGCTGTTGCATTTGCTGACATAGAAAGTGTCAAGGTACCATCAGCTCCTCCAAGACTAACTGTAAATGAAGCTGCATTAGATGAGGTGTAATGCTTTCTCATCTGCGCCGCTCCAGTATAGTTAGTAAGGTTTATTGCAACCCCGTATTCATCTGCAATATCAATAGTCGTACTATACGTTGCGCCTTGATCTATAATTAAGTTAGCCTTAGTTGTCATTTTTAGAGTTCAACTCCTTTATAGCTTCAACTAAAAGACCTATAATACCATTATAGTTAAGAGTTAATTTATTATTATTTCTAGTAACTAGTTCTGGCATTACTCTTTCTACTTCTTGAGCTAGTAGCCCTGCTGATGGGTTGCCTGTATCAGACCAGTTAAACCTTACCCCTCTTAATTCTGAAACTAATTGCAGTGCGTTAGAAATTTCTAAAACATTATTTTTAAAGTTAGCATCAGATAGCGAGTTAAAGTCAGTAGCGGTTAGAGTTCCTGTTGAGGGTACAAAATATAGCTTAGTGTCTGCTACTACTGCATTACTCCAAACACCACTTACTGTATTAGAAAAAGGTATGTAGTATGTCTGGGTATCTGTAGTGTTAGAAACTAGAGTTGACCCACCAACAAAGTTATTAACAGTAAATGTACTAGTATCTGAATTAGTGAATGTTATTGTACTATTTGCTACTGTATAGATAGCATTAGATACTCTTTCACCCTTGTCGCCTTTATCGCCTTTTGATCCAGTATCACCTTTTGATCCAGTATCACCTTTGTCGCCTTTTGATCCAGTATCACCTTTGTCGCCTTTGTCACCTTTTGATCCAGTATCACCTTTGTCGCCCTTAACACTTGCACCAGTAGTTCCTTTATCTCCTACCTGTCTAAAATCTAGAAGAACAGTTGCACCATTAGCAAATGATAGAGTACCTGACTGATATGCTACTGTAATTTGCTTGTTAAAAGATTGACTGCCATTTACAAAATTAGAAACTGTAAAATATAAAGTTTGCGCGGTATTAGATGAATTTCTTATTAATAGTTGACTTTTAGTGGTATTAGTACTATTATTAGCATTTTCATAATATGCTTGATTATTTGATAAAAGTGCATCAATATTTCTTAAAGTTATAGTAGTTACTTGAGTAACGTTAGTATTATTGAATATAAGACCAGAAATAGGTGGAGAAGATACGGTTTCGGCAGTATCAGTATAATAGTAATATGTTATTAAACTATTATCGCCCTTTGAGCCTTGATCTCCCTTATCTCCCTTAGCAGAGGCCGAACCTGAGTCTCCTTTATCGCCTTTAACATTTGTTAATAGTCCAGTCCAACCACCCGTTGAATTTATTACAGGTCCATACCCGCTAACACTGAACGACGTTGCATTTACTACACCGTTAGTAGTAATGCTACTAGAAGTTATAGTGGTATTAACAGATGCGTTTCCAACACTTATACTTGATGTTGTTAAATTTACATTAGCACCGACGTTTATAGCAGTCGATATATTAGCAGTTGCTGGTAGTCTAGCAGTAAGTATAGTACCTGTAGATAATGCTGAAGCATTACCTGCAGCAGATACGGCATTGCTGTATGCAGTGCTGCCCACTGTATCAGAATAAGCCTTTAATGAGGTTGCCGTCTCACCACCTAGATAACTCGCATTATTAGCAAATAAAGCAGTTCCAGTGTATGATGTAGAGTTAATAACAGAGTTAACAGTATTATTACCAACGGAGATAGTACTTGTTGTTATATTAACATTAGCGCCAACATTTATAGCTGTTGATACATTAGCTGTAGCAGGTAATCTAGCGGTGGCGAGTGTACCAGTGCCTAAATTAGTTGCATTAGTGTAATAACTAGCCAACTGGCCATTTAGGTAAGTAGAATTATTTGCAGTGCCGCTAAATGCCGTGGTGTTAATGGTAACATTGGTAGCAGTATTGCCAACAGTAATAGATGTGTTAACGTTTAGAACGTTAGCTGTAATGTTTAACCCTGTAGTATTACCTGTAACAGAAAAATCACCTGATACTCTTACCCCTGCATTATTAACAGTTAAAGTAGTAGAGACTGTGCTGTTTGCTTTAGTTACCGAAAGAGTACCGTTAGAAGATATAATATCTTTAACGTAAAGAGTGTTACCTACGTTAGCTGAGCCTCCAGTAGATAAAGTTATTAGACTCGCATCGGGATTGCTAAGTGTAAGAACACCATTGCCGCTAACAGTAACATTGCCGGATACTGTTACGGCATTTCCAAATGTGGAGGTATTGGTGACTACAAGACCGTGTTTTACACGGAAGTCCTGCGTGTTAGAGTATGTTGCCATTAGCTTCCCTTCCGCTAACTTGTTATTATTTTATTATTTATACTACCTGGCCTTCTGGCGCACACCTCTAAATTGTAAGTTAGCTGACCCACCTTTAGATGTTAAGTAAGCGGTAGTGGGAGCAGCTTGTAGCCAGTAGTAAGTAGAATTAGCACCTACCGATACCTCAACAAAAGCAGAGTTAGTATATATTGTACCATATTGAGTTGAGTGTGCGTTACCGTATCCATAAATCATACTGACTTCAGTCATAAACACTTCGTTAGCCACTTCATTATCTTGAACCTGGATAGTATACTTAACTGCTTGATATCCAGTACCTTGAGCTTTATCGATGACATCTACTCGTTGCGGTTCTGTATTAGAGAAAACTAGGAAGGTATAAGGACCAGGCTCAGCTGAGCTGTAGGTAGTGTTAGGAGGAACAATAGGACAAACAGTAGCAGTAACTGTAGCCTGTGATGTACCGCCCATGAATACTATATTAGCATAAAGATCACCCGAGCATATCAAATCACCAGAGGTTTGAAACGTGCCATTTGAGTAAACCTTTGTACCTGCACCTATTGTTACCAATGCATCAGGGGTCGCGTTTGCAATTCCAACATTACCATTTGCTGCTATAATTAACTTACCTGATGTACCACTGGCATTATTAGATGCAAATACAAGAGAAGTGTTTGTACCAGATTTAGCAATTATACTAGGGGTACTGGTTATTGAATTAGAACTTAGGACAGTAAATAATGTATTATCCTGTGAGTTCTCAACACCAACCATTGTAGAGGTATTTGAACCTTTAACATGTAAGGCATAACTCGGTGATGTAGTTAGAATACCTACTCTATCATTAACAGAGTCAATAAAGAGTGAATTAGAATCAAACGTAACATTGCCAGTAATAGAAGTTACGTTTGCTGATACTGTAAGGTTGCTACTAATAGTTACTAAATTACCAGTTAGTGTAACATTAGAAGTTGTACCGCCAAGAACAGTAATGTTTGTAACTGAAGTATTTGCTTTTAATGTAGTGTTACCTGTGATAGTTGAAACTGAATTAATCGAGAATGAGGTTGTGTTTATACCCGAGGTATTACCATTTACAGTAACAGCTGTAGCAGTCGTATTACCAGTTATTAATACATTGTTTGTAGTTGAATTACCGCTCAATGCAATATTAGCAACAGCTCTATAAACTGCTGAATTGGCATAAATGTTAGCAGCATTTAATACTGTGTTTGAAAGTAAGTTTATATTGTTAGCTGTTATATTAGCAGTATAGCCTGTTAACACTACGTTAGAAGAAGCGCTGCTGTTACTGATACCAACAGTAAGAGTAGTTAATGTGGCTGCGTTACCAGAATTACCGCCATATAAAGATGGAGTGGTTAAGATATTGGCAGAAAGAACGCCTATTACACTAACATTACCGTACGTATTAGCGCCAGCTGCGGTATTAGATGCAGTGACTATTTCATTAGTATGAGAATTTAGTAACTCATTAGTTTTAGTAACCCATCCATTAAATGTGTCAGTTGCTATTTGTACGTTTGCTATTAGTCTAGACATTTTTATTTCCGTTTAATAAAGCTAATAAAATATTTTTTATTTCGCTTATGTCATCCTTTAAACTTTTAACTTCACTCTCTATATGATGAACTCTTTGACTTTCATTACGTTGACGTCGATATTCCTCATAGCCTGCTTTATCTACGTTAAGGAGTGCATAGTTTTGTTTATCTCGAGCGAAACCTTCTATCTTTAATTCTTTCATTATATACTCATTGCGATACCTCTAATATCATCAACAAACGGATATAGATTGTTGACGCTAGAGGTTAAAATAATTTTAAAGGCAAAGCTCTTATATGTATCTAGTGCTGCTAGATTAGAATTATAATATCTAACAACGTTATTGCCGATATAATTCTTAAATGCAGTATTTTTATACGTAACTTTTTCTACAATCATTCCAGACTTGACGAAGCTAGAAGTCTTCGTATTAGAAGTGCTTACATTTGACTGAAGATCTATAGTAAAGTTAGTAGTTGTTGAAGCCGAGACTGGAACGACTAGGGAGTTGTTTGGGAATAGAGGGTCATAAATTCTAACAACATCACCCTGTGATATACCAGTATTAACAGTACCTGATGTGCCAGTTACTGTAAGAGAATTATTAGGTATGGTAAATTTACCGGCCTGCAAAGTACCAGCAGCTTTAGTACCGGTTGTATAATTTTCCACCGGGTAAGCAGGTAATCTATATTCTAATTCTATAAAGTCAGTAAAATCAGCAGCAGAGCTAAACAAGGTAGCAGGGCTCTTAGGTTCGAGTCTTGTCCAATCTTTATCGGTAAAGACATCCGAATCACTTTCGTTATAGAATCTTACATATACATGAACATCGGTACCTGATGGTCTAAAGGCAGTTAGATAAACTCGAATATCTTCAGAATCTTGCCCATCAGCTAATGTAATTCTTTTTGATATATGTCTTGCTACAGCGTTGCCGTTTGGTTTATTCTCATCTGTTATGTCGTTATTAATTAGGAATTCCTCGCCGAAGAAGAACATATCTTCCTCATCTAAGAAGGGCGAGGTAAACTCATTATCACTACTAAATGTTATATTAAAATTGAATGATTTATTATTTGTAAGCGTGGCGCCGTTCGCAACTTCATCTGATCTAGAAAATAACTGAGTAGTAGTATTCAACTTCCATTTTTCTCTATTTTGAAGTATTTCACCATCGGACACCGCCGAATAAGTGGCACTAGCCATTGAACCGGTTACGGTTGAATATGTATTAGGAGGAACTACTATGTTAAATGCCGACTCATATTTAGTCAGTAAAAAGTTATTTAATTCGCTTACTATAGCCGTAGCATTCGAAGCTTCACCTACTACTGTATTTGAGGTAGTATTAGGGTAGAAGTTAAAGGTACTATTTGCTGTTGAGGCCACTAAAATAATAGAATTAGCACCAGGGTTATATTTAAATAGTTTACCTACAGGTGCTACTAGATATTGCGCTGAAGAATTTGTAAATGGCGGATTTTTTTCCAATATCATTGTAGTATTATTCACCACACTATCAACAGCTCTTATAGAGTAGCTTGTACCACTTTTAAGAACTATATAACTAGAGGCATTAAAATCTGTAGCAAATCTGGTACCAGTACCGGTAATTGTAGTAGATGTAGCGGACATACTTACAGTCTGCGCAGCAACGGCACCTGTATTTGCAAATACCAGCTCGCCACCTATAAAGTCCCCAATTATATCCGTAGGATCTACATTAAGAAATTCCATATTTCTATTAACTGCGCTATATGTATTGCTGTTGGTTATAAATTTCTGAAAATTAACAGTAAACTTAAGATCTGTATCAGATTGCGGTGTAAGTGTGGTGCCATTAGTTATTACAAAGAATCTACCATCTAGGGCACCTTTAGTCACAGCAGGGCTGGCTACGTTATTGTATGTTTCTCCAGTTTTATTAGCCCAGAATGTATAGTCATTATCATTAAAGTCCATTCTGATTACCATCGCATACGTTGCATCAGTTTTAACTGGTACTGGTACAGGGAATGTAAAGGTAGTAGCTGCGCTTCCGTCTGTTGATGTTAGAATGCTGGAATATTCTAATCTTTTTCTGCCATAAGTTACAAAATTTGTTAGATCAGGAACAGCAAATCCATTCTCAAAATAAGTGGGGCATAAAAAAACAGTTACACCGCCTTGAGCTATTGAGGGTTTGTTTCTAAAATAAAGTTGAACATTAGAAACAAAAACAACCTCAGCATCCTTTACGGAGGTTCTATCTAAAAAGAAAGTTTGAGCTAGATCTGCTGCAATTGCCATTTTTTATTCCATTAAGTAAGTAGAGTTTGTGAGCCAAGAGTAGTGGTACTTTTTGAATTTGTTCTAGTATCTATAACATCTCTAACAACATTAAATGTGGTCTCATATGTTCTATTAATACTTTGCTCGGCATAACACCGTGCAATCGTTCTAAAATTATCTGGAAGACTTGAGCCGTTTATACTTGCCCGGTCAACTACTACTACATTTAATAATTTTGTATTTCTTTTTAAAGCATTAATAAAGTCGGCTTCAGGTACATTTTTAATATTAGGGACAGGATCACTAAAATAAACGTAGAAGCTCACATTACCATTACCGTCAGTCTGTAAATTACCGCCCTTCTGCCCGGTATAAGGCTGGATATTACTGGTGCTAACAAGAACACCATCAATATAAACATTAAGATCTGTTCGTATATTTAGTCCGTAGATATATACTTCAAAGCTTTGACCTGCGATTTGTTGAGATGAAAGAATACTCGATGATATTCCTTGATCATTTGATCCTGCAGGTATAGCAACCTTAAACGCGGATGTATTGTTTAAAAAATTAGTCATTACTTCTTACCTCTGAATTTTCTAAAAATATTAATGCAGTAATCTATAGGTTTACAAATCGTAGCTATAGGAGCAAAAGACCAACCCACAACCAGCGCTATGTAAGCTCTTAAAGTGTTTAAAGGGGCTTTAGGATTAAAAATAAGACCTAAAATATACCCTAACAGTACACCCCAGGCTGTTACAGCTGCCCCTGTTAGTGTAAAGTTATATCCCTTTCCGCCTGTCATTACCCACCCCATAAATTGAGCCCAGTCATCTATACCGGCATACTTTATAGCAAGCTGTGTAATTTTATTTTTAATCTGTTTTTGTTTTTCTTTATTTTTTATAAATTCAAACCCAGGGGTGTCTTCATTTCTCAACACCGCAACTATAAAGGAGGCGAAATATAGATATCCCATGTAGCTTGTAGGGTATCTTTTTAGATATATTAATCCAAACTTTTGATCTAGCTCATTTAGAGTCTTATCAAGTTTACCTTGAGATGCTAGCTCTCCGCAAATAATTTTAAATCTCCTTGGAGGTTCAGGTGATGCATATCGTTGAGTAATGCGAAGTTCGGCCTTAAGCTCTACTTTAAGGTTTCTTGGCTTAATACTCATATCACCTACGAACACATAATTACCCCCAGTCCCTGTCACGGCAGAAGTAAATTTTCCTTGATTAATAATTGCAGATACTCCGTTTGGTGGTAACATTAAAACTGATTCACCAAAATTATTAAGACCTGGTTCAGCTAAAGGGTCCTCAGATCTAAGACTACCTAATGTATTAGTATTACTGTAATTAAATCTGCACATTAAGTTTAGTTTATCTGACGGAGGTACAAGTAGACTTATTGCCTGGTTAATCTCGCATGTTAACTCAGGGTTGCTAATATCTGTAGCAGCATAGTCATTAAACGGATCTACAAAAAATCCATTTTTAAATCTATTTTTAGCAGGGTCCAGCTCACTAGGAATGTTTATATCTTTTACTGATTTTTCTAGCTCGTTAAGGCTAGTATAGTATTCTAAATCTTCAATTCTACGTTCAAGTTTACCAATATCAGCCATAGTAAATCTTTTTGGCTGAATGCTCTGTAAGGTCATCCCTACTTCTTTTACTGTATAATTTTTTTGCTTATCATATATTGGACCGCTATCTCCTCCTACCTTCGTAGCACCTAAAGCTACTACATTATCATTAGGTACTACTGGTACGGTAGGATACGGCGGTATATCTAGAATAGCTAAGCTTACTGTACCTACTGGTGTATTAGGAGGCTGTTTGTTAACTTTATCTGCTCTACCCTCAATAACTGTAATATTACTATTTTTGTCTATTACAACTCTGTCCTGTCTGCCAATAAATGCAGAAAAGTCGTATGTAAATGAAGAGTCAGGCTGGGGGAAGAGCTTATCATGTGTGCCAAGATTTACCGTATTGGGTGGGTTGACATTAGCACTTGCTAATGTACTAGTTAAAACCGTCGTGTTGGTAGTTCTAGGTCTAAAATCCACTACATCAATAATATTATAAACCTTACCTTTGCTGTCCCTAAAATCTGGTATTTCCCCTGGATTAACAGCTGAATTACCCAATGCACTTCTAGTAGCGTTGCTGAAATCTACGGTGTATGAATCTGTCACGAAGTATCCAGCATCTGCAGGTGAGGTTAGGCCGTAAGCGTCAACCTCTACTAATAGCCAATCATTATTATTATCTAATGTAATTTTTTTCTTGTCTTTTAATACTAAATGTGAGTGCCCGTAATAGTCGTTTTGTTGACCATTATTAACATAAAAGTATTGAGTAATACTAGTAGAATTAGTATTAACACTACTATTTCCGATGTATACTTTGTTTAGTCTAAAAACATCTGGGATACCTAAACACCATGGTCCTCTATTAGTTGCAACATTATTAGCTAAGCGAAGCTTTACTAATAATCCTCTTTTAATTGACTTAGATACCTCTTGGGCACCAGTGACCTTAGCGTTATATGAGACGTATACATTAGCAGATGAGCTGAAAGTAAGCTGCCCGGCAGTATTACTTAAATTAATTGTTAGGGTAGTGCCCGTATTGTTTAAGTTAGCCGAAACTCTTGAATCTTCGATTGGGATAGGTACATTGGCTGGAAAATGTCTTGCAGCGTATAGTTGAGTATTTGTACCGTACCCCCAATTATTAGCTACAGTTAGAGTGAAAGCATCATCGACTGATGTAACCTGAGTAAACATAGTCTGTGCGGTATTACTGTTATTATATACTTTAATAAAGTCACCGGCTTCGAACGGATCACCTATACCGGTAGCTATAATAGTTTTGCTAGAGCTTGTTGCAGTAACATTAGTAGTTACATTACTTGACGTAGCATTAACTATAGGAGTAATTATTAGATCTCTTCTCTGGACAGAGGATAGAGTTACATTATTTCCATATGGAAATCTAGTAGTGCCACCTGTTAATACTAACGAAATTCTAGCCACAGTGCTTATATTTGACTGAGCGGATGTTCTGTAGCTATAGGATACATTATTTGTACTATAAACAGTTTTTGAACCTGCTAGATCATCTACAGGGAAAACTAATGAATTAAAAGTACTATCGCGTAACAATGCTACATTAGCGCCTGATGCAGGATCATCGCTTAGTATGATGTCAGCAATGCCATCATCTGTCCCGTTATAAAAAATACTCTTAACATTATTTTTAAACGACTTTCCTTGGTCTACTCTTATATCAAAAAGATACATTCTATAAACAGCAGTGTTAGTGCCTGGTGTGCCGCTATCAAAAACCAGAGACCTAACTTTAGCAGTACCTATTTTATTACCTGCAGGCGTAATAGTAGAATTAGCAAAAGTACCTGTAGTTATATAAGTTTTAGCTGTGTCGTATAGGTCTACCGAATCACCAGTTTTAAAATTAAACTGCCCTGCTAGCTCTCTTACATTAACAAAATTTCCATAGTTTAAACTTAAAGTTTGATTAGTATAAGAGATACTATCATTACCTCTTCTTGTGTTGAGTCTAGTAGCTCTTTCTGTACCAACTCGTACCCCATCAATATATGCTAGACCAGGCTCCACTATAACGTCAAAATAAGTATTGCTCCAAGTTTCTTTATCGGTTGAAGATACTAAAAAAGGATCTATAACAAAGTTACCATTAGTCTCATCCGTTCTTCTTTCGAATTCTTTTGCAATTTCTGAGTAAGATGTTGTTTTAAACTGACGGTAAGGTTGACCATCTCTAAAATCAACTAGCGGAAAGAATGAATTATTAGATGCAGCATTGGAAGTGTTTATTACTTCTAAGGTAGGTGTGAGCTTTAAACGATGCGCACCTGGTGCGGCAAAATTAGATGTTCCTGTTGCAGTGTCAAGAAGAGACGCATCAGCTGAACTATTGACTATACTTTCGTTTGATATAAATCCTACCGTCACATTATCTACATTAGAGCTATAAGAATTAACTATTATAGTCTGAGGCTCAACTCTTAAGAACATTCCTTTCTGGTAAATAATACCTTCGGTCACTCCGAATGCATACGCTGTACCGACGGGGGTAGTACTGTTAGCGTTGTAAGCATCTGAAGCTACAGTTACTTGACCGGCGTAATTTAATGCAGTAATATTTACTGAACTAATTGCTCCTACTGAACTACGAATTCCAACGTGAGGTACGACTACGTAGCCACTGCCCACCGCAGTAAGGGACACATCCGATATTATACCTGAGCCGTCTGTTGTAATGGTAGCTTTAGCTCCTGTACCTATCAACGCTACTACGTTAGCTGTATTGCTACCCTGTAAAACACTATAGTTAGGTAAAATAGACCACTTAGCAGAATTTGCAGATGAGTTAGCTAGATCATTGGTTATAGGTCTAATTCTAAGTATTCTATAGCCGTCATTATTACTATAAGTAATACCGTTTACTGTAATAGTACCGAAAATAGAATTTGCTTCAGTAACTGTAGCGTTAGCCGTATTTGTGCCTACGACTTGGGTGATATCACCTGTAGTAACATTACTTGATTTTACTAGAAGCGCGCTAGTAATTTGTACTGAGTCATTATTTGATATAGATGTACCACCATTAGTTATGGTAAAGTCATATAATCTCCAATCTTGATTATAGACTGTAAGTACATCATTATTAGAATAAAAAGGTGTATTACCTGTGATACTTGAATTTAAATAATTTAAATAGAGATAGTTAGTTTCTGGATCGCGTGACTGATAACCGGTTTTGTAATTAACTACCTTAGCAATTAAATTGGAACTATTTTTAACAAAAAGGCCTTGATACCCGGCTGGATTAACAGGCATCCCGTCTACCTGCTCATCTAAAATCTTAACATAGTTTAATCTATCATAAAACTGAAAGTTAGTACCGCTTATAACTGTACCAGACTTGAAGATATGATCACCAAATCGTTCTATTTGCTTCTGTAGTATATCTTGAAGTTGAGTTAATTCTCTAGCTTGAAGAGCTACACCAGGCCTAAAAAGAACCTTTGCAAAGTCTTTCTGTTCGCTATAATCATCAAAATACGGGGTTGTGTTAAGATTTGTCTCGATTGACATTTTTACCTCTTAGAAATCAAGCACTACTCTGAAAACTTCAGATTGAGTATTACTTCTAGTAACTGGAAGAATATTTTCTACGTATAAAACTTTACCCGAACTTTCAACTATATCCGGCTCGTATCGTGTCGATCCTAATGTATAACTTGCTGCACTGTTACCGGAATAAAGAAGTTGATTAGGATTTGCAGTTATAGTGCCTTTTTCATTAGTAAGAAATATAAAGCTTGAATTACTACTATGGAAATATGCATTACTATCAGCTATACTAGTCTGATAAACAAGTGAGTCTTCAGGTATTACACCAGCCGAAGAAGAGTAATTAATCTTTATTCTATTATCAAAAAAATTCCAACTATTATAACTCTTATCATTAATATTTATTGCAGAAATATTAGCCCATGCGCCTGATTCACTACCAATAATCTTACTACCGGTATAGAATTTAGGCTCGACGTTAGATAAGTTCATGTACGGTAAAGTATTTCCTGCCCTGATTCCGCTAGCAGTTATAGCTGCATGAGCTATAAGAGCACTAGCAACGCTAAAGCCAACATTACTATTTACTGATAATGATGTTGAATTAGCTATTGCGGTTACAGTTCTTAAGCACTGCACATTACCCACTGTGTCAAATATGATAACCTCATCGCCCGTCTTTAATGATGAAGTAAAATCTGTAGTGGTACCGGTGATCGTATTAGATGTAGCTCCTGTAGCTACTACTCCAGTTAATATCTTATAGTCTACTTGGTATATTTTTTCCGTGCCGGTAAACGTACCTTGAGTTTGATTAAGTGTAAAAATAACATTATCATATAGAATGTCTCTTACAATACCGTAGGTTCTGAAATCATTTTCAGTAGTAACATAGTCATTTTCGGTATTGCTTAATTTTACACTGACCCCAAGGAGTGAGGCGCCTAACTCTTCCGGAGCGTTATATCCATGACCGCCAGCCGGTGGCATAACTACCCTCAATGAAGCAGTATTTGACACGCCGCCAGTATTACCAGTAACAGTGGCAGATGCATATGTGTAGTTATAACCGCGATTAGTAATTTTTACTGACGAGATAAAATTATTAACAGTAGCATTAGACGAAACAATAGCATACGCAGTAGCCCCTGAGCCGTCCCCTGTAATAGTTACACTTGGATATATAAAATAACTTGTAGTAGAATCAGGGCTAGCGGAGAAGGGCGAGGATATTGTTATAACTCTATTACTAGAATTGTATGCTAGAATATTCCTTTGTTCACCTGCTCCGGTACCAGAAGAAAGATAAATTGCGCTACCAACGTAAAAACTACTGTTAGAGGCTGCATTAGAAACAAGTCTATAAGTAGTATTATTACCTGCAAATAAAGGTATAGTATCTCTAACATCGTCGGATTGAAATTGACCGGTTAAAGTGCTTACATACCCGCTCCCGCTATCAGTAACAAGTATATTATCTATAGAGCCGGCAACAGCAGAACTAGATACATTAGTACTAAAAGCTACAGGCATGTAATCAGTAGTAGCAAACTTTTCAAAGTTAGCTTCATCTAACTTATACATGAGTTTCCACATGTACCCATCGGCTGTGGTAATAAAATTACAAGCGGTCTCTGAAGTGCTAGAAATAGGGCTTACAGTTGATGTACTACCATAGTTATTATCCAGGACTTTATAAACGTAATAATATGAACCGTTGTCTACTACTACATAAAACTTTTTAGAAAATAGAGAGGTATCTGTATCTGAATACTGGCTGTATACTGTGTTTGATGTCCAGTTATATCTGGGTATCATTGTAGCTACGTCTGAAGTGGTGATCTTTTTACCAAAGATTAATTCTTTATAAAAATTAGATTTTAACACCTCTGTATTATCATACAGCTCCGGAGGTACATTATCATCATTAAATTCAGTATGTTTTGATACAAACAAATAATAAACATTATTTGAGCTTTCCGTAAAAGACTCTATAAATTGATCTATTAAGTGTAGTTTTGAATAATTTGTTAAAAGTTTAGTCATATTAAACTATAGTTATACTTGAATTGGTAACAGAGACAGGAGTATTAATATAAGAGCTAGTTAGTACCTTACCAAATAAATTAGTACCGGCTACGTGAAGTATTTGTTTTAGAATATCTGAATATTTATCTAATGGAATTTCACTCTGTACCTCATAAGAATATTCTTGATAGTATACTCCATCATGAATAAATTTATTATCGCTTAAGAAACCATCACTGGTTTCAAAATATCCTTCGCCTGTACCCTGATTAATAACATTTGCCTTACCGGTAGCTTCAATGCCGGTAGCAGAAGAGACCATATCTACGGTTTCTTGATTTAGATATCCCAGCCCGCTATCAAATATAGTAAGTTCTGAAATACTACCGTTAGCCGTTATTACATTAGCAGAAACTATAGCATTATCCCCTGCATCATTTGAAGTCGCATCACCCGTAACAGAAATCACCGAGGCATTTGCATACGATGTTATCCCATAAAGAGTATTACTAGATGAAACTTCAAATTCTGTGAATAGGCTTTTTCTCCTGACAGTAATAAAGTTGCCATTAATAGATCTAACTATACCTTTAGCGGTCTTAATAGAGGTATAGACAGTAGTGTTAAGTATATTGGATGTGCAGTTGGAGGTACTACCTGTAAGCTGATAAATGCTAAATGAATTATTTGCGGCCGATATAGTTGTACTACCAGTACTACTACTTGTCACGGCCGTTGCGTTAGCAGCAAAAGTGCCGCTTACACTTTTTACTATTAGCGTAGTATTATTAGAAGTTACTAATATACCGTTTGCCTGAGATCCTCCGGTGCCTTGTCTTATTAAATCACCGGGACTAAACAACGAGTTGGAGCTTACTGTGAGCTTGCTAGCTGTAACTGTATTGCTAAATTGACCAATAACGTTCAATACATTTATAACAGAATTAGGAGTGGAGGATGTTATAGTATCAATAGTGCCTTCTGCTATACGCCTGATACCATTAGTGCTATAAACTAATTCACCGTTTGCATAACTTGAGTTGCCTACTAGATTGTTAGATGTTATAGTATTGCCGGACAATACTACACTCTGTCTAATATTTTCACCGACTATAAATGATTTATTAACATTAGTAACATTTAATACAACATCTTCTTTGCCGAGACTCGCTACTGCAGGTTCCGTTATTCTTATAAAGGGAGCCAAATTATAATTCTCACCAGGGTTGATACCGGCTAAAGTTGCAATACTACCAATAGTATAATCTTGAAATCTAAAAATATTTAATAAAGTATCATTTATAAGATCTCCAGCCGGAGTTTTAACAAACCCTAGCGGGAATAATGGATAAAGTATGGCTCCGGAGCCTGTAGAAGTAGCCACGTTAGCTGAAGGTGAAGAGCTATACCCACTACCAACATTAGAAGCTAATACTACAGAAGTAATACCGCCGCTGCTATTAGTTACTATACTAGCATTACCTGCTCTAAATCCTGAATAGGTTCCTCCAGTAAAAGTAACTACATCCGCATTTGAATATGAGCTGCCTGAGTATAAAATAAGCACACCGCTTAAATATCCATATCCTGAGTTTGCTCCATTAATAATCATATTATAAAAAGGCACGTTAAGTACATTATTAGAAGATATTAAATCCTGTGCTAGTCTTACCGACTCAGTATCAGTAATAGAGCCTACTCTAACATTAGCCCCAGATCCGCTTGAAACAAGAGTAATAGTTGCTACTGAATTACTTTGACGACCTACTATAATGTTACCATTAACAGAATAAAACGCATTGTTAACTGAAGTAATTCCTAAGTATCCTGAGTTAGATCCAATTACATTACCAGTCGCAGTTACAGATGTATTTGTCGAAATTATACCACCAACATCCGATGATACTATAATTGTACTATTTCCTATAGTTGCATTAGAAATAAGATTATTTGCAAACCATTGTATATTACCTGATGGGAGTACTGAGCTATCATTAAGTAGTATTTGATAGCCAAGTTGAGCGGTATTTGGAGTAGCAGTAGATACTAAAGTAAGATTAGCTGCGCTCGGATAAACGTTTAATGTCCCGGTATTATTAAATGTACCGCCTACCCCTCTTAATACGACATGAGTAACATTTGTAAACCCGTAATAGCTTGTATATGGTACAGCAACGACGATGCCGTTGGCTCCCGTCCCGTTCTGGGTAATAAATTGACCTATATGAAAACCTACTCCTGATATAACAGGAGTGGCATTTATAGTAAGTACGGCTACATTAGATACTGCATTTACTACTGCTTTTGTAAGTAGCGAGGTGCCATTAGATTGATTTACGACTGAACCAACCGGGTAAAAAATACTAGTATTAACAACTAAAAGTTGCTTTTTAGGTATTTTAAGATTACCATTTGCTAAAATATTATTTGCTAGAGTATTAACAATTATAGTTGCGCTATTGGAGTTAAGCACATGATCTGACTGTACTACAACAGAATTTGCCCCGCTAGGATTATTAATAAAATCTTTAACCTCCAATAGGCCTACTACCTCAGTTATTCCTAAGCTATGCAGGTTCTGCTCTACAGTTTCATGGTCGGTAAATGCAGTTACAGAGGTATTACTATTATAGTAATTAGAATATTCTAGAACTTTCGTTGACACGATAGAGGTGGCATTAACACTATATCCCCACCCTCCATCTACTAAAGTAAACCTCACTATTCCTGTCTCAGAAGAAATAGAATTAACTATTGCTTTACCAGATATACCGCTAGCGCTTACTATATTGACTATCTCACCAACTACGAATAAGCTACCGCCTTGAGTAATAGTAATAGAATTTAAAGACCCTAGGTGAACTGGCGCATTTTCTATTATTCCATTCTCAGTAATAATATCACCTGCTACAAAGGGTCCTTTAGCATTGCTAAGGTATAGAATGTCAATTAATTTACCTTTGACATTTCTAGTAATTATTGATTCTACAAACCCTTCAGCTCCAGACTTAGATCCTGAGATAAGTTTACCTGTATAGCTTGTTGTGCGTGAACTGCGGGATACTTCAAGATATACAGGTAGCTTCCACTTGCCGCCAGAGGGCCGCAGGATATCATCTCCCGGATAATATACTTCCGCTTTGGTTCCAAATACTAATTTAAATAATAGGTCTATAGAGCGCTCAGTGCCTTTTGCTCTGAATAGGTCGAAGGCTGCTTTTATAAGATTTCTTTTACTAGTATTAGTATTAAACTGTATACCTTTAAGATATTTTTCCTTAAAGTAAACTAAAAAATAATCAGCGGTTTTATCAATATCTCTATAGTCAAAAAGATTTCTTGAGTGATAGTAAACGCTAGGTGAGGAGAGAGATTCAATATATGTTTGGCTACCTGAAGAACTTAAAATATAAATTAATTCTTGACACTTTAACTTACACTTAAATCCTTCCGAGCTTGTATTTCTTATTAAAATAAATTTACCACTCTTAGCTTCGATTGAGCCTGTAGCCCCGCCTTGAGATACTGTATCTCCTATATTAAATCCTGTGTCAACTTCTAACTCGGCATATGTATAACAGGTTTCAAGAAACGTAAAGTATTCTTTAGCAAATAATACGAAAAGCGGACCTTCCTCTCTGTAAAATTCAGGAAACTGCAGCTCTACAAAGTTGCTAATAGAGTTTTCAATATCTCTCATTATTCTTTAACCTGTTCTACTACGACTTGTATATCAGCATCATCTATTAAGATAATTGTATTTTTATTAGATGTGATGTCTCTGGTAGTGGTATCTGCATAAACTCGAATACTACTACCTAGGTATGATGCATTAAAATTAACTATATTGACGATGCCATTTTTATAATCTACAGTACCTACATTCTTTACTACTTCATGGGCCCCATTAACATTTACTACAATACGCAAAGTACCCTCAGCATCATCTTCTAGGAAGCATTCTTTATTTTTATAGGTGAATGGAGATGAAGTAATTGAATAATATTCCGCACTTAAGTGTTCTGATGTCATATTATTAAATGTACTGAGCGGAATATCAAATTCCAAAGTAAAATTCTCTTCAATTACCGGGTCAGGTGAAAAATCTAGAAAGGTTCTTAAATAGGTATCATTACTAATAATACTTGAGTGAGAGTTATCAATATCACTAACTAATCTACTAAATCTAAGTGTCTTCTTGAACCCGGATAGATAATTTTTATTATAACTGCTAATAGCTGAAGTAACAATACTCCTAATATCACTTGACTTAAGGGAAGTTTTGTTTATGTTATATCTTACTCTTGTATAGCACTCAATTTTTAAAAATTTAGGTTGTATAATTATAGGATCTATGCTGAGGGGCGAACGCTGCTTTAAAAAGTCATAGTATCTTTTTTTCATTGAATCAGGGATACCGTTATATCCTTCTAGGTCTACGGCCACGTACACTTTACCGTATTGAGGTACTATTGCTTCCTCACCTCCAAACGCAGACACAGCTGTTACTTCAGGAAAATTAGTCTTTAAAAGACTTTCATAATCTGAAGCTGTAACAGCTCTTTCTTGATTTTGGTAGTATCTAGGAGCATTAAGCTTAATCGATTCAATGCTCTCATTAACATCTCCTCCTACAGCTTCAGCTACAGTCTTTATATCACTTGTATTTGACTGTCCTTGTATAGGTCCGTCGATAGTAAATGATGAGGCACCATTAGGTAGCTGACCATTACTGACCCTATATTCAACTATAACTATAGCCCCGGTAGAAGGCCTTTTACTAATAATATTATCACCGAACAGAATCTCATATTGAGAGTTTTCCGCTGCTTGTAAAAAATAAACTTCAGAATTTGAACTTAGCCCTAGAAAAGAGGCCGCTCTAGTGCAAGAATAAATATTAGCTCCATTATTCTCCGCTACTGACACTGTGATACTTCTAGTATCAATGGTAGGATTTGATAAAACAAATCTTTGAGCCGTATTAGAATTATCCACTACAAATGAGTCTGATGTGTAAATACCTTCGTAAATGCTAATATTTGAATAAAACTTCCCATCAGTATTGGCAGGTACAACTATATTTTCTTCTGTAGCAAAAGAAAAAGTATTACTACCTACTTTTGATGTAAAAGTAGTACCCTTTGGTATAAGGAGAGCACCTAAAGTGATAGTTGGTGTTACAACAAAAGATATTTCGGCTACAGCAGATCTAAAAGATCTGGGCACATAAGCTAGCTCTTTAGCATGCGAGACAACGCTATCCCTTAGTTGAGCCGAGTCAAGGAACATTTCAGAAGCAACCATATTGGTATAAAAGGATTGTAGATATGCATTATACGCAAGTAGATCTACAAGCTGTGAAATGTTTGAACCTTCGTACAGATAGTCCTTGAACGGAGAATCACTTCTCTGAAGGTATTGTTTTAAGTTGTCTTTGATTTTTTCAAAATCTAAAGACACTAGGTTAATACTAGTGTTTGCCATTACCTTATCCTGTTAAGTAATAGTTCAATAACTGTAGGTTCAGTTTTATTTATGGTAGAAAAATACACAGTAACTGAGTAGGAGTTTTCATCTGGTGAAGCATCTACTATTACATCTATTAATTTTGCTCTAGGTTCAAAATTATCTATAGTTTCAATAATGTAACTTTTAAGCGCGCTTGTTGTGATAGGTGTAATGTTTTCAAATAAAAGGGCTTTAATATTGCTTCCTATTTCGGGAGCAAAGAATCTTTCTCCTCTATTAAGAAGAAGTAAGTTTCTAATAGAGTTTGAAACTGCATCTTCATTTTTAATTAGAGCTACGTCATTAGAACCATAAAATGACTGAATATTATTAGTAAAATCTGAATACTTTACTTCTTGTACTACTGTGCTTTTTGTTCTATTAGTCTGTTTAACTAACGCCATTTTAATCTCCTACAAATACGTTTAATGACCCTTGTGAAGCTACAGGATCACAATGCGGGGGCCCTACTGGGACGCAAAGAGAGTCGGCAGATGCATGATCACCGGTATTAACAACTGCAACTCCTCCAATATAGACACTATTAGTAGCAGCTATTAAAGACCCTCCTCCGTGTGAATTAGGGTCCCCGTCTATAGCCCATAGGAGATTATTGACATATACCTGCTTACCTTGCTGACTCGTAGTAGTAGCTCCACACACTCTTGAGTCTGTATCTCGATGAACCGGATTAGTCATATTAGTTAGGATTTAAGTCTATTCTAGGGGCTATAAACTTCATATTACCTTTAGATTCTACTGTATAAGTGCCTTCTACTAGTATATTAACATTCCCCTTTACCAGCACCGTATTATCTTTTAGTACTACTTCTATATGATCTCCAACGACTTTATCTGTCTTTCTACCTTCATTGTTAATTTCTGAATAGGTGCCGGATTTATGATATATGTGGATTCTTTCGTTGTCTGGAGTATCATCAACTTCTATTACATGGCCGCTCTCTGTTCTAATTACTTTATTATATGGATATTTGGTACCGTAAGGAGATTCAGGCTCAGGTCCTATTGGCGACTTAATAATTTTATTTATTTCTCTTGCCTCATAAGGTACATCATGATTGTTAATATCATTGCCAGGTATACCTGCAATAGTCCCTAGAATAACTGGATAATTGCATTCATTAACATCCATGAAAAACCCTACAACTGTTGAACCTACTAATATACCAGTAGGTGAAATACCTATTTTGTTATAAGCAGCGCTGTTTACAGGTTGCATTACTGTAGCCCAAGGCAGGGATTCAGTAGGAGCAGATGCTTTACTGTCAGAATATGTATTTAAAGCTCTTACCTTTACTCTTCCTAATTTTTTAGGGTCCTCTCTATCCTCTACTACCCCTATAAACCATCTAAATCCTTCTTGCCCTAATAGTCGCGATGTCATCCTGTAATTCCTATTTTGTTAGCATCAAATGCAATGTAATATTTAAATCTATTATCTTCCGGTATTATTAAATGCCTTAATTTCTGAATAATGTAGTTACCTGAAAATCTAGAGTCATATTTTTCTTTTTCATTAAAGCTTGAAGTGTCAGGTAAATTAAGCTTAATCATATCTCCTACACATATAATATTATCGCCGTAAATCATACCTCTAACTATGTTTAAATTAAGTATTTGCAAAAGCGAATGCTTATGTCCTAGTAAGTCTTTAATATAGTCATTACCTCTCTCTGTATCTGAGGGTACAAACAAATTAAGCTGATTTGCATTACTTTTATTGTTCATAAATTTTGCATCATATGGTAGTTCAGTTTTTCCTTGCTGGCCAGTTGTTATATTTCTTTTCTGCTCACTTAAATTAAACTTAGTTTCTGAAAAGCTTTTAGTGAAAATATCAAAAGAAGAGACTTTATTACTAAACATCCCGGATATCTGATCTAAAGCTGTATCTGCTTTTTTTAAATGCTCAAACCTAATTAAGTTTCTAAATTGATAAGCTGATCTAATTTTATCTGTGCTGACTGTAGGCTCATAATAGAACTCTTTAGATTGAATAGTCTTTTTACCTTCTTCAATCATCTTATCTACCGACTTAAAATGAAACCCATATTGATTTTCAAAAAAGTAAAACACACCACCAAATGGAGTAAAGTTAATAGCTCTTTTTCTAAGAAGATCAATACATGCAAAGGGAGTGTCGCGTGCAAATGATATAGAATTAAGACCTCTCGTTTTTTCTATAAAGAGCGGCTTATCTGTTTTTAGTTGATTCTTTATCATATCATATACCATATTGTCGATAGTATCTTTATATGATGATGTAATATTAAAATCTGTATTTTTAAAATGCTCTTCTGATACTGCCTTCAGCACGTAGGCGGTGGCTTGCCCGGAGTTTCTTGTACCTTGACCTTCAACCGTATATACTTTAAGTTTATAAGTTGCAAAATCATCTCTAGTAGGAGTTTTAAAACTTATTTCAATAGTTTCGTTGCCTATTATTGGAAAGTCTTTTACTAGATTTACTGCATCATTTACTAAAATTTCTGCATATACTGTAGGTTGTTGAAGATCTTCATAGATTGAAATTGACCCTATCTGCTGCCTTATATCAACAGTAGTAGTACCGTCGAAGTGAATTATTTTTACTGACAGTATCTTTACGTCGCCTAGATCAAACTTCTCCATTACAGCAGCTCTTTAAGTTCTTTTTCTACTTGATCAAGGTATACTTTATCAAGCAGTTTAATAGTTTTTTTTGAGTTATTAAATTCTATTTCACTATCATATGCACTAACTTGTTTCCAGTAAACAAGCTCGTTATCTGGTATATTTAAATTAATATAATTACCAGAGCTATCTTCAATGTAATTAATCACCTCACTAACAGATGTATTAGAGTTTATGTCTGTGAAAAGAGATACATTTGACGTTGAATTAAATAAACCTTCTATATGTTGAACCGATATTGTATTACCTGAGATACTCTTGACGAAGCCGGTGCTTATTAAAGTACTGTTTGATTGAAGTATTTTATCTTCTAATTTAAAAATACTAGAATTACCAACATTAATATAAATCGTTTTGTTAGTTTCTTTAATTAATGAAAGCGGTTTTCTTTCATAGGAAACTATATTGTTGTTGATACCTGCAATTGGTTGCCAGTATTTTTTTAGACTTGCAGGTAGTGCTTGATATGCTGACGTAGATAGCATGCTATCATCATCTTCCCAATTTGTTGTATAGTATACTATTTTTTCTATAGCTGCTTGTGCAGAACTATACTTCTTAATAATAAACGTTTTAAAATCATTCTCACTTAACGGCCAATCATAAAAGGGATCTATAATATCATTGGCGGCATATATTACCCAAGAATATTTTGCATCATCGTAATAATTTGCAGATATTATATCTGCTCTCTCCCCTTCTTGAACTACGTAGGGATAGAAGACAAAATTATTTCTCTTTGCAATATCATTAAATTTTATTGAAGTAAGTATATTAATTGCAATATTATTGCCATAAGATACTTTAGGAAATTTATCGAATAAATTAATCATTTGCTTGTATTGTTATTTGTAGGGCTCGTTGTGGATGCAGTTCTTATATCACTTATTTCTTTGGAAGAGAGAGCGGGACCGGACGCACCGGTAAAGTCATTTTGAACTACAGGCTCAATCTCACCAAAATTAAGTTCTACTTCTATTTCTGTTGGGTGCCTACCGCCTGAGAAGAATGATGGTACACCTGCAGGTGCATAGTTAATTGACATAGATTCTAGGTAACATTTTTTTATTATAATGTATGAATCATAACCTCCCATTGAGGGCTTATCCCCTGCAAATTCCCCGGCAGGTGTAGTAATAGTTATGGAGCATTGATTAGGAAACCTTAATGCTAAACCTGTCTTTTCAGGTAGCATTCTCTTTTTAAGCTGTAGTAAAATGGCCTTTAATTTTCTCGATTCTTTTTCACTTGACGGTGATAATCTAAAACTAAAGCTATGCTTTCTTAAAGTGACACCTTCAAACTGCAGAGCCTGATGTGGGTTAAATACTGCACCTGTAGCCCGGTCTAGAGCTGCCCCGGCTTCAGTGCCTGATATAAGACCCCTGACAGCTAGAATAGAATTTTGTGTTTTATTTCCACCCTTAGTAAGTACATCGGCGAGTGCGCCACCTTTATCTGAAAAACTAGATATTGCTTCTTTAGTATTGCTGCCGCTAAACAATTCACCGGCGGTCTCTGGATTAAGCATACCTGCTTCTTCTAATATACCAAATATACCTAACTGCTTCTCCGAGTATGTTGCCTGAAAATTTTCTTTTAAATTAGCTGGTAATGGAAGAGATATATTAACCTCAGGCAATGTAACAACCGGCTGTATGGGGCTTTTTTGATAGCGCTCAAAGAACTTGAAGGTAATAAAATAATCAGCTAGATCTTCTGGATAAACTAGTTCCGATGGTGGTTTGACAGACTTGCTTGTAACTTCATCAGGCGTAGGGCCAGGTATTGCAGGTGGCGAGCCAAATGTATCTTTAAATTTAGAGACTGACAGAAATTTATTCACAGTATCAACTGAACCAATAGATGAAATCTTACTAGTAAGCCCGCTAAGAGAAAAACCACCTGATACCGTACTTAACGCTTTGTTAACATCACCGTTGAAAGACTCAATAGACCCGGGTGTAGACTGGCCACCGTTTGACCTGAACTGATCGTAGAAGTTTCCATTCTGTACATAATTGTTTGTGTCGATATCTGCCATAAATACTCTTATGAGTTATAAAGGTTATTTTAAGCCCGTGCACCCAGAGAAGTACAGAGGTGATCCTACTAATATTATTTATCGTAGTTCTTACGAGCTAAAGTTTATGCTTTATTTAGATAAGCACCCTAACATTATAGAATGGGCTAGCGAAGAGTTCTGCATACCGTATAGATCACCAGTAGATAATAAAATTCATCGCTATTTTCCTGACTTTTATGTGAAGAAGAAAAATATGGATGGTACTATAGAGGTTTTAGTTATAGAAATAAAACCTGCATCACAGACAAGGCCCCCTGAAGTAAAAAAGAACAATAAGTCAAGAAGGTATATACGGGAAGTAGTTACTTACGGTATTAATGAAGCTAAATGGAAAGCTGCTACTGCTTTCTGCGAAGATAGAAAGTGGAAGTTTGTTAAACTAACAGAAAAAGAGCTAGGTATAAAAAATTGAAAGGTACAGTTTTTTCAAACATCTTAAGAGATGCAAGTATAAGCGGAATCGACCCTAAAAACATCGTCGATGCAAGCACCTGGCTTAGATCTAGAGCTGCGGAAGAGAAGACAACTGATCCTAGCAGATTAATTAAATTAAATTCTGATCGCGGACGAACGGCTGTTTTGACAGGTCAAATGTATCTATTTAACTATGATGCAAAACATAAAGATACTTTACCTTATTATGACAGATACCCGCTAATATTTCCGTTTAAGAAAGTTAAGGATGGATTTTTAGGACTAAACCTTCATTACCTTCCTTATCCTTACAGAGCAATTCTAATGGATAACCTATATCCGTTGTTGAATAACGATAAAATGAATGAAACGACAAGGTTAAGGATATCATATTCTATACTCGATAGAACCTCTAAACTTAAATATTTTGCGCCTTGTGTCAAGCACTATCTAAATAAACATATCAAGTCTAGATTTATTTACATATCCCCTGATGAGTGGAACATTGCATTATTTCTACCACTTCAAAGATTTAATACTAATGTAACTAATGTCTATAGAGACTCAAAAAATATAATTAAGAGACGATAATGACAATTTCAGAACAGGTTAATGGTGTACTATCAAGAGGCAGAGATATTGCTGGTACCGTTAATGTTGTAAAGGACTTTTTGCCGCCCTCTATAAAAGGACCTTTAGAGAAGTTATTTGGCATTGATAGTAAGACCCCTTCAGGTGATAATCCAAAAAATGTTTCAAACTTCATTGCAAATCTTAATAGATTAAGAGGTGTTCAGCGAACGAGTCATTTCTATGTAAACATTCCTATGCCTCGAAAATTGTCGCGTATTAGAAATGCCTCTACTAATGTAGGTACTGGTAGAAATGAAGTAAGCCTGGACGCTACAGGCGGTGGTACAGAAATGAGGGAAATAGGATTGCTATGTGAATCGTGTAGCCTACCTGGTGTATCATTAAATACTACTGAAATAAGAAGATATGGTTACGGTGTGGCAGAGAAAAAACCTTACCTGCCTACCTTCACAGATCAGTCATTTACGTTTATAGGTGATAATACTGGTAAAATTCACAAATTCTTTTACAGGTGGATGAACAGTATAGTTAGATATGATGGACGCCATCGCGATAATACTGTAAGCTATGAACTTAGCCCATTTCAAGTAGAATATAAAAGAGACGAGCTTGGACCTCTTTATACTGTCGATATCCAGATAGTGATGATAGATGAAACTAATAGAAAAATTAACACACTTACACTTATGGATGCATATCCAATCTTCCTCGGTGACGTACAATTAAGCTGGGCAGAAAATGATTCTTTTGTTAGATTTCCAGTTACTTTCACCTTCTCTAACTGGAAGCTTGATGAGCTTAATGTTGCACCTCTGCTCGATAATACTCCTAAACAAAGCAGTCTTCTACAACAAATAATGAAGGTAGGATCTGCTGTACAAGTACTAGCATCAACTAGAAAGCCCACCGGTGTTGCAGATATTATTAACGTAGTAAATAACGCAAGAATTGTTTCTTCTGGACTTAATAATTTTTAATTGGAGTTTATAATGGCATTACCTAAAATTAATCATCCTATATTTGAATTAACATTACCATCAACAAAAGATAAGCTTAAATTTAGACCTTTCCTAGTTAAAGAAGAAAAGGTTCTTTTAATAGCACAATCAAGTGAAGATTCTAACCAGGTGCTTAACGCAGTTAAGCAAGTACTTAATAATTGTATTATTAGTGATACAGTCTCAGTTGATGATTTTACTACATTTGATTTAGAGTATATTTTCTTGAAGATAAGATCTAAATCAGTTAATAACATTATAGAACTAGCATATAGAGACACTGAAGATAATAAGAGGTATGAGTTTGAAATTAACTTGGACGAAATAGAAGTTAAAGAAGATCCGGAACATACTAAAACTATTAAAGCCGATGATAGTCTTACTTTAATTATGAGATATCCTAGATCTGATCTAGCAAAGCTTTTATTAGAAGTTGAAGAAGAATACGATGTATTCTTTAAAATTCTTACTTATTGTCTGGATAAGGTAATATTAGATGGTCAAGAGTTTAGTGCTGTTGATTCAACAGAGCAAGAACTAGAAGAATTTATTCAATCACTAGATGTTAATACATTTAAAAAAATTCAAGAGTTTTTTAATACTATGCCAAGACTTTATCATGAACTAAAGTATGTTAATAGTCTTGGTAATGAAAGAACAATTAAGCTAACGAGTTTGAGTGATTTTTTTACGCTGGGCTGAGTCATAATACCTTAGCTAACTATTATCAGTTAATTTTTAGCTTGGCTCAGTATCATAAATGGTCAATAACTGAAATAGAAGACTTAATACCATTTGAGCGGGATCTTTATGTTGATATGCTAAGAGAATACTTAGAAAGAGAACAGGAAAGGTTAAGACAGCAATCAAATGGCAGATAGTAAAGCAGCATCAGTTAAAAACATTGCTTCTATGAAGAAGAGTATTACCATGGGTGCTGCTAAGGAAAAGCAGCACGCTAACTCTACAGCTCAAGTAATAGAAAAAAGTTCTGCAGTGATAAAAATAGAACTTAAGAAGCTTAAAGAGAACATAATTTCACTTTTATTTCCTGCCCCGTCCCCAGAACAAACTCCGGAGCAAAAGCCAGGTATTGGCGATACTATTAAAGCTGCAGGCGAATCAACTGCTCAAGCGGGACTAAGTATTGCTAAACTTGCACTATTAATTCCTTTATTAATGAATGATAAAGTTAAGGCGCTAGTAGGGGGATTCTTTGAAAAGTTCTTAAGTAATTTAGGTGTGGCCAAACCTATAGTCGATGCAGTGTTACTTGCTGTGCAGAACCTAGATAAAATCTTAATTACATATTTCGGGTTTAAAGTCTTTCAATCAGTTAAGGGTGCATTTGATTCCATAATGGAGCTTGCAAGAGTAACAGGTTTAGTAGCCGAGTCAACCAATGAACAAGCCTCTTCTATTGACACAGAAAAGAAGGAATTAAGAGATAAACAAGGTAGACTTAGAGATGAAAAAGGTAAATTTGTAAAGGAAAAAAAAGACCTAGAAGAGGGTTTAGGTAAAGCTAGTGATAAAGCTAAGTCCGGTATAAAAGATGCTAAGAAGGATATGAAAGAAGCTAAAAAACTTGGCAAATTTAGTTTCTTAAAAAAATTTAAAGTATTAAAAGATAAAATTATTCCAAAATTAATTAGTCTAGGTAAAAATTTTCTTAAAGCTATACCGGGCGTAGGTACTTTATTAAGTCTAGGTCTTATTTTATATGATTTATGGTCAATAGGATCTGACATCTATGATGTGTTTACTGGCGATGATGACGAAGGTAAAAAAGAGGTCAAGCCGGAGCCTAAAAAAAGTGCAGCTCCTTCAAATGCTGCTACGCAGCAACGTGTAAGTGCAGCCCCGGCTGCTGCTACTGCGGTAGGGAAAAAATCATCAGCGCCTGCAGCAGCTTCTGGTAAGCCGGCCGCGGCTGGCAATTCTACTGCACCTGCTACTCCTACTAAAGCTGCATCAGCAGGGTCGTCTTCTTCCCCTTCAGCTACTCTTGAAACATCTACCCCTAGTTCTGCAGCAGAGCCTATCGCGCAGTCTTCCGAGGATGTTGCTTTTAAAGATGAGATGACTAATGTACAACAAGTTTCAATTACTAATATTAATAATAGTAAGAATATAACTATGGCTTCGCCCGGTAAGCAAGGCTTACCGTCAACTACTTCAGCACCTACTTTCTGCATTCTGAACTAAATGGATAATAAAACTAAAACTAAAGCAGGTAAAGAGACCGTCCAGAATTTAGGGATGGTAAATGATCTTATGCATTCAGGGGGCGTCTATAGAGGTAAGGGTGGAAGATTCGTATCAAAAAGCGACGCAGGGGATAATGCCCCGGAATTTTATCAAACTATTACCAAGACTCCTTTATCATTCTCTGGTCTAGATAAAGTGGCAGAGAGTATGAAGCTTATCGCTTCATCTTTAAAAGATATTAATAATACTATTAAAAGTCGATCTCAAAAAGGTGCTTATGAGCAAGAAGAAAAAACGTTAGAAGCCCGTAAGCCTGAAACTCCACAAGCAGAGCAGCCAACAAGTATTAAAGAAGAGGCATCTTCACTGTTCTCTAATCCAGCTTTCATGGCTGCTCTTGCTGGTATAGTTTATGCAGTATTACCAGAGGATGTACAGAAGAAAATAAATGCCCTGTTTGGTGGGTTTACTGATAAGCTTAGCACAAATGTAGATGAAATGGGTAACCTAGGTACAGCAATAAAAGTTGCTGCCGGGGGACTTGCACTTTTTATAGGCGGTAAGTTCGTTAAGAATATAACTGATATGATTACCAGTATGGTCAAAATTGGTAAACGTATTGGTAAGATGGGCAAGCTAGGAAAAGCTGCAGCTGCTCTTACCGTTGGTGCAGTAGCAGTAGATTATGCTACAGATAAGATGAAAGAAGATAAAGAGGGCGGCAAGGAAGGTGAAGGCGGCAAAAAAGATGAAGGTGGTAAGGAGCCAACAGCTAAACCAGAAGCAGGAAAAGAAGCAACCTCCGGGTCTGCTGCTACCCCGGAAGAAAAACCAGCTGCCGCAGCTACTACTTCGGCAGGAGTAGAGCTGCCCGGTAAAACCGCCGAAGGTAAAGAAAAGAAGGCAGCTAAGCCAGGCTCACCTAAAAAGGGACCAGGGTTTAATGCAGGCGTATCAGCTATGAATTCTGCTATTTCTAAAGAAGGAATAACAAATCCTGTAGCCCGTGCGCAAATTTTAGCTCAAACAGCTCACGAGTCGGGCGGATTTAAATATTCTGAAGAGCTTGCAAGCGGGCAGGCCTATGAAGGCAGAAAAGATTTAGGCAACGTTGAACCTGGTGATGGTATCAAGTATAAGGGTCGTGGATTCTTACAGATAACTGGTAGAAGTAATTATGCCGCTATATCAAAAGATTTAGGCTATAATTTTGTTGAAGATCCTGATAAGTTATCTGATCCAAAATATGCAGCAGAATCAGCTCTCTGGTTTTTAAAAAGACCATTTAATGCCCGAAGAATAAAAGACTGGGGGGATACTAAAGCAGTGACTAAAGTAGTCAATGGCGGATATAATGGTCTTGAAGAAAGAGAAAAATACTTTGCAGAGTTTAGTAGTGATAGTAAACTAGCGGATGCTGGTAGCGCTGCAGCGCCTTCCCCGGAAAGTGCTAGTGCACCGCAGTTGGAAGTAGCGCGCCCTGGTAAAGGTCAGCAAATATCCGAAATGACTCAAGACGTCAAGCAAAAAACTGTAGAGGCTAAGCAGACTGCCCCGGTAATTAATAATGTTGATATGTCAAAAACCAAAGGAGTAGGGGGCAGCAAAGTTCCAGATATGCAAGCCCCCATTCCATCACCTATCGCTTCTCGTGGTTCACTTAATATTGGAACCACTCATAGTGCATCTGCTTAATCTTCTTCTGCCAGCTTCTTAAAGAAGTCCATTGACTCATCGTCATCTTCTTCCATGACTGGAGCAGGCTTGGACTTAATAACCGGCGCTGCTTCTTCTTCCCAAGGTGGGCTATCCTCAGCACGTGTTTGAGGTTTGACTGTACCAGTCAAACCAAGTACTCGGTTAAGCTTATCCTTGAGCTCATCATACGATTTAAAATTAGAAGGATCAAGGAAAGGCTGCAGCTTATGTTCTGAATGCCAGATCTTTTCAAGTTTTTCATCATCATCTAAAAGAGGTGATGGAGATTCAAACTCTGACTTATCATAGTTACGATAGCCTTCAACATTTCGAATCTTAAGCTTAAAATTAGCACCTTCCCATAGATCAAACGGGTTTACTGGCTTCTCGTCCTCAAATTGAGGATTCATAGTCTCATTAAGCTTATCGAAAATCTTTTTACCATACTTGTATAGGAAAACCTTACCCTCATTCTCAGGGTGCGCAGGATCCTTAACAACGTAGATATTTGAGACAAAACTCAAACGTCGCTTCTGCTTACGAACAATTTCCTTATTTGCTTCAACCCCTGAATTCCAAAGCTGAGTATTATACTCTGATACCGGGTCTTTTTGACCTAGAGTGGTAAGAGATTTCTCAATGTACCAGCCGCCAGGTCCTTGGAATCCGTGATCCCAAACGCGCACGAAAGGTACATCTTCACCGGTAGGTGCAGGTAGAAAACGGATTACCGCATAGCCATTACCTGCTTTATCTACTTCAGCCTTCCAGAAACGATTATCGTCTGAACTGTTAGCGGTTTGTTGAGTGTTAAGCTTGGTCAGTTCGCTAGTAAGCTGATCGAACTGATTTTGACGGGACTTCTTAAGTTGAGAAAAATCGACTGCCATGTATTTGCTCCTTATTAGCGTTGTATTAAAGTATAACGTCGTATCCACTTACTCATGACGATATAGTATATATTATATTACTTTTGTGAAAATTTATCCAGCACAATTTTTTTCATCTTATCTCTATCAAACTCTAAAAACTGCCTGTATTTCTTGCACTTTAAATTTACTTGTGGCCAAACTACTGTTTCCTCTATACGTCTACTCCACTTCCTAGAAAAACTTACCAGCTCATCTAGTATAACAAACGTCTCTATTGTTATTTCGTTCCGAAGAAGAAGCTTTAATAGTAATGGATGCTGACCGTCTACTACTAAAAAATTAGAATCGAATTCTGACTCTAATTTATCCAAGTCATTACTAAAGGTATATGAAAGAGATTCTTTTACCTTTAAGAACTGCTTGTATAGCCTTTCAGATTCTGTGTTGTGTACCAAATCCCCGATCCAGTTGTCGCCGCTGTATACAAAATTGGATACGAGAAACTCAACGGGATCTTTTCGCTTTGAAAGCTTGTGGAAAAAGTACTTGTCAGATCTTTTTTCAAATGTTGTACGGGAGGCTTTAGTTCGCCCGCCATATTTAAAGTAGTCATATGTTTTACTCGTAAAATGGTTCTTTAAAGCAAGATATAATTTATAAGCTTCAAACGCATCCATCAAAATTTAGGTTCTTAAAGAAAAGGCTTTGCTGTCTAATGTAGCGTTCCCGCATAGTAGACGCTTCTCGCACTTGTTGTAAAGTAAAGGGCATAGGCTTAAACCCATTTTTTTCCATCACATTTAACCAGTAGCCTGCATGCTGACAATTAACGTGATGGTGACCAGGTTGACCTGGTAGTGCATGAGTCATGATAACGTATTTGCAAGATTTAAAAGTCTCAATGAAGTTAGGCATGTATTCTTCATCAACATGTTCGACAAACTCTACTGTCCAGGCTAAATCATACTTCTTCTCTGGAATAAAAGGACCCTTAGAATAATCATGGATAACTACATTGTCCTTAATGCTCTCTGGTCGTTCTACTGTAAAGTCACCGTCCACTCCTAGTACATCTAGACCTTTATTCTTGCAGAGTTCAACTACACCGCCAGGTCCGCATCCAATATCTAAAACTGACTTAACTTCCAGATTCTCAATTAAATAATTAATTGCGCCTTCATCAACGTGCGTTTCATTTTCATGGCCGCCTAGGTGCCCGGGTAAAGTAGTCATATAGGTAGTTTCCTTGTTTTAGGTAAATAATTTAAATCTTCCGCATCATCTTGAATTCGCGCTTTCATTTTAGTGCTGCCTTTAATTAAAGAAGCCGCAGTCTCTATTTCTATATTATTTTGCTCGCAGTAAAGCACCACCGCATCCAGATACGAAATTCTTTTTTCTAGAGATAGCTTATCTATTTCTCCCATGAACTCTGTAGGAGTTTTTATTCCAAAAATATCTTCTGTCATTTATAAAAAATATGTCTCCCTATTTTTGCTACTCTCTGTTTATTCCAGTTAGGGTGAACATAGTCAGCGTGATAATATAAAGCACCCTTCACCTTTTCTAACATAAACCCTTCCATAAGTATCTTTCTAGCCGCTTTTTCTGATTCTAGGTAATTATCATAGTAAATAGGCATATTGGTTTGCTTACAATACCACGAAAATTGACAGACTGGTTTTTTATTATTCTTGTAAGTTTTTTGATACACAACCTGACAAATATCGTTAGGGAATGTATCGCTCCTAGCACGATTTACAGTTACCTGTGCTACTGCAAGTTTACCTTCAAAAGGTTCAGTTGCTGCTTCATAATAAATGTTTCTGGTAAGACATTCAAGCTGTCTTGGTGTAGCTAGTGTATCCTTTGTAACAGCTACTTCTGGTACCGGCTTAGTAATTTTACTTGTGTATAAAGTTGTAAGATAGTGGCCAAAAACAAAGAACGAATTGACAAACATAACACCTAGAGTAAAATACAGAAGACCTTTGGTAATAGATTGGATATTATCCATGCTATCTCCTAAATTTTTCTGATTATAGATGTAAAGGAATATTAAAGCCAGTTATACTGACTTGATGGTACTCTCAGCCTGACCATAGCCAAAAAACTTAGCTTTCCAGTCATTACGAGCCATTCCTTCGAGAGGTAGCCAACGGTGCTTCTCTTTAAGTAGTACCTTAGCTGCGTGGTTCCAGTCAGTGGATATAACAAATTCTTCAAACTGACCTTTAAGGTTGATAAAGTGTTCATATGAGTTTGAATCTTGTTCTATATGAACTATTTCATACACTCTATCATCATCATGATTTAAATAATCTAAACTAAAATCTAACCCCCATTTCTTCTTACAATTAATAAGATAGTTAAGTTGTGGGAGTCTTTTTTGATACTTGTGTAGTTGTATTGCAGCTTCATCAGTAAAATCACATCTATGTAGTATCATAGTGTGATCTATAAAAAATGGATCTTCCTTGCTTATATCAAACCAGGGTTCTTGCCAGCAGGTATGGTATAAGCACCCGTTACCAATCTTATTCTGATATCCTGCAGCGCAGTAGTAAGCTTGCTCTAAAGGGGTAAGCTCAAAGCCGTCTTTATCAAAGTATTTAACACTCTCTTTGCTTAAAAGACCGGCATTTACTGTTTCGCTGCAGGTAGGGTTACTATCTACATGAACTTTAATTACAGTAAACAATTATGCTAAAAATCCTGGCTTGTAAACGGTCTTGCCGCCTTCTTTAAGTGCTGTAAGGCATTGCTTACGTTGTGGGCCGTCTTTCTTGAGTGAAACATGCACCCACCCTGAGTCTGGAATACCTGGTGTATAAAATTCGAGAATAAGCTGGTCAAAGGGTAAGTTATCTCTAATGTAAGCAGCTAAATCAGCATTTGGAATGCCGGGGACTTCAATATCACACGCTTCACCGTTGCAATGCTGGCTTGTTGCAGCGCCACCTACAGCTTCATTAAGCTTAGCACCTCTATACCCTGAGTTTACCTTTACGGGCTTCCCGTAATGCTCTCGAACAGGTTGCACAACCTTTTCTACTAAGTTCTTTAAGTTTTCCATATGGACACCCTGAGGGGTATTATCAATACCCTTCTTTGTTGCTGTGTCGCTCTTGGTAAATTCTTCTAAGGTAAAGTTTTTAGATAATTGCATGTCGTCTATCCTGTAAGTAAAATTCTTTTAAAGAAAAAACTATAAAGTCAATGTATAGTATAAGAAGCTTGAGCATGTGTATTATATTTAGTAATCTTGAAAACTTAAAATATCTGTATAGTTTACGTGCAATATAGCCGTGTTCTATTTCTTCTTGAGTATGCCAAAGCCAGAAGTTTTTGATTTCAGGGTCAGTATTTGTAAATTTTTCCTTTAGTAAAAGCTTACATACTCTAACTATCATAGCTTCAAAGCAAACTGCATACGATAGCTTATCACTATTTTTTAAGATAAGAACGCGCCCGGCTAGCCTTTTTGCTTTATTTTGAATAGAGCTTATATCGTAGTTTAATGATAATTGTTCATTAAATGCTTTATGATTATAACTATGCCAGCTTTCTTGTCCGAATAAAATATCTATTTCAGCTAATAATGTTTTGTCTTTAACTTTCTTTTTGTAAAAACTTAGAAGTCTGCAGAAGATGTATTCATTTTGCTCAAATAATAATGAATTAGCATTCCAAAAAAAAGTTTTAAATTTATTATTATCAAACCAGTATTTTGTTAATTTAAAGCTAAACTTTCTAGGTCTTATTTCCATTTTGTTAATCCAAGACATACATTAGTACCACCGAATGCAAAGGAATTATTTAGTACAGTATTAATAGGGTTAAACACAGGTATGGTAGGTAAGAATATATTACTACTTATATCTGCATCTAACCCATTAATAAAGTTATTTTGTATAATTCTATTATTTTTTATAACAAAAATACAAGCTAGAGTTTCAAAGGTACCAGCTGCACCCAATAGATGGCCAGTGAGGGATTTAGTTGAAGAGATAGGTATATTTACTACTTCTTTGCCGAATACTTCTTCTATAGCTTGAAGTTCTATTAAGTCACCTACCGGGGTCCCTGTACCATGACTATTAATATAAGATATATCTTTAGTATTTAAATCTTTTAAGCATTCTTTTATTACTCGTGCTTGGGAAGACCTGCAGGGCTTGGTAAATGTTTCTGTCCCTGTAGATAAGCCATACCCCGTAATCTCACAGTATATTTTGGCTTTACGGGATAAAGCGTATTCTAAATCTTCTAAGATTAATGATACTGATCCTTCTGATATGGCTGTCCCTTTTCTATCTGCTGAATATGGTCTAACCGCATTAAAACTATATTCCTTATCTTCATTAATTGCGCCTATACCGCGCCACCAGCTGGCGTTAAGTTTGGTATTTAAGCATTCCGAGCCAACTGCTACGGCGTTTTTTAAAGCACCACTCTTTATTCTTAAATATGCCTCTCCTAATGCTACGGCGGACGATGAGCACGCTGTGGTATATGAGATGCACGGCCCGGTGATTTTTTCTCTCAAAGAAATATAGCTTGCACCCTGATTGGGCATCGCTTTAATAATGGAGATAGGGTTAATTTTCTTACCGTTAGAAATATTACTATAGCATTCTTCCACTGTAAGGGCTCCGCCAAACCCTACTCCATAAAATATACCTTCAGGTACTATACCTGAATCATCACGGGCCCTCTCATAGGAAATCCAGGAGAGTTTAGTTACTTTATCCGTAAGATTTGTATCTGATGATGAGAACATAGAGTCAATATTTTCATCTACCGAGCCGCTCACGGTATTATGGCTATCGTTCCATTTTAGACCTGAAATACTATTGTATAGCCTGTGTTCTATTGTATCTAAATCACCACCTATAGGTGTTATCGCGCCGGCGCCTGTTATAACTACTCTTCTCATATCTTTTCTAATACTTTACCAAAATAGAATATCGGATCGAATTCCCACCAGCGTTTTCTTTGATTAGGCTCGTTAGGGAAGGCATGGTGATTATTATGCCAGTCACCACCAAATATACCTAAAAATAAATTATTGTGAGAGTTATTTAAGGTGTCGTAGTTTCTATAGTTAAACGGTGTTTTTTTATGTGAAAAATAATTAAATACATCAATACAGATATAATTAAACATTACACTAAGAATTAAGTATTTAAAGAAAACGGTGTTAATTAACAAGGATAAAAATATAGTGCCATATGTAAGCTCATAGTAGTATGTGTTAATGAATGTTTCTATTCTTGATTCATTCTTGTCAATCTTACCTATAAGCTTAGAGTCAACGATATGCATATCTATAAGAGTAAAGAACCCCTGGTGTGGTCCGTGCAGATCTAGTTCGGTATCTGTATATCTGTGATGTAATCTATGCATTGCAATGTAGGTTCTTGAAGAACTAAACATACTTAAAAGTGTAAAGCAACAGAAAATATCTCTAAGATACCAGGATATTTTAAAAGCGCGGTGGCTAAAAATTCTATGAAGTACTAATTGATTAAAGACGATCTGTATGTAAACTAGAAATGTTAACAAATAGTAATTAATGGGGCTGTCATTTATAACAGAGTCAATTAAAAAATAAAGCCCGGTAAGAAAAATTCCTAGAAATAAAATATATCTTTTAATCTTCATTCTTTATAGACTTTATAATAAATGTAGGTATATCTAGTTCCCACCATTTTACTTTTTGAGTATAAGACGTCGGATTAGCGTGGTGATTGTTATGCCATTCGCCTAGTAAATACCCTGCTACTAAATCGTTGTTTGATTTATCTTTAGTTTGAAAATTTCTATACGAAAGAAAATTACTAGTATGATTCACAACATTAACCCACCCTGTTCCAAGTAAAATTCCACAAATTCCTACGTTATAGGAAAGCGCAACTATTGGATCTATAGCCAATAACGCAATATAAAAAGTGACAAGTATTAGTAAGTAGTAGCTATGAGTAAAGCTTATCCAGTAGTCTCTAAGACCTCTCGCGTAAAGCGGTGATATTTTTTCATCACTTGAATTAAACATGAAGAAAAAAGTCTTTACGGGTTTTTTAGGTTGATGTGGATCATCAGGGGTATCTGAGTAGCGATGATGGGTTTTGTGAATTATAGCGTATCCAAGCGGTGAGCCGAACGCCACTAGTGTAGAAATGAACGTAATAAAGATATGCCAGGGCTTCGATAGTTTGTATGAGCTGTGCGAGAAGTATCTATGAAGCCCTGCGTTGTGTCCTACATGTAGCATTACAAGGTACCATAGAAAACTTAAACTTATAAACCATGCATTTGCCCCATACGTGCTAAATGCGACAACTGCGAGCACGAATTGCATTGTAATAATATATTTTTGTAAGTGATCGCGAGACTTAAAAATAAAATCTAAAGGCCATTTATACACTTTTAATTTTCCTAATAAAAAAATCGATTATATCAAATTCCCACCATTTTACTTTTTGATTCTGAATATGTGGGTTGGTATGGTGGTTATTGTGCCAATCACCTAAAATGTAGCCGTATATAAAATCGTTATAAGCCGGGCCGTCGAAGTTCTTATATGAAAATATTGTCTTTTTGTGAGAAAAGACTGCGGTCCAGATAAATGCAAAATAACACATAATGACCGAGTAGTGGTACGAGATCCATAGAACAGGACTTATTAAAAACAGTACTATACTATTAACTATCAAAAATGGATGATAGTATTTATGTGTAAAAACTACAAAACGATCACCTAAGAGCTTACTTCTAAAATACCTTATATGATCATAATTAGTAATGTTTAAAAAAGCTTTCAAGGGGCTATCAAAGTGATACGGATCTTTTCCCGTATCACTAGTTAGATGATGATTGCGATGAAAGGTAGCCCAGCCAAATGCCGAGCCATACCCAACTGCATTTGCTAGATAAACTATGACATAATGCACTGGTCTGCTAAGAGAAAAGTATTCGTGTGATAGATACCTATGCTGCCCTATATTATGACCAAACCAGAATAAAATAAAAAATAAAAATAATGATAAAATAAGTATTTTAATACTGGGAACTATGAAAAATGTTCCCACTAAAGCAATAATAATATTTGCTAAGCTAACAAACCGATTAGTAAATGGATGTGATTTTAAAATCACTTCTTAATCCATCTTATAATTAACTGATATATTAAGTCTATTTCCCAAAGCTGTGACAAAAGCATCTAAAATATCTCCTATTGTCTCTGGCACCGGGCTGCCTTCAGGTAATTCAATGCCCGTCTTGTCTTCCATACCAAAAATAAACTGAAGATATTCCAACGAGTCTAGCTTTGGAGCCATCTCCTTAATAGTAGATATAGGTGTATTGGCAGGCATGCCGCTAATATCGATATCATAATCCTTCTTCATTGTTACTATAATTAGATTATAAATCTCGTCTTTTGTCATATTTTTAGCCTCATAGAAATAAATGATAGTTGATTCTGTTGCCAAGTTCAACTATCAAGACTCCGGTCTTAGCTGTTAGGCAGCAAGAGCCATGTTGTAATCGCTATCGTTTGCGTTTACTAGTTCTGCTTCATTAACGTCGATCGCCTGACGTGCTGTCCATATCTGTACTCATTGCCCTGTCGAAACCTTGACATCCCCATCATAAGCGTATTACTTATTGGACTCTGATTAAGCCTATAGGCACTCATACCAGGCAATACGCTTATGGTGGAGATGGCGAGAATCGAACTCGCGTCCAGAACACCTTTCCTTCTACTTCATACAGCAATTCTTTTGATAAGCTTCTGGTTGTACAGATAAAAGCTCATCGTTCATAATATATTTAGTCTGACAAATACCACATTTAAAATCATTCTGCATGATACGATTTTTAAGTTCCTCGTCAGAAGAATAATCGTTATCCGAAATTTCTCTACAAACACAGATAATCATGACTCTTTCCTACAAGACATTATATATGTTAGGCTAAATAAAAATCAACTATAAAAAAAGACCGCTAGCGGTCTAGAGCCGAGGCGTACTTTCGCAGAGGCCCCGGGCATATTATATATTACTTATTATCGCGATGCAATATACATCGTGACTTCAAACCCGAAACGCTTGTCTTGAGCAATTGGCTTTGTCCACATATACTTCTCCTTTATTATTCACGTAGGGGTATCCTACTATAGTATTTTAGCTAAGAAGACTAGAAAAATCTATCTCTTGATCATTAAGTGTTAGTATCGATTATCATTACTCAATGGTAATCCACTCACCGTCTGCTCTATACTGAACCTTATGTATAAACTCATTATACGTGATGTGACACAGGTTAAGAACTAGTCTCCCGGCATAGTCCTTCTGAAGGAAGTATATATTACCGGGTACTGGCTTGAAGGCATATCTTGCTTGATCAATAAGAAAGGCGAGCTCCATACTAGCCCTTATTTTCTCATATTCCTGTTTAATAATATCAGCTTGTTTCTGTAAAAAGGCAACCTTTTCGTTGTACCTGTTCACAGACTGACTTAGATTATAAGATTTTAAATCCTCTATTTTTACAGGAGGAAAGTAAGCACTCCCCACCTCAGTCGGGTAGGGGAGTGAGTTGCGATTTAATCCGGCTACGTTAAGATCTGCAGGTGGATTGAAGATCTTTTCGTATTCATTTGACATCAAGTAGCTTCAGCAAATTCAACTGCCTTCTCAAGAGCCTTGATTTTAAGAGACTTGTTAGGTCCAAACCAGGCCGACTGAATACGGGTTTCGTTAGTACGGCCAAGCAGATGATCAGTCATGAACGTAACGGCATTAAACGGCTGCCACCAGCTACCTTGAGCAAACTTAGCACCAGGTTGCTTCTCTAGAACATCAAGAGCCTGAATAGCATTACGAGAGATCTTACCGTCCTCTTTAGACAGGGTCGGGAAGATAGTAGCAAAGTACTCCTTGACCTTCTCTTCACTATAACGCTTGCTACCAAGGAATGCAGCCATCTCCTTGTAAGTTTGCAGCTTATCCTTAGCAATGCCAAGCATCTCCTTAGCGACATCCCCGTCAAACGTACGACGATGATTCATCTTGTAGGAATTAGCAGCCTTAGTATCAAGGGCGAGGGTAAGAGTGTTATTGCAAACAACACGGATAGGAGTAAAGCGAATATCAATCGATTGACCAAACTTATGAGGATTAGTGAAGAGCAAGTAACCCTTAACCTCATCGCCGCCAAACAGCTCGAAGCTGTCCTTAATCTTGGCCAGGGCCCATACAACTTGACCGTTCTTCAACGAACCGGCAGTATGCATTTCCATATCACCGGTATGAACAAACTCGTCAAAGAATTCAAATGCTTCTTGATTCTGAACTGGGTTCCAGTCCGTAGTAACAACATCAAGAATGCTATTATCAGACGACCGAACCAGCGCATGCCGCCCGGTAGCAGTCTTAACACCTTCGAGGTCGATAAAGGTAGGAACCTTATTAACAGTCCAATCAAGGTCAGCAGTCTTGAGCATTTGCTCAGGTGACAGATCGGAAGGGACTTCCTTGCCAAGACCGTGCCAAGGTACTTCACCAGCGTAAGCCATAGTTTCGATCAAATGTGCCATGTCATATATCTCCTTTTTCAAATGACATATGTATTTTATTCTCGCGACGAAAATAAATCAACTACTTTTTATCATGACCATTTTATCGATAGCTTGCCAGTGCAGCATGTTAACTATTACATATAGGGTTCTAAGATCATCAGTATCCAGTTCGTCAAGCATATAAGGTTCTATATCCGAAATAGGAATACCATAGAAGGTTTCTGATTGGATCATTTCTTCTAGTTCTGAAGCACGATTATAGTCCATATGGCCTCCCTTTTTTGATATTTAGATATAAAAAAAGCGCCGAAAGGCGCTTTTTTATACAGTTAGGGATCTTCGGGCACTATAATAATATCCTAGTGCAGCTTGCCTCTCTATTCCTAGCTCTTCAGCAATGATAGCAGCAACCTCTTTACCAGGCTTATCTTGATTCTCTGAATAAATTTTTCTTGCAATTTCAGATTTAGATACTGTTTTTTTCTCGACTGTATTGTAATCTACTATCACTTCGCGTCCAAGATATCTTTCAATCTTTATTAAGCGAGTATCAGCAATACTGAGAACTGTTGAAGGGTCAAATTCAGTACCTTGACGTAGAGCTTCGTCAAACGCAGTCATAGCATACACTCTAGCTTTGCGCATAGAGTTATCCAATTGAATTTTTACACCTAGTTTTAAAAGGATAGCATTGCATGTTCTATGCGGGTTAGGTTGATTGTCAATGTACTCTCTAATTCTTTGGATCATAACCAGACGAGATGTATTGACAGTTATACCAAATTTTTTAAGAAGATCCCCTGCAGATTGTTGTACTTCCGTGAACAGAGGGCCGGATTCAAACTTTACTTTTGACTTTTTTCGTTTCATGATATAATTATAGCTTAAGTATTAAATAATCTCAATGGCATTGGGCAGAAAGATCGGGAACTTTGAACCCTCTAGCCCCGTGATATTCTAGCCAGCTACTTTGAGCACGATATGCATGCATTTCAGAGGCTGCCCATCTCTCACACTCACTTAGACCTACAAACATATTATTCCTTACTTGTACATAGTGTACAAGCTCATGATAAAAAATGCTAGCATTATATACATTGTTAAACTCCATCATAGCATCTAGATAAATTATACCGGTATCCTTGTCAGTAACAGCTGCTACTCCGCATGACTTTTTATTTTCACAGTAAGCATTCATAAGTTGCTCTTTATTGGTGAGGAATACTTCAGGTCGGTTCTCAGGTATCTTTAAATCCAATAAAAGCTTAATCTCTGACAAAAGATCGTCTATTAGAGGATTGATGAATTGATCTGGAGGCTTGTATCCGTCAATTGCGTAAGTAGGCAGGGATGTTAAAATTAACAACGCTGCAAGAAGATGTCGCATTAGTTGTTTAAATGATAGACGTTAAATGTATTAATAACTTTATTTACATAATCTATAGGCTGTTTAACAAAGAACTGAAGGGTTCCCTCTTCAGTGGCAATTAATGTAATTATATAGTAAATAGGGATCTGGTATAGTTCTTCTACCATCATAGCATAAGCAGTTTCTTGAAGAAAGTAACTTTCTATCCATTCTTCCTTTTTGAGACTAGTAGAAGTTTTATAGTCTACTATACAGTTCACGCCATGCATCCTACAAATAAGATCGCATTTTCCAGCTGCCCGTAACTTCTTAGAATAAAGGCTGGCCTCTATTGCATATACTGACTCTAGATTTTCATCTAGATAAGGTTGAATTTGTTTAAACAAATCGACAGTTGTAGGCATTCTGCCTTTCATAAAGTCTTCTTTGTTATCAACATAATCTTCACACATTAAGTGAAGTTTAGTTCCTCGAGCAGCTGCTGAATTTTTAATTCTTTCTGCTTTTTCTTCTCCTACACGTGCACGCCATTCATTAATCCCATCCTTACTAAGGGAAGAAAGAACTGTTGTAACTGAAGGAAATAGGTCACCATTAACATCATAGAACCGCTTGCCGTTCTTTTCAATAGATGTTAATTCTATTCTATCAAATGGTAGATGTTTAAACCTCATGTTTTATACTTACTAACTATATTATCAATCTTTACCTGCTTAGAAGATCTTGATAATGTTTTTTCACCTAACGGACTGGAAGGGTGTCTTTCTGCTACCTTAGATAGAACCTCTTTCCATCCGGCATCGTTTTTAATACCACCGACCCCGCCTACAATTGTAAGTGTTCCGCCTGGTGCATGATACCGGATTATATCTGGATTGTTTTTAAGATAACTGTCATATTCTGATACTCTTAAAGAAATATCAAATACCTCGTCTGTCTTAACATTTTTAAAGGTATAAATCATTTTCTCTTAATAGAATTTGCGAGCTGCTTCTCGTAAGTCCTGCGCTTATTCCAAATGTAATTAGTAAGTGTAACAAGCCATTTCTCTAACCTGTCCATTAATGTGCTATTCCAGAACCAATGCATAATATATCCTTAATAGTTTTCTTCGATATTAAGTAGCTTATTAACATCCTTAGATCTGAGGACGCTTTCTAGCTTCTTATAGGATTTCTTTTCTTTAACTTTCTTATACTGCTTTGCTTGATGATGTGTTTTTTCAAAGTCGTCATAATAATTATTTTTACGTTGAGACTTACTCATCTTACTCTTCAACCTCCGGTAAAAGATCTGGAAAAGCTTCCCTTACTACATCCTCAGAGATAGTACTATAAGGTAACTTTTTGTCTTTAATGTTAATTAAAAGGATTGCATCGTCTTTACTGACCGACTCGATTAATTGTATAAAAAGTACCTCACGCTTTACCTTGCTTAAATTAGGATTGCCGCCCTCAATAAACAGGTATAGTTTACGAGCCTCTGTGTAAAGTCTACTTTCTTGATCTAGATAATCACAGGGCTTGTAAGGTGGTGCACCTTCAGGTAAAAGAAATTTTACTGAAGGTGAGTATACGTAAAATAACAGTTGCCTAATAATTGGATGATTATTATTTCTTAAAGCTTCAATAATTTCAGCTCTGGATGGCTTGCTGGCGCATGCACTAAGAATAGACGATATAGATTTAAGCATTAGAACTCATTTATATGTTCAACAAGGGTTTTAAGTTTTTTACTAGTTAAGAATTCTAAAAGTTTTTCTTTAGACTTGCCTTCCTGGTTATCAAACTCACTGATAATACTAGATTGAATGTGCTCTGGGGTAAATGTGAGATCAATTAGCTGCTCATTTCTAATCCAATTTCTAAGTAATTCACCAGAAAGCTCATTATGAGGATTAGTGAGGCCTGCAAACCTATCTAGACGAACGGGTTTCTGCCGACCACCCGAAACTAAGCAGTCATCTTGAGATAAAATATTTGGAATGCCATCGCCGCGATCACCCTTAATAATAAGTTCTCTAGTAAACATTAGAGGGTCATCTGTAGCAATGGGCTTTTTACGAACAGGATCATATTGTGTTACGTTACCAAAAACCTGTAATTGAACAAAATCTTTATCACCGGACAAAATAAGAATCTTATTACAGGTATTTAGCAGATGTCCATTTTTTATAACTAACGTACCAATTACATCGTCTGCTTCCGCACCTTCAACTTGAATTACTCTATACGGAAAATATATTTTAAGCTCTTGCCTAATCTTATTGAGGGTGCTAAAGATTAAATTCCAATCAAGCTCTGAATCTTCTCTTGATTTTTTCCTATTAGCTTTATAGTAAGGAAAAACGTCTTTGCGCCAGACCTTTTTATCATCACAACAGATAACAAGCTCGCCATATTCAGCGAACTTTACTTTAAGAGAACGTATAGTGTTCAGAACCATATGCCTTAGTAAATCTTCATCGACCTTGGCATTTGTATAATTACCTAGCTGTGCCATTAGGTTAGAAATGCACACCTGGTTTAAATCTAAGAGTATCATGCTTTAATTATAAGAAGCTCAGAGTTTAATATCAACTTTGTTTCTATGTTTAACTCTAATATATTGAGCAAGTATATGCATTAGTGCTTGATGCGCATCTTCTGATATACCGTAATTATTTACTGGTACGTGTATAACCACATCAGCCAGTTCCTTTGCTTTACCGCCTTCAAATCCTACTAATGCAATAGTCTGTAATCCACTATCCTTGGCGGACTTAAGTGCTTTTAAAATATTTGGTGAATTGCCGCTTGATGATACTGCAATTAAAACATCACCAGTTTGGCCAAACATTTCTACCTGATAAGAAAACACATCTTCATAACTAATATCATTACCAATAGCTGTTAATAAGGACATATTTGAAGGTAGACTAAAAATCTTAGGAATAAACTTCGTATCAGAATAGATACATTTTGAGTGATCGCACATAAAATGATCGCTTATAGCAGCTGAACCGCCGTTTCCACATACAAATACTGTGGAATTACTAAGAAACGCGCATTCTAGTATGTCTACCGCCCTTTCTAAACTACTTACATCAACAGCGTCTAAGGCCTGTTTAAGATTATTAGTATAATCACTAACGAATGATTTAATCCGCATAAACTATTTTGCTTCCTTCATCGCTAAAGTTAAATCTAAATTCAACCATTCCACTTTCTATCATCCTATCTCTAAACTTAGATTGACGGGCTTTTGGGACATAAAATAAGAAGTATCCACCCCCACCTGCACCGAGAATTTTGCCCCCTAGTGCGCCACTATCGATAGCATAGGCATATTTTCTATCTAGCTCTGGTGAGGAAATGCCTTTAGAGATTAATCGTTTTTCTTTCCATGTCTCATCTAAAAACAAACCAAACCTATCAAAGTCTCTAGAATTTAGAGAATCTAATGCTTCATATCCAATCTGGACCATTCGCTCAAGCGGGTCATATTTTTTATCAGTGCTATAATCTTTTAGGATAGTCGATGCGGTTCTCGTAATCCCTGTATAGTACATGAGAAGGTTTGAATTAAGCTCATTTAATTCACTTTGAGATATACTAACCGGCTCTACCTTGACATTATCTTTATTAAAATACAGCGCATTAAATCCTCCGAATGCCGCGGCATACTGATCTTGTTTACCTAGGTATTCCTTACACCTATTAAATTCTATATCAAATGCTTGTTCAGCTAGATCTCTTCTATTAACACTAATGCCTTTAAGCTTATTAAGCGCGTTAACTAGGCCTACAGTAAACGTAGAAGAAGATCCTAGACCCGTTCCCTTCGTAGGTATTTGAGCATAAGACGAAATCTCTAATCCTGTATGGAAATTAAAATGCTTAAGTCCTTCTCTAATTCTATCATGCTTAATACTGTATACATCAGCATGCTCAACTTCGTTATATACTGCTTTGATACCGCTAACTGAAGTCTCGCATACTGTTACATACATATATTTGTCGATTGTAGTAGACAAACAGAATCCTGGTTTCTCGGCGTAGTAATGCGGTAAATCACTACCACCGCCAAAAAAACAGATTCTTAGAGGGGTTTTAGCTAGTATCATACGCCAGTGTTGTAAGTAAAGACAGGCCCGGAGATTGACTTGCGCTTGCTAGCATCAGGAAATTGTTCCTTAAGACCAGTCAGTAAGTCTACCCACTGTTGAGTAATCTTTTTCCAGTTATATCTACTATCCGCATACATCTTAACTAGCTTAAGATAATTTTGAACATCTTCAGTATTTACAACCTGAATTGCATTATCAAGAGCGTGATAGAAGATATTAGCATGCTGATTGTGGTCAGCATGACCTTGGTACATATAGTTCATACCCCCGGCTGTATCGATAAGACCGCCAAAGTTAGGATGAACACAAAGACAACCGGCCGACATAGCCTCAATAACACTTCTACTATTGCATTCAGTCCAAATATTAGGATATGCATGAATATGTGCTTTAGCAAGAGCTTCTCTTACAACTTCATTTGGTGCAAATGCATGATAGTTAATCTTGGGGTGATTTCTACATCTTTCATAGAGAGGCTCAAACTGCTTATCTGCATCATCCCAACCGTAAATCTTATAGCTAGAGAATACATCTAGTACGATATTATCGTACTTCTCTGCTAGCTTTTCAAATACTGGTAATAGTATTGCAAGACCTCTCTGTGGAGTAGATGAATAAACTAGTCGGATTTCATCTTTAGACTTCTCCTGAGGTTTAATTGGATCGATAGCAGTCTCAATAATAATTGATTTAGTATCATAAGGCATACCAAGCATATGCTGATATCGATAATATTGCCATTGGCCTGCAAAAACAAACTTGTGAAATCTGTTTCGACTGTAAACATCTCTTAAATGATTTGTTTCAGGGTCTTCAGGTAAATCATGTAGCCAATAGACTCTGATTTTTGAATCATCTAGTTCGCGCACACGGGAACAAATAATTTGAAAATCATCAGCTAGACCTTCAGGTAGTCTATCCGCCAGACCTCTCTTCATCATCTCAGTGCCTCCTTGTGAAGCTACTGATACTTCATTCTCATCAAATGCCATTTTTATCCTCTTGTTTTAAACAGTAATATTCCCACGCAGACTTTATCATTAATTGTAAGTTAGACGAATATTGAAATCCAGTTTCATTAATAAACTTATTAGGATCAGCAACTAAAAAGGCTGGATCTCCATTTCTTCTTTTACAAATATCATAGTTAAGATCTATACTCACTACATCTTCAAATTTACGAATTAATTCTAAGATAGACGTTCCATTTTGTGTACCTAGATTAAAAATATGCCTACCAGGGGTGCTGTAAAGATACTCGCAAGCTGTAAAGTGTGCCCTGCAAACATCATTAACATCAATATAATCGCGAACACAAGTACCGTCAATCGTAGGATAATCATCGCCAAATATTTTAAATCGGGTACCGCTGTACGCAGATTTGCAAAGAACAGGAATTATATGATGTGACTGTAAGTGATCCCCGGTATCCCCGCGGGAACCGGCTACATTAAAGTATCTAAAAGTTACAGACGGAACTCTAAAAAAATTAAATACTTCTACAAACAGATCTTCAGATTGAAGCTTACTTCTACCATACGCATTGGGTGAGCCTTTATCACTATACTCAGAAACGGGATGCGAGCTTTCTTTGTAAACCGCAGCAGTACTTGAATAGATTATCTGAGGATGTCTATCCAACCACCCAGTGTTAATAAGATTGTGTAGCATCGCGGCTGTATTACCAACATTATTTTCATAGAAATGAAACGGAAGTCGTTGGCTTAATTCTACATCTGCAGAAGCTGCTAGATGGAATACCTTTCTAACTTGATAATGCTGACAAAGCGATGCAAAATCATGACTTGAAATACAAGCTCCTAACGCAACATCAACATTAGGAAATTTATTATAATGTATATTAGTGCCTGCAGATCCGTACTTATAATCTACACCTATTACACCATAACCTCTTTCTTTACAATGCTTAGCTAATACTGATCCAATATACCCTGCAGCACCTGTAATTGCTATGTATTCCATATCTCACCGAGTCTTTTTCTTAGCTCAGATGAACTAAATCTGTGCTCTCTTTTATTATAAAAGATATCAATGTTTCTCGCCATGCAAACTTCTCGGCCAGTTAAGGTTTTTTCTCTATATTCTTCACCTACGATTCTTACGTTTATAGGAAGAATACTGAGAAGGTCTTCTAGATCAGACTCTGTTACGTAGGGAATGATCTCATCAACGTACTTAACAGCTTCAAGCTGAATGTATCGCTCTACGATAGTCTGCGAAGGTTTATTTTTTGCAGGTCTGTCTATGCTGGGATCCACTTGAAGCCCGCAAATTAAATAATCACACTGCTCCTTTGCTTGTCTAAGCATATCAATGTGACCTGCATGCAATAAATCAAATGATGAACATGTAAATCCAATTCTCATTATAATCCAAACTCAACACTAATAATATTATCTAGGCGGAATGATCTCCACGATTCTTTTTCTAAATCATAAACCGCTAAAACCTCATCATTTTGCTTTTTTTCACGTTTGCTTTCTGAAACTGGATACGGAAGAATTAAATCTTCACTAAGGGTACACTTCATGGTACGCTCTGTTCCATCAACTTTCTTAAACTTAACTGTGACTGGACCTTGCCTAAGCAATCCTGTTAACCACTCTTTGCCGTCAGGTACTTCCGTAAATGCGCTCATTATATCTCCTAATAAAAAGGGGGCCTAGCCCCCTAATTATAGCTTATTCACTTAAATAAAAACTAGTACTAGCTATTATCTGCTGATTCTTTAGATGTGCTTCGTTGTTGCCTTGCAACAGCTTCAGCTTTCTCCGCATCGATAAAAACTTTCTTAAACATATTAGCTTTGCTTGCATTGTATGTTAATGACATCATTCTTTTTGCAGACTTTGAAAGATTAAACTGCGTCTTACTCATTTAGTTTTCCTAATTAAATATGCTTCTTTAGATAATTTTAGAACTCGGTTGTTACTACGAACAACATAGAAAGGCTTACCTTCTATTTCTTCTTCATTAATAATATCCCCTATAATATCTCCAGTATTAAAAATATTTTTTAAGGTAACATTTTCTTTAATTTTATACTGCTGCCTTTGCGGTTTCATTTAATAGTTTCTCACTTTTAATTTCGATGCGTCGAGGCGAAATATCATATTGATTAAGAATATCAGTAATAAGCTGCTCTTTTGAAGATGCCTGTCTGATGAAGTTATTATCAATATCCCATGCATACCACATGTCATTAGTATATTCTAAATGTATAGGGAAAATCCAGTTTTCATCTACTAATAATTCTTCTTCATCTTCTTGCTGATCTTTAATGCTAAAGTAAATTCTAACTAAAAAATTAATTAATACCCAACATAGACTAGTATATGCTAAAATTTGTACAAATTCAGGCATCTATCCATCCGTTATTAATAAGCCTAGTCATCATACTACTAAGATTTACTTCGTCAACTTTAAGCCTTTGCTGAAACCCCTTGCTATCTTTCTGAAGAATAATGTATGAAGAATATTCTTTAAATACTGAAATACTCGACTTGTTTGTATTATTTACAAACGTATGCAAAGGTTTTTGATTCGAATAATCGTAACTGTAGCCGTAGTCTTTAGTAGCCATATCGCCTCCTGTACATTATTATATCTTAAATAAAATTTCTAATCTACTCTTTTTTCGTACTGCAGGGCACCATACTTACAGATATAATAACTATCAATGAGATCTGATGAAGGATTCCATTGTTTAGCTGATAGGCCAAGCATAGATTTTAAGTCTACATTAGTTTCCATAACGAAGGCCGACTGCATAAGCTCTTTATTAGCATTGCCCTTACCAGTAGCAATTTTTTTAACTACTGTGGGTGGTATAGTAATTAAATTAATATTATTTTGCCACAATATGTACTTTAAAATACCGGTATTTTCAGCTATATGAAATACCCTGCCAGTAGAACCGTAACTATAATCTTCTAAGAATACAGATCTAATTCCATAATAATCAAGGCTATTAATAACCCAACGAGAAATATTTTGATATCGCTCATACTGAGATCCATACTCCGGAAAAAGCGTACCATTAAATTTTTCATAGGTGCATATCCTCCTCGGCTGATCAGTCAAGTACTTAAACATACAACATTCATAATCAAAATGCTCTTCATTAAGATTAATGCATATCGCAGGAGATGTTAGTGAGAGATCAATCCCTGCGCAGATCATTATTCTTTGTAGTCATCTTCCTCTGACTCATCATCGTCCATATCAAAATCATCTATTTCTTCATCAATATCTTCTATCTCTGAACCACAATAAGGACAAAATGATATTAAGTCATCAGTTTCAAAACTTGAGTATACACTAAATTCAGCATCACAATTATTACAGTAGTGAAGTTCTTCTAGTTGCACCATGATTGTTTGGCTTCTCCGTGATAAGGTCTAGCAAGATTGTTTTTAATTAATGATTCCGATACTCTGCTACCATCAACAATAACATCTCCCAATACTCTTCCACCAAATTTATCCCATTCCTTAATCTCTATTTGAATCTTTTTACCACCAGCAATCATCTTCTTTGTATAATCCGTAGCAGCTTGGCCCATTTGAGCTTCTTTCTCGCACTTCGCTCTAGGAGCCTTTTCTGGAGTATCAACTCCTAGTACTCTAATCTTTAGCTTATCTCCGAGCTCTACTGGTAAGAACTTAGCTTCAAATTCCACTGTATCCCCGTCAACAACCCTTGTAACTTTCCAATCATGATGGTTGGCATAAGATACTAATGGTACAAAAAATAATGCAATTAAACTTAAGCGGCCCATACATCCTCCCAGGTTCCTGTCAGCGCACCTTTAGCATAGTCGGTGGCTCTATTTTCAAAAAAGTTAGTGTGGGTTGGTGCATTAATCATTTCCTCTACCCACGAGAGAGGATTTTTCTTAACTTTAAATATTCCCTTGAGACCGAGAGATATAAGCCGGCGGTCAGCAATATACCTAATATAGCGCTTAACGTCGTCCGCTGTGAGACCTGGCATATCACCCATGTTAAAAGCAAGATCAATAAATTTGTCCTCAAGCTCAACCATCTTTTCAGCGATGGTATAAATTGTACTCTTAAGTTCATCGTTCCACAATTCCTTATTTTCTTCTATATATGTTCTGAAAAGCTTGATCATTGATTCAGCATGCATGGTTTCATCTACAATAGACCATGTCACGATTTGACCCATACCCTTCATAAGCCCATGTCGAGGAAAATTAAGCAACATAATAAATGAACTGAATAGTTGCATACCTTCAGTGAAGGCTGAAAAAGCAGCAATATTTGCTGCTACCGATGCTGCAGTGCCATTTTTATGTGAAAGATCTACAAAATAATCATGCTTGTCACGCATCTGCGAATATTCCAGAAATTCAGCATAAGTCGATTCTGGCATGCCTAGTGTCTCTATAAGATGTGAGTAGGCCGCTACATGTAGTGCCTCTCTGGCAGCAAATCCCATCAACATCATTCTTATTTCCGGTTGCGGAAAGTAAGGTAAATAATTTTTTACATATCCACCTGCTACATCAACATCACCTTGTGTAAAAAATCTAAAAATATTTGTAAGGAAATGCTTCTGTGGGTCTGTAAGTTTGTTTTTCCAATCCTTTACATCCTCAAGCATTGGCACCTCTGTATGGAGCCAGTGAGCTTGTTCATGCTTGAGCCAGTCTTCATATGCCCAAGGGTAGTTAAATGGCTTAAATGATTCCCGCTCATCGGTAAGTCTTGATTTTGTTTTTTTAATCATTTATCCCTCGCATGCAAGGCAAACCTCGCCTTCTGCTATTTGTTTAAGATCTAATTCTTCGATAACCTGTCTTTCAATCTTTTTTGCTACTTTATCTGCTTTACCAATTTTTTCAGATCGGCAATAGTAAAGCGTCTTTAGACCCTGTTTCCAGGCCATAAAATGAACCGCATGTAAATACTTAACGTTTGTATTCGGTCTGAAGAAGAGATTTAACGACTGGGCCTGATCAATATACGGTTGACGATCAGCAGCATGCTGAATAATCCATCTTTGATCTATCTCCATGGACGTCTTAAATACATCCTTCACCCACTCGTCCATCCATTCTAAATGCTGTACTGAGCCATCATTCGCAATAATACTGGACCATGTCTCATGGTAATCTATCTTGTTATCTTTTTCGGATGCGTCTTTAATGATTTTATCAAGATATCTGTTTTTATTTAAGAACGATCCGGAGAGAGTGTCTTGTCTATAGGCATTAGCACGGTACGGTTCAATACTTGGCGAAGTATTTCCCATGATAATTGATGATGAGGCGTTAGGCGCGATAGCCATAAGGTGGCAGAAGCGGTTTCCAGTACCAGCAGCATCTGGAGCTTCGCCGCGTTCACCACCAAGCTGTTTATTTGCAGCATCTACCTGCTCCTTCATGTACTTAAAAATACGGTGATTAGCGCTAACTGCTAGCGGCGACTCCCAGGGAACATTCGTCTTTTGAAGGTACGCATGGAAACCAAGAGCTCCGATACCAATACTTCGCTCACGAGCGGCGCTAAAACGAGCACGGTGAATAACATCTGGAGCATTATCAATAAAGTGTTGTAGCACATTATCAAGCATTTCCGCAATATCCCGAAGAAATCTAGGATCATTTTTCCATTCATCGTAATACTCCAGATTTACAGATGATAGACAGCATACTGCGGTTCTATCTTTATCTGTTGGTAAAACAATTTCTGAACATAGGTTTGATTGCCTGACCTTAAGACCTAAAGCTTTTTGTGACTCTGGTAATGCATTGTTGCTTGTATCAATAAAATGTAAGTATGGCTCACCCGTAACCATACGCATTTCAAGAATACGCTGCCAAAGCTCACGTGCAGATACTTTTTCCTTCACCTCATTATTATGAGGATCTTTTAGTTCCCAGGTATCTTCTGCTGTAGGATCAATCATGCACTTTTCAATAATCTGCATGAAGTCATCCGTGATATTAATGCCGTGATGCAAGTTCAAACAGCGCATGTTCTGATCACCGGTAGGCTTGCGCATCTCTAGAAAGATCAAAATATCCGGGTGAGATATGTCAAGATAAGCAGCATAGCTACCGCGACGAGTCCTGCCTTGACGATATGCAAGAGAGGATGCATCATAAGTTCTAAGATGAGGCATAATACCAACAGACTTATCATCAGCACTGCGAATACCAAGACCAATTCCAATCCCACCTCCAAGCATTGATAGCCAGTTTACTTCTGATAAGCAGTCAACCAAGCCTTCCGCACTATCGTGTAAATAAGGTAAAAAACATGATATAGGAAGACTCCGCTTACTACGGCCAAATGAAAGGATAGGAGTACTATAAGATAGCCAATGCCGACTACTATAGTCATAAAGTCTCTGAGAATGTTCAGGATTCGATCCAAAGATTTTTGATACATAAGCAAATCTCTCCTGAGGGGATACCTCTTCATCTGTCATATATGATTCTTTTAGTCGCTTAATTCCTAACTCGTCAAACAAAGAATCACGCGAATAGTCTACCGTAATACCGTGTACAATATTGTTCATGCTACCTCTTAATTAAAAGCTTTTTCGAAAATATCTTTTTGAGTTTTATACCACTCTTGCCACGCTTTTAATTGCTCGGAGATTTGGTAGTAGGTTCCGTAGTTTTCAACGACGGTTGTTGTGAGTTCACTGATTTTAACATCGGAGGCTCCTTCATAAGCTCCTCCGGTGCTTGGGGGAAGCTGATTCTTACTGGCACTGTCGTGGAGCACGACGACAGAGTTAGGGACAGTACACTTGCTATCATCACCAGTAACATGCTGCTCGACGAGTTTAATATTTTCATCCGTTGTATCCTTTATCTTCTCTACATTCGTTATATACTTAGTGACAATTCTAGTATTCTGCTTAGCCGATGCAACTTCTGCCGCTGCTACCTTGCGCTCTAGCTCTGCTACCTTTTCATTCCATTGAGCATTACAGTATAAGGTACCTTCAAAAAATAATCCCGCACTCATCACTACTACCCCTAAAACAAGCAAAGGGGTTTTAAATTTTGAAATGAAAGGAATAAAGCCTAAGACAATTGAGGTAACTAAAAGAAGAATCCCCGCTAAAGTTGCTAAATGAAAAACCCAGTCTGGTATAAAATTAATTAACCACATAGTTACCTCTACATATCATTAAAGTCTTCTATAATAGGGAACACATCAGCAATAACCTTAGCGCAAGCTTGAGCTATTTCCTTATGTTCTTTTTGCGTACCGTTACCTGATCTGAGCTGTATGTAGTGAACCCATGACCTCAAAGTTCCATTTACATAAAGTTTTGATTCAATTAAGCCTTCTGGAAGAACTACCCGCGCCTGTTCTTTTGCAATACCGGACTTTATTGCCCATTCATACTTTGACTTAGCTAATTCTATTACTTCCTTTTGATGTAATTCCCATTGCTCTTGTAACAGCTTATTATGTATCTCTATAGAATTTTGACGATTCTCAAGATCTTGAAGTCGAGCCTCCCGAGTAATAAAACTAAGCTCTTTGACAGGGTCAGCATACCTCTGACTAAACTCTTGAAACGAGAAGCTCCTATGTCTAAGAATTTGTCTCGCTATGTCTCTCGTTGTGTTAACCTCTAAACATAGTGATACCATTTCAAGTGGTGACCAGTGTTTATTCTTGACGAGATATTTAATAAGCTTGTCTGACGTTTCCGTATTAAGCTGATTTGATGGATTTGATACTCTAGCGCAATATGCTACTAGCTCCTGTGCGCTTTTGAGTCCGAGTGATGTACCTACAGGGGGCTGCGAATAGCTTATAATTTTAACGTTCATATTTTTTTCCATGTTGTAAAGGCAAGCTTGGCGCTCAATCCCTCAAATGTATTACTATCTATAATGTCCTTTAGCGCGGGTAGTGGTTTACCAGTTAGCACCATATCATTTATATCTTTCTCTTTCGTTTCTGATGGCCACACTACAACCTTATATCCCTTGTCGATAACCTTTTCCATTCGGCTTGTTATCTGACTATTACGTGGTTCATTATCGTAAACATATACGCTATTTTTTCTATACGAAGGATCGATCCAATCAATGCTGGCGTCGGCACCGGCCATTGCAATCGCATTAGGTAAAAAGAGTGAGTCGATTGGACCTTCGGTAATATAAAACGGTCGCGTTATATCAAGCGAGTCAAGGCCAAATATCTTGGGCTTATCTGAATCTAACATTATAGTGATATATCTCAGTGCAGACGCCGCAAAGGCTCGACCTTGAAACCCAAAGCAGTTTTTTTCCTTATCCAGGAACGGGAGTATCAGTCTAGGCTCATCAATTTCTACTGCAAACTTATCCGGGATAAAAGTATTCACCCAGGTTTTAAATTTTGGTGCATAAAATAGTTTATAATGTGAAGCCGGTGGTATTTTACGCTTCTCCACATACAGCTTTGCCGGATGATTGTACGGTAGCTGTGAGATTTTTTTCAGTTGTTTAAGCGGCGAATCCTTCATGAATTTAGGAGGTGAAGGATTAGTAATATCTACCGGCTGTACAGTGGTGTTGCTAGAATATTTCTCAATGAACGTCTCTTGAGCATATTCTTTGTATAGCTCACCATCTATAGATTTAAGGAAATTAGCGAACGACATCGATGCACCACAGTTGTGGCAAAAGTACAGCATGTTGCCTTTCTTCTCGAATAGGTAGCCACGCGTCTTTGTGCGATCAGATCTGGAATCGCCACACAAAGGGCATCTACAATTGAATATATTGTTAGTTTTTCGCTTGAGACGTTCTAAGCGATTAGAAATAAGACCGATATACTTAAGATCAATATACAGCATATAGTACCTGTTGTCAACAATTCATTATATACGAAACAGGTACTTAATTCAACTATTTAATATTTTATTATGTGTGAAAGTAGGAAGCCAACAACCAAAGCTCCGCCTACGACCATCCAGCGCCATTTTTCAAGATTAGTTAATCTTTCCTCAATTGAAACAAAATGCTTCATCAGAGCATCGTGTTGCTCTTTTTGTTCCAATCTAAGCTCCTTGATGTCCGAGGCTATGTTTTTGACTTCGTTTTCTAGCACTGCAATCCTTGAATTTGTATCGAATGTTTCCATCTCTATACCTGATTATTATTTTTATTAATTGCTGCTACTTTCTCTTGACCTCGCGTCCATGCAGAAATGCCCAAAATTGCTCCAAAAGCCAAGTGTATTAATCCACCATATTGTAATGTGATCGGCTCCCACTGCTTGAAAGTAGCAACGTTAGCCGGATTATTCCAAAAAAACACAAACGTATGCATAACTGGAAAAATAATAAAATCACATATATTTATAGCCATATATGTGACGGCCATCATAGGCCTCCACTTTTTTGTCATCCAGTCTTCAGTATTTTCCTGCATTATACTAAAGATGCAGCAGCTATAAGTCCATTAATAGCAGTGTTTAAACTAATTCTCTGCTGAAGTAAATCAGCAGATTCATCAATCCTCTTTAGTATAGTAAGATCGTTCATAAGATCTTTATACTCACTTAAGCTTAAGTTTCCTTTTTTAAACTCATCAGTATATGATTCTGCTTTTGCAGCAACTGTGCAGATTATTAAGTCATTACTTTTTATGAATGGATCTAGAGCTTCTTTGAAGTTCATCTTGGCTTCCTTGCTATAACAGTTTGAATTTTTATAGCAGAGTCTTCAACATTTTTTAGCTTTAGCTCACAGAATACCTTGCTATGAGGTTTGTCTTCCTGATACGCCTTCATCATACTACCAGTCACCTCGACTAGCATTCCACTTAATTCGCCAGCTTCTTTGTTGTTAGGCAATGTTGAGGAATAATTCTTTAGCTCAACACTTTTATTGTAAAGGTTAGTTGAAATAACTTTTACTGTATCATTATCACCGCAGTATGGAATTGACAACTCAGCAGAAGAACGAATGTTATTAATTTTATCATGTTCAATTACATCATATTTACCCATTCTATAGGCATCTATTACAGCGCAACCTGTCAAAAGAAAGATAAGAGGAATTAACTTATACATTTACAGGCGCCTTTCGTTTAATAACATTCTTTATCACTAGAGTTTTCTTTTTCTTTGGAGGCTCACCCTGCGGTCCAATACCAATCCCAGCTATATTACCCGCACCAGCTACATTTGCAATATCTTCTTCTAAGCTGTAATATACCTTCTCAAACAATTTATTAACCGCAAGACTAAGCTCTTCTTCATCTAATCTTTCTAACTCTTTATTATTGGACTCTTTTAGTAAAAGCAATGCCGCAGCGTATGATGCTAGTCTTGTTTTACCTAAGGGTAATTTGCCTAATAGCTTTTTCAAATTAGCAACTAACCTATCAAAATTACCCCAGGCATTTTTTTCTTCTACAGTCTTTAAAGTAGAACTCTTTCTAAGAACTTTACCATCTTCGTCAATAATACCGAGCTTAAAGGCATCCCACTCCTTAAAAGGAGTAGCAAGTCTTTTTAAGAACTGATAGGTATAAAGCAGATCAAGCGGTCTAGATGACATTAAATTTTCCTTAGAGCGTAGACTACACTTTCATCCATAACAATATCAGATGTAATAACATTAGTTCCTTCTATTCCTATTCTATCTACTTTATCAGGGCAGTACTCTAAAAAGACTAAAAACGGCTTTAATAGATGATAATGGCCTTTTAACTTTAAGAATAGCATTCTAGTAGCAGCAACGGTACCAAATAAATTATAAAGTATAATTATATGATTTAAAATCAGTCTTTCTTTAAGCTCGCCTGTTTCTTCGTATCTACTAAAGAGTCTTTTTATATACTTGAACCTATTAAGATCTTCATAAAATTCTATAGTGTCAAAACATGACGGGTTATCGTAATGTTTTGCAGCGTATAATAAAAAGTTGGACTCATCTAATTTTTCAATATGCATACTAAGTAAAGTCAGTTAAGTCTACTTTCTTCCATGAGTTAGTATTAATACAAACATACAGAGAGTTAGAATCTATTCTTATCTCACCGGCTGTACCTGTGTCTGTATTAGAGGTTGGAGCTGCTACAGATAATACTAATTTACCTGTTACAGTAGCAGTATTAGAAAGCGTAACTGGCTTGTTAATTGTTGTATTACCTGCTAACGTAATTGAACCGTTAACAGTTAAAGTATTCTTAAAAACTGCATTAGTAGAAACATTGCCAAAGAAATTAGCAATGGTTATCTTCTTTGACTCAGGAGTACCACCGGGATCATCTATAATTAATAGTAGATCATCCGCGGTGGCATTAGTAAGAGCAGTGAGCTCTGATACTTTTTTAGCTCTATCAGTCATTATGCGTCAGGTAGTATTGAATCATCAGAACTATCAGTAGCTATCGATCCCATAGCAACCAAGGTTTCGTATTGAACACGGCCTGCGCGACCACCAGTTCCTACTGTACGTAGAACCCAACCGGCATGCTGAACACCCTTGTTTTGAGCTCCACCGACCACAGCAGTAGCAGTAGCAGTTTCGCCTGTGAGACTATGACCTGTCTCAGTAACGCCAGCTGTTAGATCGATTGCGCTACCGGATGCGGTGCTCGAGAGCTTAATAGTTGTTGTATTAGCTGCAACAACGTAATACTGTGTACCTGTTGTTAGCCCACCAACAGCCGTATTACCAGCTGCTACTGTGTATGTAAGTCTATCTCCAACAACAAATTTGCTATTAGCAGTCGTAAGTGCAATGGTATCATTGGTGTTTGAAACAGCTGATAGCGCATTAAATGTTATAGCTGTTGGAGCTGATATTGCAACGGTTGGATTTGTTTCGTAGCTTGAACCAGCTGCTGTAATATTAACTGTCGTAATCTTTCCGATTGATAGATTAGCAAATGCGTTAGCGGAGGCAGATGAGCCACCACCACCTGAGAATGATACTGTAGCGTTTCCAGTGTATCCAGATCCAGCAAATGTTACAGTAATCTGAGCAACATTGCCTGATCCAACTGCTGATTCGGTTGCATCTACAGCAAACATACCTTCAGTAACACCTGTAATGAAAGCATCTGGAGTTACATTAGAATATAGGTTATTTCTATTTGTTGTATTGGGCGAAAGCTTAACGCTTGTTGGCGCCCAAATAACGCTGTTAGAAGCAGCGTCTGATTTACCCCATTGTGTACCCATTTTACTTCTCCTTGTTTTAACTTAGTTATTTATTATTCGTCTAAAGTAAACATGTCAAGTAGAAAATCTGAATGCTTGTTCTTTTCTATCTGCTCTTTAATTGTAGCATGCGGCGGTGGTAAAAGCTCAGTTTCTTTTACTGCTTCTATTATAGTTTCTTGCACTTCTATAGTTTCTTGCACTTCTTCTCTAGGTTTTAAAGAAGCTCTAAGTTCAGAAAAACTTATAGACTTTTCTATGGGTGCCTTTGGTTTTTCAGGTTGTGTTTTTTGCACTTCTATAGTTTCTTGCACTTCTTCTCTAGGTTTTAAAGAAGCTCTAAGTTCAGAAAAACTTATAGACTTTTCTATGGGTGCCTTTGGTTTTTCAGGTTGTGTTTTTTGACCGCCTACTATTAATGGCATTAGAGCACCTTATGGACCGCCATTAGATTTTCATGAGACTGTGCCATATGATCATGTACTTTTGCTCTGTCGGCGGGCTTAAGCTTATCAAGAGCGTGTAGTACTTTACCAGCTACATCGTGCTTGACGAAGTGTGTTTTGCCATTTGCAAATTTAACATCAGATCCACCTTTTTCATCTTTCATATCATGAGCTACTTTTAGCTGTACTGAAATATGCTTATCCGGCTCAGTATTAAGGTGAGGGCTATCTGGCCTAGCCGGTCCATGATCTTCTTCATCATGATCATCGTTACCTTTGGCCGCAGCAGCTGGTTTCTTTTGCCATTTAGGATCATCTGGGTTCTTGCGGGGACGGCCGCGGCCCTCTAAAATCTGTCTTAAGGTAAGGAGTTGTCTTTCTTCTTTCATATTCTTTTCTTCTTTTTTCTTCATCACACTCTGCATACCTTGTTTAGCTAAGTGGGCTGCTGCCGATGCTCCATAGCCTTTTTTACCAGCAACAGCTATCTTTTTAGGATTATTATCAGGTTCGAATGGTGGCTTATCCATAATTACATTCCCTTCTTTGGCTTATTGTGAACATGAGCTTCTGAAACTAAAATATCAAGATCTTCAGTCATTACGCGCTCAATACCATGATCGAACATGACATCATACCAAGCAATATCCCCGTTCTCATCAGGCTCAGCATGTTGTGTTGTAAGAGTCTTACCTTCACCGAATTGCTCATTCTTAACATGAATAGCGCATTGATGCTCGCGACCGTTTCCAGGAGTATCAGTAGCTTCATTTTTAAGACTCTGACGAACTTTGTTAGCTATTTCACCGCGTTTGTTTATTTTTGCTAATCCTTTTAATGCATCAGTATGATTTTCAGGAGCTTTACCTAAAGTATATCTAGTGCGAGTATCGGCATCCAAGTATTTTTTTTTCAATTCTTCTTTTCCTAAGCTAGGAACATCTAAGCCAGGACCATATTTACTTGAAGTTGCACCTAAAGTTTCATCAATATGTTCGTATTCTTCAACATACTTTCTTTTACCAGATGACAATTGTGCCTTATATTTCTTGTGAAGTGCATCAGTAAATGTGTCTGCTTGGCGCTGATATGCTTTCATCTTTATTGGATTTTTACCAAGTGAATCGCCAGAAATTCTTTCTGCTTTATCACGAGCTCTTTTAAGTAAATCTACGGAGAGTTCGTCCAGATGCTCAATTTCTTCATTTTTGCTTTTAGGGGCTACGTAGGGCTTGATTGGCTGCGGATTGGACTTAAATCCCTTCAAAAAAGTATTGCCAGTTCGCTTTCTGTCTGCAAAAGAACCTGGAGGTGGTAAAGCATTACCAGTGGTGCTCTTTCCTTTGTAGTACGAAGGGTCTCCTTCCTGAACTTGCTCTACTTCTTCTTTGGCCATTTTCTTAGTATTACTCTTAGGCATAATAATTTCATATGTCTTAGGATGAATTTTAGCACCAGTCATGTCTTCGCCTTCAGCTGCTCTGCGATCCATATGTCTTTGAGCTGCATCCATGTTTAGCTCATGCTCTCTCTTGGCATTATAGCCTTCACTATTCATCTTCTTACCTGAACGAAGAGCAGCAAAATCAGCAGCATCCATCTTATCTGGATCTCCGGCGACCTTAGCAATCTTCTTTTGCTTTGGTGAAAGCATTTTTTCTGCTACAAGCTTATCCATTTCAGCTTGCTCTTTAGCGTACTGAACTCTTTCTTCTTTGATTACATTTGTAATCGAGTCTAACAATGATTTTGGGCCTTTAAATAACATTTCTGTCTCCTAGTCGTTATCAATAATTTTTAACTTGCGTTGAGCTTTTAAATTTCTACTTAGCAAAAACTTAGAATTGTCGATGTCCATATCACGTCTTTCAGGTGTTTCTTCATAGGGAGGTACACCGAATCTACGCTCGACCTCTTTGTTAAGATCTAACTTGTTTTGATCAACGACATTTGAATCTTGAGAAGCGTATTTTTGTATCTTTGCAAAGCTATCATTAACATATGAATGCTCATCTTTAAGGTTCATCATACTTGCCATGTGCATAATTTTATCTACCAGTACGCGTGCACTCTCAACATCTTCAGGAGTGGCTCTGCTAGTAGCAAGAACTTGTTTTTCTATAGCAAATAGTTGATCTTGAAATATGGCAGCTTTTTCCGCAACATCTGGGGGAGTGTCTTTAGGTAGCTTGGTGTAGAGAATCTGCGCTTTAGGTGCTTGCTCGAAGTTTTTGGTATGGTATGTACCAGCTACTATTTGATCCTTAACATGCTTTTCTATATAATGCGGCTGCTCACCTAAGATTACTCTCTTAATAGAATTTACAAGCGATGCCCTTGAACTAGTCTCAATAAGACCTTTTTGAGAGTCTCTATACACTGATATCAGTGATTTATACTTATTCATTTTCTGCCTTTTTAAGAATAGAGCGAAGCATCCATTCATGTTTCTTATGAGCTGCCATTCTATCCTGTAAGAAATTAGCTAAGCCTAATTCATTGAATCTGTCTGCAAGAACATACACGGTCATTAGCATACCCAGGTATTGCTTATTCTGATTAAACAAGTCCAGAAACATAGCTTCTGCCGAAGGGACCGATATAGTTTCAGTGATGCTTGTTAACTCTTTAAATCTAGTAAGGGTGCCAGGAGCATAGGCATTCAATGCTCTGATGTGTTCTGCTATATTATCAACCGATCCAAAAATCTCTTCATAGAGCTCACCAAGGAACTCATGATATTGAGGAAAGTTGCTACCCTCAACGTTCCAGTGATAGTAATGAGCCTTAAGATAGAGCGTAAACGCATCAGCTAAAAGCTTGTTCATTTGATTAACTAATTCATCCATCATACATCCTTGTTATCTAACGGCCCGTTGGTAAGCCATGCATCGCATGTTCTTGTACCGGCGCACTTAAAATGAAGTATATTACAATACCCTAGATCAGCTTTATCTACTGTAGATTCAAAATTATCTACTTCTCCAGCATCGTCTTTATCAGCACGACCATTTACTATACACTCACGCATCTTGTCTGTTATATTAAATGCAGCGCAATTGCCACATCTAGCTGTTTTTGCATATTCAGGAGCGACCTTCCACATCTTTGCTTTAGCACTCCAAAACTCATTCGATGGCTCCATAGGGTTTAAAGGTCCATACCCGTACTCATCAATAGCTCGCTGTCTATTTTCTAAATTAAGCGAAAGATCAAAAGTGGCAGCAGGGCAGCTTGTTTCTTTCTCAATTAGGTGCTGTAAAAATGTTTTCATTAGCAATTCCACTTTCTTAATGCAAGAGCCTTGCGCGTCGGGTGACCTTTTTCATCCTTCATAGGACCTCTTGCTCCACCCATTCTAGCACAAAACGACTTGCGTCTGTTATAAGCTTTACTACCTTTTTTAAGCTTAGAAGGCTTTGTAGTTACTGCCATAGAAAGCTTACTACCTGGATTCTCTCTTCTGTAACTTGCAATACCTTTTTGATTAAGACCACCGGTAGGGCTCTTACCTTCTTTTCTTTGCCAAGCCGCAGACTCTAAAATAAATTCTTTAAAAGTTAGCATGTTAGTCTTTCTTATGCATATTAATATACCAGTGAGCAAGCTGTTTTGTTCTTGGTGATGCAGAATTTGATGAGCGAATTTTCTTTAGCTGAGTAATCGACTTTCCTTTAAGACCATGCCTAGCCATGTCACCTTTATCTTCTGGATTCTTACCGTTCATAAAGTTTTCTGAGAAAAGTTTAAAGGAGATCATTTTACAGCCCCGTAGGTCTTGCACGGAGTTTGACCACAACCACAGTTTCTGTTCTCTTTTATATCCGGTGTGTCTGCATTAACAAGTTTTTTAAGCAGTACGCTTTGCTGGTGATGCGTTTTAACTGATTTATCCAGCTGCTTAGTAACCTTCTTAAGATGTCTCACTGTATTGTCGGGTATTTGTACGGCTTCTTTCTGAAATCTAGAAGCTGGAGATACCTTAGATAGAGCCTTCTTAATTCCACTCATTCTCTTATGGAGTCTTTCTAGATACTGAGATTGAGACTCATTATCTTTTGGTTCGTGAGTTGATGTAGCCGCTTTAGCAACATATCTCATTCTAGTACTAGTTGATATCTCATCAATCTGTTCTACGTCTTCTTTGAGGTCAGGCTTACTTACAACCTTAACCTTATACCACTTTAATTCTGGATCTTTTTTAGCTATCTTGCCAGCAATATTTTGTGCATGGAAAACTGATTCTGCATGCTTAATCTTGTAGTGTCTTAGTTTTTCATCTGTCTGGCCATGATGAATAGCTACTTCATAAGCACCTGGTCTGGGCTTAGAGTCTGCTTGTCCTTCTTGCAGTTGAAAGGCCCGACTAAATTCTCGATTAAGATCCATATTTCTCTCCTCAGGCACGCAATTAGGAACTTCTTTTCCGTTTTTCTTCTTAGTACCTACCGGCTTGTATCCTTTCCAGCATGGATTGTCAGAAGCATCCTTTAGACTTTCAAATAAGTCAGTATCCTCTTCAAGAGCCTTTCCACCATTAATAAAGGAATTAACTCTAGCAAATGCCCATTGCTGCGCTGTTTTATCTTCAGGCATAGATTTAACCCAGTCTTCTACTCCTCTTTGATAGACCTCAACTATTGTCTTAAGAGGAATGTTATATTCAGAAGATTTTTTAAAGAGTGAATTAACACCTTGATTGGAAGGCTTGTAGTCTTCTACAAAATCATAGATTTTATTAAAGTGTTCAAATGTAATATTTGAAGAAAATCTTGCCTTAAACGATTCATTAAGATCTAATTCTTCTTTAACAGATCTAATATGGTTTGCTATTTCATTAGCGTGTGAGTGTAGTGCTTTAGGAAGCCCAGATTTAAATTTATCCATTTCACCAGCTCTTGCATGAGCTCTCATCTTGGTACCTGACATACCTTCAACACCTTCAGCGTCCGGGTCTCTCTCACCAGATGAAACTACTTTAATAGATTTAAAGTTATAGTGACCTTCCTTACCATTGTAGTGATTGAGTCTTTCTTTATATTCATTAACTCTATCACTACCTGCAACCATGACTAGATGCTTATGACCGGCTTCGTGAAGTTTCTTAGCGGCATGCAGGAACGACGGTGCTTCTTTAGAAGAGCCGCTGACATGAACTGAGGAGGGAGCTACCTTCTTGAGATGTTGAATCTTCTTATCTTGAGGTAGAGGATCTTTTGGTTTGTTTTCGCTATGACTTGCTATGACATGAGCTGTACCGCCATGCTCTTTAGCAATTTGTGCGACTTTATGAATTAGCTTCTCATGACCAACTGTAGGTGGATTAAACCTACCAAAGGCCATGACAGCTGTAGAGTCTTTCTCTTCATTAATGTTAGTGTCAACCACTTTTGGGTTGACTACTATCTTGTCTTTTTTTGTAGAAGGTACCTTTACCTTCTTTCCCTTGTTAGGGAATGACGTAACTTGATCATCTAATGCCATATTTTATCCTTATCGGAGTTTTCCGTAGACTTATCCGTAAAGGTATTTATACCTTATAGTTGCTCAAGCCAGGCGCCATTATCTTTCCCTTGCAAGGAAGTTAGCTCTACTGAACTCGCTTCTATCTACTAATTTAGTTGGTCGGTTACCTCTAACGGATACAAAGCCTTCTGGCTTAGCAGCTTGACCACCAATGTGATGTTCAAACTTAGGATCTTTTGACATAGCGTGAACAAGAACATCCTTAGCAGCGGCTGAATGCTTATGCATGTTAAGTGTGCTTTGAAAATGTCCCGGGTGCTTATCTACGTGAGCAAGGTGTTGATCCATAACACCTTTCTTCTTCTCTATAGCAGCTGATGTTTTGACTTTACCAATCTCTTTAGTAAAATGATCTTTTAGATGCTGCTTATAGCCGGCGACTGTAGGTTTAGTGCCTTCCCGTACAGTCTTATTAATATAAGTCTTTAAATGCTCTGTGTGTGGTTCAATAGCTTTGTGAAAATCTTTTGGTGAGTCGTGAAAAGCTTTTACAGCAGCTTTAATATGATGCTCGAACTTATCTTGCTCTTCTTTTGGATAATGTGATTTACTAAAGTCGTGATGTGTTGATATCACATGAACATCGGGATGCTCTTTAAAGTGAGATGTATCAGCGTTATAATGTGCTTTCATGTTCTCTAAGTCTGAACCATGATATGCAGTATGAACCGCAACACCAAACTTTGACTTAGCAATCTTCCTACCTTCTTCTGATCCGGTCTTTGTAGAATAAGAGATTGTATTTGGCTTGAAGTGAAACTTGCCGCCATGTTCTTCAACATCACCGTGAGGGGTAGATTTTGACTTGACGCCAGAATGCATCACATCCCCTTGAAAGACGCCATGCTTAGGCGTCACTTTAGGAAGGTGCTTCAATGCAGTTTTTAACTTCTCGGCAAGCCCCGGTGCATGACCATGGTTCTTATCGATGTCTTCATTTGAGTAGTTAATTTTTGGTGACTTATTAAAAACTGATTTTGAACCAACAAAGAACTTACCCGTTTCAGGGTGATGTCCAAACACAATAGAAGGTGAACCGTCATACTTAGTAGTAACTGTTGTGCTGTTGTGCTTGCCTTTAAGCTTATCATGCACGTCAGTAAGATTATGATAGGCATGCGCCGAAGCCTTTTTCCCGGCATTTATAACATGATCTTCAGCATGCTCAAGGTGAGTTAGCTTCGATTCATCCGAAACGGCTTCGGTAAGGAAATTTTTAAATGTGATCATCTTAGAAACGGGTTCAATTTTTTTGTACCGGGCTTGAGTGAGTATTTACTAGTACCCATATTTATGATCTTAATTTCAGCCTGTACTTCATAGAATTCTGAACGAGTCGACACGCGAACTTTAAATTCACCCGTGCCTTTCAGCTGCGGAACTCCTTGACCAATTCCCAAAGGATCGGCATTAGAGATAAGAAAAAAATCATCACCGGCCTGCATATAGTATGCAGGACTTTTTTTACCTTTGGTGTAGTGATTAATAACTACAGATCCTAGATTGCTTTCTTTACTAGCAATGTACCGATTCTTGCCTGGCTGATCAAAGTATGCTTTCATTACGCTGAGAGGCACCGCACCGGGTTCTTTCAGACCACCTTTTGTAGTTGGAATTTTTATTTCTTTAAGAGGTATTTTTGCAAACATAGCCAAGTCTTCAACAAACTTTTTAGTTTGTGATGAAGAATTTAAGATATTAACGGCTGCTGTCGCTGATGGTGTACTATAAGATGCTTTCCATCTACCATCAGAATAGAACATGCGCGGGTTTGCTAGATTGTCGGTGTGATTCATCTTGACTTCTAGCCATTCTTTTTTGTTCTTGTAGTAGATCAAGACATCAGAATAGCCAGTATCCCCAGGTGGCCGAGTAGCCTTAATCCCAGGGATGCTATTAATATATGATGCTACGTCTTTTTCGTACTGATCTGATTTAGCCGACATGCTACCTACCTATGCTCTACACTAAGGTATTTAGATAGAGCGCCGGTTCGGCTAATAACGATCGCTTCTCTCATCATTGTATGCAAGAGTACGAATTGCGCTGGCTACTTCGTACGAACCCAACTCATCGGCCAGGTTAGCACATTCAAGCCTGATTCGCTCTTCGAAGTCATTCACAAACCTCTCAAAAGACAGAAAACCGGCTTTAAAGTGTTCTTCATTGTTCCACTGGAATACACCGTCACTACCATCAAACTTATACTGATATGCCATTTCAATTATCTGTTCTCTTTTCACTTCCTTCTCCTTTGAATCTCACAGCCTTAGGCCAAAAAATTTTCCCTACCGCTTCTTCCTATTGTTGTACGTACTCTGACCACACTTCTGCCATTTGCCAGTCTGAGTACGTATGTAACTACGAGTCGTCCCGTTTTTGTTTCTTACCACCTTGACTTGCTTCATCGACCCCTCCCTGCACTCTTTCTTTGAGGCTTGTTGACGTTCACCTGACTCTTGGAGACTACGTCAACACCACTACCCCTCTTCTTGTCTACATGAGATGAAGAGTTTTTTTTCTGAAGAAGATTTTTAAGATTATCTGCCAGTGTCATGACACCTCCTGAGTGAAGAATAATACTGTATATTAATATAGGTCTCTGAGAAAAGCAATTCTACGGGGTTTTTGCGCGCGCGATTTTCCCGCGGATAAAAATCTCAGAGGCACGCACTATTTTTGTACTGGGGGAGGGATAAAGAGGTTATGAGAGCACGCAAAAAATTACACGGTTAAATCTTCGTTAACGTACCAACTATTTTTGTACCCATGTACCCTACTAGTACTAATTCTGCAATCACTGTACACTAGTGCCTCATGTACGACGGTCCAGTATCATGACCAGGTTGACGCCGGCCATGATGGAGAAGATGACGGCATGGTACGTGTCACCACGCACTACGAACACCGGCACCAGCAGTGCACATACTAGTGTCACTACGTACTGTAAGTAGATCATACTAGTGCACCTAACACGATGTAGCCTAGCAGGAAGCCTGCCACGAACCAGAGGGCGTAACCCACGTACATGTCACCATTATTCAATTCCATTCTCCTTTTTGTAGATGTGTAGCCACTCACGAGCAGCCATTTCAGATACCCAGTCATTGCCACGGACACGATGGAGGATCATGCCGGTCCGTCGACGTACGGTGTCTTCTGGATGTGGATGAGGACCCCATTCGATCACCTCCCAGAAGGACCACTGGTCCGGGTCCTCATACAACTCGACACTGTACTCCATCATGCAACCCTCCGCTTCCGGAAGTCTTCATCAGCAGCCTGACGCTGCTCATCATAGCGACGGCTCAGATAGTACTTCGCCCGATTCAGGAGCTGACGGACAGCCTCCTTGCCCTCCTTGTCATCATAGTGCTCCAGGATCTCCTGACAGTCACTCATGATGCCTGCCACGTACATGTCGATACCGACCATCTGCACGTACGACGACTTGAAGGTCTCTTCGAGGTGCTTCTCAGCAACACCGTAACAGCTCAATTCCCATTCTAGACTCATTTCTCTCTCTCCTTAGTGAGCCAGCTTGCTCAAAGTGATAACCATGTCATGCAGACCGTAACCACCCATAACGCAGAATGCAACAAAGATCAGTTCTTTCATTTCCCTACTCCTCTTTCTCTCTCTTGATGATTCATTATCGGCGCCACACGAAAATAAGGCCACTACTTCGTGGCCTCGCGTGCTTTGCGGATGTGGTTGAACGGCAGACCGAGGGTGTACTCCAGGTACTCATCGTCCCCGTCCGTATCGTGCGCATCATGTGCCCACTTGATCGCCATCGTGAAGTCCTTCGCACCGGCCCGGTACAGTCGATCGAGCATCTCATCGAAATCCTCCACGGCCTCAGCTTCACGCTGACGCTGGTACTCCATCTCACGATCCAGGGCACCCAGCAGGTCGTCCCAGATCCGCTGCTTGCGGTCGTCGTCGGCACCTGTCCAGTACTCCCAGAACGACTGGCTCGGACGAAAGCCGTAGGCATCCTTGTGCAGGTCGCTGACGATGTTTTCGTCGAAGGTGTAGGTTGCTTGCATTTCTTTCACTCCTCTCTCACAATGTACTTCATTATGACGTCTTCAGGAAATAAACGCAACCAGAAAAGGTCCCGGTTACTGGTCCGGGGTCGCACGCGGGCGACAGGTTGGGTGGTGGCCTCTGCGGAGAGTGAGAGAGGAGCCGAGGCCACCGGGGGAAATCGTTGCCTGTTTTTGGGTCATGTCCCAGGCTCGACCCTGCTCATAGTCACCCGGTGGCTTTGGCAGCCGTACACCACCTGGTCGGTTCTTACGCTGCGTGACGCTCGCTGAACGTCTGCATCCATGCACTCAACAGGACGCGCGCCTCAGCCTTGTTCATGCCAAACTCCTCGACGATGTACGGTGCAGCTCCAAACATGTTGGTCTCACCGCTCAACCGCAGGTCATCCAAGAACTCGAAGACCTCTTGCTTGACGATATCCAGATCACTCATTGCACTCATTGCTCAATCTCCTGAAACACTTCCGTAGGAACCGCCGTGGCCAGCTGATCCTGGATCCACTTGTTGACAAACTCCACGCAATCGTCCGACTCCTTGAACATCAGCTCGAGCATCTGCTCATGAGCGTACGCGGCGTAGCTATCCCATCCATCTGCATCGTACACCGTCTTTCTCCTCTCTCACAATGTACTTCATTGTAGCTTCCTGAGGAAATTAATGCAACGCCGTCATCTCAGCATACTTTGCATCAGCCCAGAGGCGCACGGCCTCGACCTCTGCCATGTAGTCTTGATAGGATAACTCGTTGCCCATATACTGGCGGTCGATGCGATCGAACCACTTCTCAACGACCAGCTCAATTTGTTGCTCAGTCATTCTACGTCCTCCGCGAAAGCCGGATCGAACTTCGTCTGCAGAGTCGAACGCACGTAGCGATCAAGCTCCTCAACAAACGAGATTCTGCCTGCGTACTTGTCTGCGTGAATCTCCAACGCCTGCGCCAAGAACTCGGCTTCATCGGCGTTAAGCATCAGCGTGATTTGTTTCAGTTCCGTCATCATACTCTCCTCTCTCTCATGATGATTCATTATATCCTGCCGCGGAAATTAAGTCAAGCGACTTCGTTCAAAAGCTATCTTCGATTTCGTTCAACTCTTCTTCGATACCCATCACCTGATCTTCCAGATCCTGACGAACGTCTTCGAGTTTAGCGATAGCTTCTTTCGTATCCAGATCCGGAAAGCGATCAGCTTCATCCAGTTCATTGATCGTGCGACTCAATGCAACGATTGCGTTGGTCAGGATGCTCAATTGGCTTTCGAGAATCATTTCACGTTGATTGTTCATTTCCTACTCCTCTCTCTTAATGTACGTTCATTATGCATGAGCCCGGAAAAAAAGTCAAGCCTCGATTTGACGCAATTCGTCTTCGATAAGCATGTACTGATCTGTCAGTTCTTGACGAATCGCTTCGAGCTTCAAGATCGCATCATTGGTATCCAAATCGCACCAGCGATCACCGCTATCCAGTTCTTGAATCGCACGACCGATGGCGATGATTGCGCTATCCAGAACATCCATCTGACTGTCAAGAACCATCTCACGTTGATTGCTCATTTCTCTCTCCTCTCTCTCATGATGATTCATTATATCCTGACGCGAAAATTAAGTCAAGCTCAAAATTCACACATCAGCTTCGAGTTCTCGTTAAGAGTAGCGAAAACGTTTTGCTTCATTCCTTCTGAGAACTCGCACTTATATACGAAATGGCCATCGCTATTCAGACCAACGAACTTGCTTGACTTAATTTTGATATCGAAGTACTCTGCATTGCGAAAGCCCTTTTCGATACTCAGTGCATCGAGGCCCATCATATGGTCAATCATCGATTCCGTGTAGATCATTTCTCACTCCTCTCTCTCATGATGATTCATTATATCCTGGCGCGGAAAAAAAGTCAACAACTTTCTCGCCCCAAAAGTGCTGGTTTTTTTTTCCGCGCCCCAGTACAATGTCTTTAATGATTCGAAAGGCACGCCTGGGATGGACGGGACGGGTGGCCCACAGCCCTAGCACCGCAAACAAATTGCGCTACTGATCTGAGTTGATTTAATTTCAGAGATCAGGCATAATGGAAGATCATGTGCGCGAAAGCTGAATGCGCTAATGACTAGCTGTATCTGTTTGCGATAGTGATTTGCGAAAGATTATTGCGGTAGTATAATGCTGCAAATCATTTGCTGTACATAGTAGCGCGGCGCGATAATGCATAGAGTTTTCATAGCGGTTTCATAGCGGGGAATGCATAGAGTATTTCATAGAGTATTTCATAGAGTATTTCATAGAGAAAAACAGCGAGAGAATATATCAGAGACCTTCTCAGCACCTCGCTATTGAACGCATTCTCTTATATCATAGCGATCCATATACATTTTGACGATTCAGTTTAACAAAATATATCTCTATGAAACTCGCTAATAAATCAGCTAAGAACTACCAGAGTAACCAATAGGGCGTATACTCCTGCTGCCATTACTCCGAATCCCATCATGAGCATTGCAATGATAGCTATATGAAACACAATGCTCAATATAGTTTCGAACATGCATCCTAGTATTATCAATCCTATTAGGAGAAGCAATATCATATTATTTGTTTCTACATCCTGATCCGGTCATTCGTTGTTTGTTCTCCACATAATACACTTTAGTTAATCGTTTATGGTTGCTCTTCATATACGATTCACATTCAGTATGTGTGGAGAATTCTTTTAGCGTTAGGTTCTGGGAACCGGACAGCGTCATTAGTACTACATAATATATTACCATGTTCTTTCTCTATAAATAAAAGGCATGTTGACTTAAAAGGGGGGAATATGAAAAGAATAATGTTAACTATGCTATTGTTAAGTGGCTGTGATGCTGAGTTTCGGTATCCTTGCCAAGATAATGAGAATTGGAAAAAGCCTGAATGTAAGGCGCCTGTATGTGAAATAAATCGGGACTGTCCTAAATATATTTTTGAATCACAACCGGAAGTGATGCAGATTCTTCCTAGTGAACAAGGAGCTAAAAAATGAGCGAAGTTTCATCTAAAAGAGGCGAAAGATATACATCAGAAGAATTGATGGTTCGTCTGAAGTTCTTCATTGGCATGTGCCTGGCATTGACGCTAATCGGCATCGTGTTCGTGGTCCTGTACTCAATCATCTTTGTAACGCAACCGCTTGGGGCTATTTCGCCCATCGATCAAAAGTTCTTCGAGCTAATCATCCCCGTTGCTACATTCCTTTGCGGCACGCTCTCGGGCATCATGCTTGCGGGAACCGGCAAGGAAGCTGCTATGGCCGGCGTTGCACATGCGCTAAACCAAAAAGCTGAAATGGATGCAGCTAACGAAAACGACCCTGCACCATGAAGACATTCAGAGAGTTCAACGAAGGCCTGATCGGTGACTTGACCGGGCTCTCTGTTGCGTCTAAACGACTCAGGGGGATTGGCAAAATCGCGACCAATCTCCTGCCGGTCACCAAAAAGGCTATCGCTAAGAGAGTTGCAGGTGCCTTCACCGCCCCTGCAACTGTCAAGCGCAAACGCAAAAATCGTTATTGAATAACTACGACCTTTCTCACTACTCGGTCGTCGTCATCGTCTTGAGGACCTTCATAGTCTTCAAGCAGCTTGTCCGTTCTGTGATATTCACTATACTCAACCTCTCCCTCGAATACATCACGAACAGCCGGCGCGACCTGCGTGCGCCAATAGTCATTGTATCCATACGTAAAATGGATTTCGGCTTCTGCATCGAAGCCTTCTAACAGCTCAATCAGTTTAGATACTTTCATTATGCATTCCCCTCTCTCATCATGTTAAACTAATTATAAGCTGGCGCGAGAATAAAATCAAGCCCTGATGGACTCGACTGCTGCGAACATCTTGCGCATCTCCACGACCAGGTGGGCATACGCTTCCTTCTCTTCCTGATAACAACTCTCGAGGTTGTCTCGCGTGTACTCCATCGCATGGATGAAGTCAGCATCCTTGTTGACGTGCTGCTGCAGGAACGCTTGGATCTGTTCTATGATTGCCAGTGCTTCTTTCGTGTTCATCTTGCTTCTCCTCTCTCTCAATGATGATTCATTATAGCCTGGTGAGGAAATAAAGTCAAGAGGCAACCCCGTAGCTGAGGATAGTCGTGTCGCTGTCGAACTCATCAACGAAGTTGAGCTTGTCGTTATCAAGAATGTATTGCTTGATGTTGTCCAGCTGGTCTTCTGGAACCTCGACCTGCTGCTGGAAGTACAGAACCGTCTTGTACACCACGTTTACCTTAGCCATCTCACATCTCCTTTCTCTCAATGTTGAACTAATTTTAGCGTGGCACGAGAATTAAGTCAAGCACTTTCCTCGTCGAAGTCGTCGTCGCGAGGAACGAAACCGATGACCTTTTTCGTTGTTCGTCCGAATGCAAACTTTGTATGCCTCATGTTCTCAAACTCATAATCGATAGGAGGCTTAGGAGGTGTCCATCCGTGAACTCGTTCGTCAGGAATTGCACCAATGGATAATAGAGTGGAATCTTTTCCAAACTCTTTGCGAAGAAGATACTTAACATAACCAAAATCTCCATAACCCTTCGCACGGTCCTCGAAAAACTTCCGCGTAACGGAACCGTCAACTAATTTAATATCGGCGTATAACATAGCTCTATTATGACCTATAATGAATAATAACTCAACGTCTCATTGTAGCAGCATCAATAGCCGACTCTTCATTAAAGATAGGCTGAAGGCAGCTCTTGTGCATAATGGTAATACCTACCATATTGTTCCCAGTATAACGCTTCTCAGGAGCTTTGTATGCGCAATATGAATTATCATCCCGCGAAGGAATACGATCATTACTACCGCGGTAACTATAACGAGGAATACCAGTATTAAAGAATCCCATCATTCAACTCCGAAATGTTCTTGTAAATCTCGTTTAATAAACTTCACGGCATTGTCCCAAATATCATTACTACCACCTCGTTCAGCATCGTCTACAATGCCTAAACATTCCTGCACAATCAACTCGGCGAACTTTGCAGGATTACAACCAGCAGGTGTAATAAACCCAGTCTTGTCAGTATAATAAAATCCAGCCTGTTCAGCAAGTTCTCGAATTCGTTGGTTCATTTTGTTTCCTTGAACAGGGGCACACCATCAGTCAAGTGCCGCACATATTCTAACATGGGCAAGGTATCCAGTGTGCCACGATGCCGCTGAATGGTCAAGTTACCTTCTTGCATTATAGCATAGAAAAACTGGTTTGTGGCACCTTCTTCAATTTGTTTCTTAAAATATTCGTTCATATTAGCTCCCACAAATCAGACGAACGCGCCCATCGGACATCGGAATGAACTTCTCAATAAAGGTATGATGATCGTTAGATTCCTGAATAGCCTTATCGGCAGCCATCCACAAATGCATCCAAGACACTTCACCGTTAATCGGATTACAGGTAATGGGAACCTCGGCATCACTTTCCCAGCCCTCAAATACCAAAGTAGTACCTCGGATTTTAGAATCGTCGTAGATATTCTCGACTTCGAAAATAGACCAGGTAGTATGAAGCCCGTTAGCCATTCGAATCTGTTCAAAAACATCCATCTGAGTATTAAACCATTCGGCTTCCTGCAAGCGAACGTTTTTGAAGCCTTTTTCAATACCCTGCTTGGCCTTTTGAAGAGTACTAATCAAACGAGGCGAAAGGACATCCTCAAGCTCTTGAATAGCGCTCTCAAGACGACAAATGCCATTATGAATGCTCTCTTGCTCTTCTTTAGTAAGAGTAAACATTACGCAACCTCCTGCGAGTTCTTCACGTCAAAGATTTGAATGTAGGTGTTTAGGAAGTCGGCAAGCAGCGCTGCTTGCTCAGGATTGCGCGCAACCAGTCGGTTGGCAATGAAGCGAATATCCATATCGCCAGCCTCGATGAGGTTGAGGATAGTTTCGCCGCGTTGATCGTTCGTCAAGTTCGTCATGTGTGTGTCTCCTTAGTTAACAAAGACAGTATACAGGGGAAAAGAAATTAAAGCAACCACAAAAGCCCACTCTATGAAAGTAAACTGGTCAAGGAACTTTAGCAATCGAGGGCATCTATTGTCCATCCAGTAGCGATAACGACTCATGCTATCTCCTTTCGAAATCCTCTTGACAAAAGATGCATCGACATACGCCTGATGCAGCTTTGCGCCGGGCTTCTGGAATTTCTTCTCCGCAGTCAATACAATGCGACAGGCTAGGAGCATAGGAGAGACCTGCTCTCACCCTCGCTACGGCGTTCTCGCTTAGATGGATAGCATGTAGCTGGCCCATCTCGGATTCCTCGAAGTTCTGTTCTCGAGCATGAGAATCAAACACTACGAAGCTCCTTTTGAAGGTTCTGCTTACCTTGCTTGCGATTAGCCTTGTTGGTCTTACCATGCGCACCGCCCTTGCGGAAGTGCGCATGCACTGCAAAAAAGTTCCTTGGTTTCATTTCGTTCTCCTCACTCAACATAGACATTGTAGCGTGACGAAGAAATAAAGTCAACTAGTCGTAATTGCTCCACTCCGATACGGCGAAGTGCATCTTTAGATAGATTTTATCGCTATCTTTGTATTTGGTAGCTTCGTAATAAAAGCCACCTGTACTAGTATAATAGTTTACCGAATCAAGATCTGGTTTTTCAGTTGCTTGCTTCAATACTCCTTCAGCGACTTCTCGAAGATATTTACGAGCATGCTTCTTCATTTGAGGAATAGAAGGAATATCGTTTCCGATAGTAGCCCATCTCCAATCCAAATGTTCCATCACATCATTAACGCGTTCCCAATCGAAATAATCGATAAAATCGTCAATAGTTTCTTGAAGATCGAAAGGCTTAATAATATTATCGCTCATTAGCTTTTATCCACAAAGGCCTTAATACGTGCAGCTAGTTCAAAAGAAGCGTTAATTACTTCTTCTGCTGTAGCATCCTTATTAGAATTTTCCCATGTAATATGATATGCTTGACGGAAAATATCTAGACGAATTTCAAACGGTGACTTACTCATACTGCCTCCTTAATATGTTTGCATTTGCCGTGATACTTAAATCCAGTACACGTACATCGTTCAACGCCATTTACATTAGTAATATAATAAACACTACCTTTTGAACCTCGAATGATGCGAGTATTCTTTTCTGTATCAGCTTTAATAACTTCAAACTTACGCCCGCGTTTATCGAAGTCCATCGGCGAGGTGAACGTGACCGGTTTCTCGCCATCTATTTGATAACCTAATAGCTTGTTTTGAGAGTCATTAAGAAAATAGGTATGATTACTCCAATCCCAGTTAGTAATCTCACGAACACTAATCATTATCTTTATATGCCTTTTTTATTTTTAATTGAATCTCTGCAGCAGCCATCATTCTGCCAATATCAATTTCCCATGTCTTATCACTATCAGAATCTATATTACACAACTTAATACAGTCTTCAATAATAAGCTGCGCCAAAAGAGCTGGCATAGTTTCTGGCTTGTTTGCCGTAGCTCTAGTGGCAACATTAACCAATGCAGTTAATCGGTTGTTCATTTTAACCGTTAACCAGCATATAAGTCGCCAGGCTCTTCCAGTCCGGCTTACCCGAGTTACGAATCTTCGCAACCATCAGCAGCGTACGCAAGCTAATCTCACGAGCCTCATTACGCTTCTGCTTAATCAGATCAAGAGCATCACGCTTAACACCTGCATTCATATCCGGCTGAAAGCTCGGAGTAATAACGAGAGTCTCCATGCGCTCGATCTTCTGATCGGTCGTCATCGACAGGTCAACGTTCATCGAACGCGAACGAATAGCCTGATCGATCTTTGATTGCGGCATATTCGAGATGAACACGACCCCGCCCTTGAACTGGAAGAAACGCGGCAGATCGTCAATACGCGAAGTATTCCACGAGATAATGCGACGATCATACGAATCAAGCGCACCCTTGAGCAGGTTAAGCGCATCAGCGTCCTTCAGAATGCTATCGCAATCATCGAAAACGATAATCGAGTTACGGTTCTCATACAGAACACGATAAAGACCCTTCGCAGTCGAAAAGCCCTTAACGATGCGATAAGTCGAACGCGGAGCAGCAACCTCACCCGGTTCCTTTTCGCTAAAGTCTTTCAGACCAGCGGCCTTCAGAGCAGCAACTACCGTAAACGACTTGCCAAGACCGCCTTCGCCAGTAATAACGGCCGAAGCAGTCTGACCCTTCGCGACCATCGTCACGAGATCTGAAGTAAAGTCAAAACGCTGATTAATGCCGAACTGCGAAACCGGTTCAGCAGCTTGAGGTATGAAGCTTGACGAGCTCATCTCGCGAACCTTCTTGTTGACATACGAAGCGTTCACCGAACGAACAACTTCGACACCGTCGATCGAACCGACGAACTTGTTACCGACTTGAGTCACAGAAATCATTTTCTCTCCTTGTGTGTGTTTTCCCTAACGACCAATACATGATAGCGTCACGCAGAAATAAAGTCAACCCTTGTGGTACGCATTGACGATCTTCGAAGCTTCGGCAGCCTGGCGATCGAACGCCTCAATCTCCCAAGGCAGGTTGCGATAGCTCTCGAAGGTAGCACCGCGACCTACATGCTTCTGACCGTTCCAGACGTGGTGATACCCGTCGCGAGCAAGGCGCCCGGACATGTACTGCTCAACGTGAACCATCTCATGACCGAGCGTCTCAGCCATATCCTTGAAGCTCGGCAAAACCTTTGCGTTAAGCAGTACGGTAATCAGCTTGCCGTTACTGCTACGGATGCACTTGCCGTGCGTGCGCTTGGTCTTGAGGTTCTTCAGGTAGTATATGATACGAACATCGTTACCTGCATCTGTCAGCTTTTCGCGCAACGGAGCTTCGATAGCCTTCTTCGCTGCTGCGACAACCTTGCGAAAAACTTCCAGGTTACCCTTCATGTAGGTATTGATCTGGACGGTAGTGAAAACGTTTTCGTCTACTTTGATATCGGTCTTGTTGCTGCTCATCTATGTCTCCTTGTGTGTGTTTCCCTAACAACACAATCATTTTACGAGCGCTCGGAAAAAAAGTCAACCACTTTCTCCCCTGATTTTAGCCAAGATAGATATAGATAACAATTTTCGAAAGTGCTTTAATAACCTTATCTTATGTACTGCGTGTATCTAATAACTGAAAAGCTAACTCAGTCTAAGTTAATCCATATCTTTGATGGAGAAAAGACAGTTTTCATAGAATATTCTCCTAGATTATTTCATATAGAATTATTAGAGAAACATCAAGACAAATTCATAGCGGGAAACCGCATAGAACCTCTAAGAAAGTTATATAAATGCCCGGTTAAAACTTTCTTAGACAAAAAAGAAGTATCCCCTCTAAGAAACCCTCTAAGAAAACCGTTAAAGCCCGGTCCTAAACCAGGTACTAAGTTTAAGATTACCGATGAAGATAGAGAAAGAAGAAGAAAACAGTTTAGCAAAGAACTACATCCAAATGCTAATGGCTTAACTGAAGAGCATAAGCAGAAAATAAGCGCTACAAAGAAGACTCAACCTAGTAATTTCACAGGTAAAAAACATACTGAAGAATCAAAACGAAAGATAGCAGAGAAAAAGATAGGTAACAAGCATAGGGAAGGATGGACCTTCTGTTTTAATCCTATCACAGGAGAAGAAAAGGTTATTAGAGTCACAGATAAGATACCAGAAGGATATAGATTAGGGAGATCAAAGTCCACAGCTGACAACTTTAATAAATACTAACGCTGTAAACTAACCCAAGGGAATAACATGAATAAAAACACTCTTGCATTGGTTATGGCTATATTATTTGCTTCTTCTTCATTCGCTGAGCCAATCGTTACTGATTCGACTACAAGAAGCTTCTCTGACTCTAAAAGCGAAACTACCGTCAAGTCACCTCCTCCAACCGCTGTAGCTCCATCCTTCACAAGTATTAATAGCGATGTATGCGCTGTTGGTATTTCTGGAGCAGCTCAAACTCAAATCCTAGGCATTGCTATTGGTTCTACCTATGTCGATAAGAATTGTGAGCGCTTAAAGCTTGCTAAGAATCTTTATGACATGGGCATGAAAGTAGCTGCAGTATCTGTTCTCTGTCAAGATGAAAGAGTATTCTCAGCTATGTTAAATGCTGGAACGCCCTGTCCTGTTGATGGTCAAATAGGTGAAAAGGCTAGAGAAATTTGGGAAGCTAATCCAACTCGCCAGCCTCAAAAAGTAAAAAGTAAAGAGTGAAAGATAAGTTAATTAACTTTTTACTATGGGGTGCAATTGTTATCTCTGTTTTATTATTAGCTGCTATTAAGCCTGCTAAAGCAGATATAATTACCGTCCCTATTCCTGGTGCACCTGGACTAAACGTAACAGTAGGTACAGGTGTAAATGCTATACCTCTTGCTGAAATAAAAAACAACCCTCAAGCCTTTAACGTTACTATGGGTGATGATAGTAACGTTAATATACCTTTAGGGTTTACTTTTCCTTTCTTTGGTCAAAGCTTTACAAACTCATGGATGTATTCTAATGGTGGAGTAAGTTTTAAAGGTCCAGATGTTCCTGGAGGCTTTTGCTGCGCAGGAGAAAACTTAAACACCTTAAGAAACCCAGCATACAATTATTCCATTGTTCCTTTATGGACTGATTTAATAGCATATCAAGGAGGAAGTCATTATTACTTACGCGAAGCTAATGCATTAACATATGGGTGGTACGGAGTAAGTCAGTATGGAAATATTAATAATAGAAATAGCTTCGAAGTAAAAATTGATGCTTCCGGTCTTGTTGATACTAGAATAGCCGGAGCACTTGTAACCGGAAGCCCGGTTACTTCAGGCATGATTGGAGATATAAGCAAGGGTGAGTTTTATCAATTCTATCACGGGAGCGGGATAAACATAAATCAAGGTGGATCTGTTTCATGGCAAGCACTAGGAGGAACAGGCGGAGGAAATCCTTGTATAATTAATCCTCTATTCGATGCTTCTTGCCCGGGATATGCTGAAGCGTATCTTGCCCAGCAGTGCACTATAACTGCTCTGTTTAGTTCTTCCTGCCCCGGTTACGGTGCAGCATATTATATTCAACAATGTTCTTTAAACGCGCTGTACGATACTGGATGCCCAGGGTATACACAAGCATATTATAATCAGCAATGTTCTACTGATCCTTTATACGACACTGGTTGCCCTGGCTACAATCAAGCTTATTACAACCATCAATGCTCTTTAAATCCTCTCTATGATACTGGTTGCCCGGGATATGAGTTAGCGTATTACAATCAGCAATGTTCGTTGAATCCATTATATCATACTGGTTGCCCAGGGTACAGCACTGCTTACTTTAATCAACAATGCAATCTTAATGGACTATACGATAGAACCTGTCCAAAGTATGCTGAAGAATATGCCAAGCAACATATAATAAACACTCCTAAACCCGAAACTGCGTCAACAACTGCGGTCTCGACTTCTTCAAACTCTCCTTCATCTGTAGCCCTTGTACCTGATGCAGTAGTTAATCAGACCATTACATCAACTGCTACAACCGCTGCACCGACAGGAGCTGCGCCAGCCGCTCCTGTAAACCTTACAGCTCAGCCTCAGTCTACACAAATGCAATCGCCGATGGAGCAAGGTCAACCTGGTAAACAAGAATCGAAACCTGAGTCTAAATCAGAACCCAAGTCAGAAACTAAAACTGAAAGCAAGCCTGAGTCAGCTAAAATGGCTTCAGCTAGAGCCGCTGCTAAAGAATCTGCGCAGAAATCAAATGCTGAAAAAGGATCGCAAGCTGCTGCTAACATGGGACAAGCTAAATCAATGAACGAACAAATTAATAATCAGGGTATTGTAATAGGAGCAATGGGATTTGTTCCCGGGTTTGATGCTTATTTAAACAATACTCTTAAAGATATTCAGTTTTATAAGAAGGTAGAAGTTTATAAAAATCAAAATAATGTTGATAATATACGCTTGCTTCGTGGTTTATCAGGTGGTAGTGACAGGCTTCATGAAAAAATGATCGATAGTCAATACTCACTAAAAGGTAACTAAAATGTTAGAAGAAAAAAACTTAGAAGAACAAATTGCTGATACTGAAATAAAGATTGGTAATTTTAGCTTTACCCCAATGAAGTTAATGTTAGCTGGATCTATTGTATCAGCTGTTGTAGGAACTCTCTGGGGTGGATTTGAAATCTACAAAGATTATATGGATATGAAAGAAGCAATTCAAACTTACGTTGCTCCAGACTTATCTGAAATCGATAAGAAGTTAGCTATAGTAGAAGAAAACTCTGCTAAATCTACTGATTATACTAGAGATATTAAAAATGATCTCAAAGCTGATATTCGTAGACTAGAGGAAGTAGTTGAGCAGGTCGAAAGAAATACTAAACAATCACAGCGTGATATGGATAATGCTGTTAAAGATTCTAGAACTGATATGAGCAAGTTGGATAAGGATCTTCGCTCAGAGATGACTAGAATCGATAAAGAGAATGATGGTGAATTTAGAAAGCTTCGTAAGGATGTAGATGATAAAATCAAGAAAGCTCTTGATAATCCTCTAGCTAATTAAGCTCTATTAGAGGCCCTAGCTCCTAGATCGGACATAAAGCTAGCGGCCTCTATTTCATTTGTAAAATACCTAGTAATAGATTCAATAGTCTTTTCATTAAAAAGAATTAGAAGAATCCCTCTACTACCCATAGAACTTGCTTTAACAGTCCAGTCACCAACCTTAATTGAATTAAGAGAAACATAAAGGTGATATGACTTTTCTTTAGCTTTTTTCTTTTCTGTCATAATTATCTCTAAAAAGGTCTAGTAGGATTCTTTCGTTAATATAAGCTTCTCGTTCCCATGGACTGTTAATTCCGTCATCCTCACTATGTTCTTGCTTCTTCCAATAATTCTTATTATTAGAGAATTTAAGCTCTTTCCTATAATATTGTCTAGCGTGAACCATTTCATGAGCCAGAGTAGAAAGCATATCATCAATATCTTTAGTATTTAGTATCTCAATATCAAACTCCGGCTCATTAAAGTCATTATTAAACGAGCAATAACCAAGAGCAGATTGTTCAAGTTTATTCTTTACATTGATAAAGAAATGTATCTTATAAAGTGAGTTCTGAGTAAAAATCTTTGAAGCGAAAAACTCCACAGCATTTCTTAGAATTTTTCTACTACGACCACGAATAGTAAAGTTAGCCAGCTTTCCTTCTTCATAATCGTATTTGTAATATTTCATTTAAATGTATCAAAAATATCTTTATTAAACTTCTTTTCTCCCCTCAACCTCTCTCCTGTAGAAGACTGATCGAAAAGGGGCTTATCATCTATAATATCGTCTTGCGCGACTTGCTCGACGTTATAAAGTCTCATCTTCGCCCGGTCAATACCAACCACAAACTTGCGATGCATGCTTGGATCATTGTACCTGTTCTTAAGTTGTTTGACCAGTATTTGGCCAAGATCTTCCATTTCCTCGGTCGATATAAGAGCGAACATAAAATCGGCAGTCGCCGGTAGCCCGAAACTCTCGCTAGTGTCTTCGAGACCGAGATCAGTATTAGTATAACCTGAACGCGTAGTTTGAGTAGCCGAAACAATCGGAACGTTGAATTCAACAGCGAGGCCGCGTAGTTCTTCAGCAATCGATTTAATATACGTATACGAATTAACATTCGAACCATACTTCAGCCTTGAAGACATGCAGATGTTTAAGTAGTCGATATAGATTATATCAGGAACGAAATTTCTTTTCAACTTCAATTCATTCATAAGATGCCTGAAGTGCCCGGCACCAGCTGATGCAGTAGGATATTCTTTAATAATAAGCTTGCCTGTAGTCTTACTCTTAACCCTCTCTACCTTTTTTTCATATGTCTCTTTTGGAAGCATAGTAAGCATATCCATAGCCTCGTTCAAAAGATTAGCATCAATTCTTTCTGCAATCTTTTCTTCAGCCATTTCCATTGTAATGTAAAGAACATTATAACCGGATGATAAGTTAGACGCTGCGCAGTGACACATAAACAATGACTTACCAACACCGGTACCCGCAAGTGCAATATTAAGAGTCTTTAATGGTAGTCCGCCTTTAGTAATAGTATTAAAGTAATCTAAGTCAAAGGGAACTCTTCTCTCTTTCTGATGATAAAATTCATAGCGGGCTTCGTAATCGTCTAAAAAATCATGACCGATATGAGTATCAAACGATATTGCTAATGCATCAGATAGAATTTTAGGAATATTACCTTTACCATTATCAGACTGTCCATTCATAATTTGAATAGACTCCATAATAGCATTGTAAATAGCTTTATCCTGACAAAACTTTTCAGTCTGATCTACTAACCAGCGCTCATCAGACTTTACTTCTTCTAGTGTCTGAATGTTCTCAACTAGAAGTTTATGCTCTTCGTCATTAAGACCAGCTACTTCAGCGGCCTCAATAACCAGTGCTGCTTTAGTAGGCACTGTATTATATTTGTCAACATAAACATCAATAAGTTTATAGAGCTTCTTATCTAGTTTATTCTGAAAATAATCTTCTTTAAGGAATGGAAGAGTCTTACGTGCAAACGTTTCATTGTAAAGTAAGTTAGAAAAGATACTCTTTTCAATCATCAGTATCAGTCACCTGTGATTGTTGACCTGCACCGTAACTAAACTCTTTCTTAGCTACGTCTTCTAGCCTTGCCATGACTTCTTCTGTAAAATACTTCTCGGGGTTACGATTAATTTCCTTACCAAATACTTTAGAGCCATCTGGTAATTCATAGCGGGTTGATGACTTAACAAAGATATTATGTTTCTCTGCTAGGTCTAGAAGCCCGTAATATCTGTCGAGGCCTTTGTCGTAAGTAAGTAGCACTTCTGCTTGAGCGTGCTCTTTAGAGAGACGGGACTTATACATTTTGACTCGGATAACGTTTCCGATAACTTCATCTCCGTCTTTTTCTTTCTTTTTGCTAAGCATTGCAATAGTGCTGGCAGCGTATTTAAGGCCTGAACCACCTGATACCTCCTTCATAGGGACATAAGAGCCAACCATTTCATAGACGTGGTTGGTAACTAGCATCGGAACTCGCACCTTAGCAAGTTTCAATGTAAGTACACGGAAGGTAGCTTTAATGACTTGCGATTTAGTCATATCTCGCGTATCCTTACCTTCAAGACTATCTTCCATTTCCTTAGAAGTAGATAACAGGCCTAGAGAATCAAGCACAAACATCATAGGAGGACGCTTTTCTTCCGGCTGCTTTTCATATGCCTCGATCATTCTTAGCGCATGAGTCTTAAACTTCTGAATTGTATCTGGTTCTGCAATAATGACTCGGTTAGTATCGATACCGCGTTCTTCCATCATCTGCTTTGTGACCGCCGCTTCGGTGTCGTAGTAGACAACTCCTCCGGTTGGGTTTCGGTCAAGGAAAGATCGGACGACCCCAAGAACGAAAAAAGTTTTACCAGTAGCGGACTCCCCTGCAAAAGCAGTAACTTTATTATCAGGTACGCCGCCATAGAGGCTACCAGAGAGGACAGCGTTGAGAATATAGCTGCCAGTATCAATAAAGCCCCCAAACTCAGCACTGCCATTGCCGTCAGCGGCAATACAAGTATCTTCATCTTTAATCGTCTCCACTAAATCTCTAAAAAAGCTCATCGTCTATCCTTTATTAAAAGCGTGCACATTTCATAATATAATCTATTACTCGCTCAGAATCAACTTCAAATATATCGATTGGTTTTTGCATATCAAAAGCTTTGTTTGGACCATTCCACCAGCGCTCTACCAAGGTGTCATCACCAACCATAGCAAATAAAATACCATCTAATTGAGACTTTTCTATCATATTAATCCCACAAATCCTGATAATAATTACCGAAGAGTTCTAGACCTTCATTGATACGTTGCAGATGCATCATACGACCGTCCCAGTCACATTCACCTCGAACCTTCCATTTAATTTCTCCACCCTTGTACCAATCGATTTCAGGCTTGACTAGCCAATATTGCTCTTCCCAATCATCGTCTAGAACTTGCTCAAATGACCAAATCATTTTATCCAAGATTTCAATCCAATGCTTATGACCAGCATCCCATGCATCTTGATTTCCGTCTGCATAGAAGTCAAAGCATAGTTGAGGATATTGATCAGATGTTTGTTGAAATTCTGGAAGGCTTCCTGGTGAACCTTGTTTGTTAGCTTTAATCTGCTTAAGCATAGGAAGGATAATAAGTGCAAGCGTATGATCCATACCCCATGTATCCCACTTGTCGATACGGATATCAATCTTACGCTCTTTAGTACTATCTTTAGGATACCTACCGATATGCACTTTCAAAATAAAGCCTCTTCAAAGTTATTCCAGTCAATAATAGGCTTAATTATACGCTCTTCCTTAATTAAGTACCATCCATCTCTTTTATTAATAAAGACCTCAGCATATCGTTTAGTTTCAAATTTACGAAACTTATCTCCGAACTCATCTGCTGCATAATAAAAATACTTCATAGAATATTAGCCGTTGTAAACCTCATTAAGTTTTTCTCTAAAGGCTTCAATTTTTTCTACACGATTAGGCCAGTAAATATATTCTTTCTCTGGATTTTTTGCAAGATTATTTAATAGAGGTACTATCATATTGTAGAGCTTATCTATTTTTTGTGCTGTAGCAGATGCTACTTTAGTAGTAGAAACTACTGTTTCTTGAGCTTCTTGAACAGCTTCAAGTTCAGTCTCATTAACTAAACTAAATCCAAAGTCAAAATCATCGTTAATTTTTAAGTTCATACGAAAAATCCTTCTAGCGTGCTTCTACGTTCTGTTTCCCATCCGATAACGTCTAGAATACCTTTGAGAGGCTCAATAAATGCCTTCTCAAACTGCTTATCATAGTCGATCATATGATCGAGCTCTAGTTCCTTAGGCAGTTTGCCAGGAGTAGTAATAACGTGCTCACCGAGATAGTTAGGCGACTTTAGATAACAGAACTTAATCTTATCGCCTTTGTTAATTAGATCATATCTCTTGTCTAAGCCTCTCTCCTTCAACGCATGATTATAGAGAATAGCACCTTTAACGTGAATTGGAGTACCAGTCTTAAATATCTTACCGCCGCTCTTATCTTGCCACTTGTCCAGCTCTTTACACCCTCGAGGGAACGCTATAGCATCAAAACCAAGCTTCTTAAACTCGTCTCGCTCTTGCGCGATAAAATTAATTAGATCGTCTTCCGTCTTCTCGATAATAAGCTTGATAGCTTTTTTAATAAGAGTTCTACAAGACGCAGGTGTTGAAGACCTAACTGCTTCGATGCCCATCATCTTCAGTTTAGGCTCCGCATACTGCACGCCTTCTGAGTTATGGACATTAAGGATGTATCGTTTCTTAGCGGTGAAAATTCCCTTATTAGCGATTACTTCTCGCTTCATCTTCATCTTTTGATCGTATGCATTTACATAAAGAGCAAGCTCTTCATAGCATTTATCAATATAAGGCTCGAGCACCTGGTCGCAGAACTTATCTAGAAACTTAACTGTTTTTTCATCAGTCTGATCCGGAGCAGCATGCTGTACTAGTCTGTCCAAGGTAATATACATTGAATCAGTATCTACAGCTAATACGTAATCAATGCCGTTCGTTTTAAGAGTCTTGTTTAGATACTCATTAATCTTCTTTTCCATCCAGCGGATGGATAGTTGACCTGACTTAGTGATTGACTCCGCGTAGCGAGGGTCAAACCAGCGGAAAAACATATTGCCAAGTGCACCATAAGCGCTATTCAGCTGAATTTTCTTAGCAAGCTGCATATTATGACAACGTGCAATTTCCTTCTCGAATTCATACGAAGGATTAGCTTCATACTTCTTCTTAGCTTCAATCATCAACTTCTTATACTTGACGCGGTCATTATACATCTGTTCCATCAGCTTAGGTAGAAACCCTTGATAGTCTCTATCAAAGTAGCAGCCAGAAGCAGCAACAGTATAGTTCTGCGTTAGCATCTCGTTTCTAATTGAGAGATCGTTTAGAGCTCCGTTAAGTATCTTTTCGATGCCTGAGTCAGTTGCAAGTGCTGCAAACGTTCCCTTATAGGTCTCAGGTGAGATATTATATTGCATGATTAGATGAGGATATAGACTATTCAGGTCAAACGATACCACCCACTTGTGCATACCGAGCTGAGGGTCCTTAACATAGGCACCTACAATCTGCTTGTCCTTTTCCCGCCTGTCAGCTACGTCAAAGTTAGGAACTACAATACCTTGACCCATAAGATAGTTATGGATAATAATATCCCACATTCGAACGGAAGTAAACGTATCAAGATAGTTGACCTTAGCATCGTATGCTAGAGCAAATACCTGCTCGATAAACTTAAGCTTATCTTCTAGCCTGTCAACTAGCTGAACGTCTCGAATGTTATAATTAATATAGTTCTGGAAGTCATTTTTATAGAAGTCATCCAGATTATCAAAGCCTAGAGCATTATAGTCTAGCTTCTTTTCACCTAGTTCAACAAATGCAATATGATCTAGCTTATAGCTTTCTTGATTAGTAAACGAAAACTTCTTGTGAAGTTGCAAATAATCAAGAATTGTAACGCCAACGATGATAGGAATATTAAACGTCTTGCCTGCTATTTCTACCTCGCGTTCTGATAGAAGACCCCATGGTGAAAGTCGCTTAGCTGATTCCGGTCCTACCAAACGCGTAACACGATTAATGATGTAAGGCATATCAAAGAACTCTACGTTCCAGCCTGTAACGATATCAGGCAAAAACTGCTTTGATCGCCAAACGGTAATAAACTTATTGATTAAATCTAGCTCATCCTTGCAACGAAGATATGTTACGTTTTCGTCAGTAACGGTATATTCGTGATATCCGAAGACGACGTATTTTCCGTTTTTAGCGAGGGTGATTGCTGTGAGGGGTCTTTCTGCTGTCGAGATGTCTGGAAAACCGCCCGTCGCCTCGATTTCGATATCGATTGAGACAACTGAGATTTTCTTCGCATCATAGTCCACCTCTCCGGAGTAGTGTTCGTTAATAAACGGATATACCCAGTTAGTCATCCCGTAGATTTCTTTACCGGAGATATCGGAATTTTCCTTAATATAGTTTCTAGCTTCGTAGGGATTATCAAAAACCTTCTTATATACTGTACGACCCTGAAGAGTTTTATACTCATCAAGACTTACCCGGTCGGTAGTAAATAAGAAAGGCTCGCATGGAACGGTATATTGAACTCGTTCCCCGCTTTCATAACCTCGAATTAGAAATTCACCTTTATACAGGTGGACGTTAGTATAAAATCTCATTATGAAGATTTAATCTCACTTCATTGTCTTAGCAACTACGAGCCCTGATCCGTAAATACGGTTGTAGTTATTTAGGAGCTCAACGTTAGGTGTGAAGGTGCACGTACGATGAACGGTGTCAAACGCAAACTCAACCTCTTCGGCATATGGGGCGAAAGGGATCAGCCCTACAGTAAAATTGCCAGATTGAGATGGAAGCATCTGAACAATAGCGATGTTCTTGAGCTTGAAAAAAGTTGCGTTATCGAAGGTAAGCTCGCCAATAAGCTCTTCCCCGTTAATCATACGAACAATTTTAATGCTAGCCATTTAGATATCCAATAGTGTAGAGAATGGTAATTATAGTGCTTACAAAGAATAGACTCCACTCTTTCCACTTAAATGAAATATACATCCAACCAAAATTACCTAGAAGATAAAAGATAAAATTGATAGGTGTAATATCATATGCTGTTAGCCCTGCTGCTAGCACTACGAAGAAAGATGATGCCCACTTAATAATTGTTTCCATAGTAAAGGGGGCCGAAGCCCCCTCCTTCAATTCCACTGATTTAGCCATGCCCATTCTTCATCAGTAACGGGCCACATGATTAAGCCTTATCTTCAGTAAGAAGTTGCTTATCAGAAGAAGTACTGATTTCGATCTTCTTTGGCTTTTTGTGTTCAGGAATAATACGCTCAAGGAAAACCTTCAGCATGCCGTTTAGATATTCGGCATTTTTAATCTCAACCGTATCAGCGAGATTAAACTTGCGTGAGAAGGCACGGTCAGAAATACCCTTGTAGATATAGGTCTGATCAACACCATCAGCAGTTAGAGAATCAAGAGTAGATTGGCCTTTAACTGTAAGAACGCTATCAATAAGCTCAAGCTCAAGCTCATGCTTAGCGAAGCCGGCCACTGCGAGTTCGATAACGTACTTGTTATCATCAACCTTCTTGATGTTGTATGGAGGATAGTTTGGAATGTTCTTAGCTACATCGTCATGGAACTTTGCCAGACGGTTAAAGGTTTCATCGAAACCAACAAAGAACTTATCGAGGTCCTTATAAGAACCGGTAAAGAGACTAGGAATTGTAGTCATAAATTTCTCCTTAATTAAGCAAGATTGCAAATTGCGACCCCGAAGGCATCGCGTTATTATTTAGCTAGGACATCCAACTGAATGCCAGCTTCCTCGAACATAACCTTAGTTACGTCCCAGTTGAGGTAAGGCTTAATCTCATCTGAAGCCTTACATACAACTCTTTTTATACCGCGCTGAATGATTGATTTAGCACATTCATTGCACGGCATTAATGTTACGTATATAGTGCACCCTGTAACATCGGTGTGTGCATTATCGATGGCGTTTCGTTCGGCATGACATACAAATTTATATTTGACATCTCGATGATTGTAGCGAGCCTCACAATCATCAACGCCTCTAGGAAGACCATTATAACCAAGAGAGATAATATGATTTTTATCATTTACTATAACTGCTCCAACCTTCGTGCTAGGGTCTTTAGACCAACTACTTATGTGTGCTGCAAGATCTAAGAACCTTTGATCCCATTTATCTCTGGATTTGTCCAAACTTGTTAAGCTGACTGGACTCTCTAACGATAGATTCCATCGCCAATTGTCGACGTTGTTTACTAGTTTGTTCTTTGAGTCCATATTTTTCACACCATGCTTTCCAAGCAGCTTTTTGCTTATCGCGGGCTTTTTTCGAAGGTTTACGCCCGGAGTTACTTACTTTTACTATCAATTATCAAGCTCCGAAACAAGTTCATTAAGAAAGTCATGCTCATCAGGAAATTCTTCTAGAAACATGTCCTGAATATCTTCTAAAGCAAATTGTGTTGTCTCTACTAGATTATAGAAGAAACCGCTCATAGCAGATTCCTTCTGGTCACGCATAACTTTAAGCTGAGCTTGACTACGAAACATTTTAGTCCTTATAGTCGATAGTATTAGTAAGTTGTTCAATTACTTCTGCATCTGTCCACGTGCTTATGTAATCATTATCTTTCTTGCTAAGTTCCAGTAAATCAGCATATTCAATCTGACGGCCATCGAAAACCTGAGTACCTAGATGCTTCTGGGAAAATTCCTTAAAGTCAGGATCGTGCTCGTTAAAGACAACCTCGTCCATAGCATCATCAAGGCCCTTTGCCTTTACAACATATCGATTTCGGAACGTGCTTAGAACATCTACAACAAAATAATTAAGATTATCATCCACTTTAATTATGCTCCATGAGCCATCTTTATTGTTAATCCATTGTAGCTTGTCACCGATTTTAAATCCAGAGGCTTCTAAGATTTCATCGTTAAGCTGAAGATAGAGTTCCTTATCAACACCTTCTTGAACACTTAAAACAAATGACTTTTTCACTTGTTCTTACCTTTAGCAATGGTATCAATATTTTTGCATTGAGTATCCCAATCACCAAGATAGGTGTCGTAGGGTCCTGCAGAACCAACAGCTCCTGAAGGGTCAATACTAATATAGTCTGAGCCTGCAGCCCCTTCTATACCTATCATACTGTCACCTAAAAAACTAACAGTTTCACAGCCATGAGAAGAAAATTCAAAGTTGCTATTCTCAATAATTTCTAAGTTACCATTAAAGACAAATCCACAACCGCGAAGAAAAGATTCAAAATTTTCTATAACATTATTAAGTTGAATCTCATCAAACTCATGAGTAATCTTGAGATCGTCAAGCGTATGAGTAAAAGTAAATTTAGACATAATATATCCTTAAAGTTGGAGCGGGATGCGGGAATCGAACCCGCGACTCTAGCTTGGAAGGCTAGGGTAATACCATTTTACGAATCCCGCTAGGCAGCCAATACTTCTTTAATCCTATCAGCAGCATAACTCGCTGCAAACGCTTGAGGCTTAATAAGGGGTGTAACATTGCACATGCCCTTAATATATCCTACTGCCTCGTTAATAATACAACTCGAACCGTGAAGATCACTTGGATTAATATCTAGATGAACTTCAACATCTCTATCTTCTAGAACTTCTTGTAGTTTTAAATACAGCTCTGCAACTTTATATACTTCATTCATTAGCCGCATTCTTGGGCGGTTCTTGCTTTGATCATAATCGCGTTCTCTTTGAACTTCGCCAAAGAGCTTGCAACCATGTCTTCCGTCAATGTGTACTACTATTGCGAGTGTGTAATCAGCATACCAAATATTGTTATTAATGAATCTTTCAGAGTCGCCACCAATATAAATTTTTGTGCTAGGGCCTTGTGCTTCGATAAACTCTTTTACTTCATTAATATCTATTTTTAGCATGCTTACTCCTTAATTGGTGCCCGGGACCGGAATCGAACCGGTACGCCGTTTTAAGGCGGCAGATTTTAAGTCTGCTGTGTCTACCTATTTCACCACCCGGGCAAATATTACTTTTTAGCGGCTGGCTTACGACCAGGTTTACGACCAGGTTTCTTAGCAACAGGAGGCTTAGTTTCCACTACTTCCTGTACAACAGGCTCATCTACTACAGGAGCTGGTTCTTCTACCACAGGAGCTGGCTCAGGAGGCAGTTCGATCTTAATATCTGAAACCTCGGAGTTATCTGTAATAATCACGCTTTGAACTTCTTTAACTGGTTCTGGGGCAGGAGCAGGAGCAGGAGGAGGCTCCGGTTGTTTAATATCATCTAGATATTCTAGTCCTGCTTTATCCAGATAGTTCCATACAAATGCAACTGCTAGGGCTGCAGCAATGATACCGATAATTGTTAACATTTACTTCTCCTTTATATTGGTGCGCCCGGTAGGATTCGAACCTACACTCAACGGATTATGAGTCCGCTGCTTTAACCATTAAGCTACAAGCGCTAAAACTGGCCTGCCGAGAGGGACTCGAACCCCCGACCCTCAGCTTAGAAGGCTGATGCTCTATCCAGTTGAGCTACCGGCAGATGATTTATTATATCCTACTCGTGAAAAGATATCAACTATAAATAAAGTGGAGGGGAAAAATGACAAAATACAAATCCATTTTTATTTCTGATGTACATCTTGGAACTAAAGACAGCAGAGCTGATTTAGCTGCCAACTTTTTAAAGTATAATACCTGTGAGAATTTATTTCTAGTGGGTGATATCATCGATGGCTGGAGAATTCAACAAAAAAAATGGCATTGGAAAAAAAGTCATTCCGCCTTTATTAGAAGAATCCTTAAACTAAGCAGAGATAACACCTCGATTACTTATGTTACTGGGAACCATGATGAGTTCTTAAGACCATATGTCGGTTCCTTCTCACTCGGTAACATTAACATAGTAAACTCTGCAGAATACAGATCAATAAACGGGGAGAAGTATTTAATAGTTCACGGAGATATGTTCGACGGAATAACTAGATTAGCTCCATGGCTATCATTCCTGGGCGATAAAGCTTATGATTGTGTTTTATGGCTCAACACTAAATTTAATTGGTGGCGTCATAAGTTAGGATTTGGATATTGGAGTTTATCTAGATTTTTAAAGCATAAAGTAAAAAAAGCAGTAGATTTTGTATTTAAATTTGAATTAAATGTAACTAGCTATGCTGCTAAAAGAAATTTTGACGGAATAATATGTGGTCATATTCATACACCGGAAATTAAAACTATTAACGGTGTTACATATATGAATACCGGTGATTGGGTTGAGAGCTGCTCTGCGCTAGTTGAACACCATGATGGATTATGGGAAATAGTTTATTGGACAGAGGCAAAAGATGAAATGGATTCTACTAATAATAGTAGTGCAAATCAATAATCCGGCAGACATACCTGGCAAGGTATTTTTAGAATTTCAAGATAAAGCATCTTGTATGGCAGCCCTTGACACTATGACTTACTGGATTAAGTTTAATACATTTAAAGTCGTAGGCTCTTGCTACGAAAAATAATCGGTTACGCTACTCAGGTTGCAGTTCGCGTTCTAGACCGCTCCTACACTTATACACCCTTTCGTCCCTAGCTTTCGCTTCGCACCCAATACACCGAAAGGTATGGGGCGGGTCCTTGACAGTAACGACTACTCTGGGTACGGCCTATAAGAAGGGCTCGCCATTTCGCTGTACGCGCTACTGTTATCGTCTCCTAAAGACTCATCAGAAGGACTGTTATAGGTGTCAAGCCATTCCTTACCGGGGAACCACTTGACCGGGAGGTTACTCCGACCACGTCTAATAACGCTTCGACGATAACGCTTAAAGTATTCGATCTTTAAGAATCGCTAGTCATATGGTGGAACTAGGCACCTGAGAGTTCTGGACACTATTTGGCCAATAGTGCTGTGGCATAACACAAACTCACACCTCTCCTAAACCCAAGGAGACACGGGGGTTTGGTAGGAGGTACCGGGTTCGAACCGATCACATTCACGGTGTAAGCGTGACGCTCTACCAACTGAGCTAACCTCCTATTTTGGTCTCGGCGGCAGGGTTCGAACCTGCGACCTCCTGCTCCCAAAGCAGGCATTCTACCAGACTGAACTACGCCGAGAAACTTGTACGAGTGGCGAGACTCGAACTCGCGACCAGCGGATTAAAAGTCCGTTGCGCTACCAACTGCGCCACACTCGCAGAAAACTGGTGCCCTGTGTCGGATTCGAACTGACCACCTACGCATTACAAGTGCGTTGCTCTACCAAATGAGCTAACAGGGCAAGACTTGGCTCCCCGACCTGGGCTCGAACCAGGGACACACGGATTAACAGTCCGTTGCTCTACCGACTGAGCTATCGGAGAATAAACTGGTTGCGGGACCTAGATTCGAACTAAGAACTCAGGCTTATGAGACCTGTGTGATGCCATTTCACTATCCCGCTATACGTACATTATACTGCTTATTGAATATAAGTCAACTTGGACCCGGTGGAGAGAATCGAACTCCCACATGCAGATTTGGAGGCTGCGGTTCTGCCATTAAACTACACCGGGTTGGCGGAAGCGGTGAGATTCGAACTCACGGTGCCATCGCTGGCACGACAGTTTTCAAGACTGTTGCAATAAACCGGGCTGCCACACTTCCATAAATTGGTGCCCAAGAAGAGACTCGAACTCTTACGCCGAAGCACTGGCTTCTAAGACCAGCGTGTCTACCAATTCCACCACCTGGGCAATTAATCTGGTCCTCCCGACAGGATTCGAACCTGTAACGTGCCCCCATCTAGAGCCAATGCCGGGTATAAGCCGGGTGTTTTACCATTAAACTACAGGAGGTATTTCTCAACAACAAATAAATTATAGTTTAGAAAGTAAAAGAATGCAATTGTTATCTTACCTTACGACCAATGTTGTACTTTGCTACTAATTCCCATTCGTCTTTTTCTTTATAGGGAAGAACTTTGATCTGTGACAAAGGTGAAACTGGTTCTCTGGTTTTTAGAGGGTTAATCTGTTGTATAAGTCCCCACTCAGTAAGAAGATTAACTATCGTATTGCGCCGGGCAATATCATCCTCGGAGAAGTTAGATGGCTTACCATCCAATAAGAATAATTCTTTAAAATGTACAACATAGTATCTACCTTGCTTATGGAGAATATGACATGATTGATAAAGCTTACGGTCTTTTCTCGAAGCCACACCGATACGAGTGAGAGTTTCACGAATTTTTAAAAAGTCGTCCTCCTTTATTAGACGAACTTCAATCAAGCTATCAAGCACGTTCATTTAGCCACCTTTTTCTAATTGTTTTTTGATCATGCTAATTTGATCATTCGATAGCAAGGATAATGCTTGAGAGGCTTTCTCATCGCTATAACCATAAAACTGCTTAACAGCTTCAAAATCATTACTATCTTGTTTTTTTACCCATTTAGCAAATCGCTTTTGGGACCTAATACTATATAGGAGATAGTAATATTGAAGTTTATTATCTAGATGGCTGTATCGGTTTACTTCATTAGCATAAAGAACGGTATCAGGAAAATATGATAGCGACTTATTAATTAGAAAAGGCGAATAAGACTTCTCGGAGAGTTCTTCGTTATCCGAGTCTCCTATTAGGTCTTTTTTGTTATAGGTAATGGAATTTGTAAAGTCAAACGGGTTCATTTGAATTCACAGTTAACCATTGTCTCTGTAAGAAAGGCTACAAGATTAATCTCTCTGTCCGCAACAAAAGCAGCTTTGTATTGATACTCTGCTATGATTAAGATTAACTGCGGTACAGAAGATGGTTGCAAGCATTCAGACGCTGAATCATAGAACTGTCTAAAAAAAACTGCGTCGTCTACCTCTGATTCACCTACCCATTTACGAATACCGCTAAAGTTCTTTTCTTTTAGCAAACCTACTAGCTCTTTAAACTTAGTATCGGTAAATGAAGAGAGTATACCGGTATCAATTTTACCCGTAGCAGAGTATCGTTGAAGCTCGTTTAAGGTTCTACGGAAGTCTGGAAAGAACCTTTCTACTACTACTGCAAGAGCTTTTGACTCAAACTCAACCTTTTCAGAATTAAGAATCTCTGCTACACGATTATAAAACTTAGTAGCCATCTTAGGTCTAGACGACTTAGGAATCTTAAATTCAACAACTGAGCACCGTGAATGAAGAGGATCAATGATACGGTTACGAAAGTTGCATGTAAGAATAAACCCGCAATTCTTAGAGAATTCCTCCATAAAATTGCGTAAGGCAGGCTGAGTGCTGTTTGGGTTAAGATAGTCTGCTTCATCTAGAATAACATATTTACGACCTCCAACAAGGGAAACGGAGGATGCAAACTGTTGTATCTCATTACGGAGTGTATCGATATTACCGTTCATAGAACCGTTAATTACGATATAGTCACACCCCAACTGCTCAAGCATGGCCTTAGCAACGGTCGTCTTACCTACACCTGCACGACCAGTTAATAGCAAATTAGGTACGTTTTTTTGATCGACAAACGTTTGAAAAGCAGTTTTTAATTCGTCAGGAAGAATAGTTTCTTCGATAGTGCGCGGGCGATACTTCTCTACCCATAGAAATTCTTTCATAATATATCCTAAAGCGTCGCATATACATCATCACCATGAACAAGAACAGTATACCCTTGTTCTGCTAAGATACTCAAAAGCACATTGAGATCAACAAACTTATGTTCTATTTTAAGCTTCTTCGGTTTTACTCTCCAGTTATAAGCACATAGAATCTCTAGTTCATGACCTTCTACATCCATCTTTAAATACTCTACATCTCTAATACCATGCCTGTAAAAAAAGTAATCTAAAGTAAAACACTTAACATTTCTCGTAATAGCCTTGCATGAACTTAAGTAGCCTTCTTTTAAGTTACGTTCAATTAAATTACTACTAGAGAAGTTTAAATGACTAATACCTCTAACCCATTGCTCTGAAGCAGTATTAGGGTCAATATAGGTTATTTCAGCTTTCCCATTATAGCTAGAAATAGCACAGTTATCAAAAAAGGCACCATCATTAGTGCCTATTCTTTTTTTAAGAGAGTCAAGATACTCTGAAACAGGCTCTACGAAGTAGACCCTGTTATCCGGAGTTAAGAAGTTATCGAGATTGTCAAAATCGCTAGTGCCTATCTCGACGTAGTTTTTCATGCTTGAAAGTTTGAACTTGCTTCGGTTGCTACCCAGTATGTAACATCATCACTCTTAAATTGTGCGACCCCCTTAGAAGTGATGTTAACATCGTAGCTACCACCCATTACCTTAATATTTTCTGCCTTAAAGATCATCCTGAAAGTATGCTCCGTGCTCTTCAAGTGAACGCGGTAGTTATCACTAGAAGGATTCTTTGAATCAATAGCCTCAAGATACATCTCGCCATCCTCGCCTGTTACCGCGATTTCAGGTAGTTGAAGTACGCCCAAAGCTTTTGAAACCTTCTGCAAGTCTTCTGCAGTTAGAACAAAGTTAATTTCCGCCTCTGGCATGTTTACACCTTTAGCGTCTGAACTAATAATCATTCTAGGATCTGCAAACGTATACTGAACCTTCTGCTTACCAGAAGAGATAGTCATATTACTTTCTTGAATATCTAATTCAGGTTGATCGAAAAGCGACAGTACTCCTAGAAAACGCGACAAATCATAGATTGCAAAGGAGCGGGGGATCTCTTCTTTAATCGTTGCTGACGCCATAATTGTTTTCTGAGGAGATACTGTCGTGAGAACCTTCCCCTCTCTAAAAATAAGAGAGGGGTTAATCGTAGAAAAGTTCTTAAGGATTTGAACTGTTCTTTGATCTAATTTCATTTTTTACCTTTCCGTAGCTGCGATACATCAGCTGTTGCCGAAGCACCAATCGTAGCAAGGTCAATCAAACTACCACCGAAGATATACGAGCCAACGTGCTGTAGCTTCATCCAAGGGCAGAACCAAACCTTAAGACCTGCCTTAGCTGCATGATAGCAGAAATTATAGTCTTCTGAGAGGTAACGCTTAGACGATTCTTTTTCGTTGTCAACAATCTTCTTAGCTGCAGCTTGCAAACCTTCCTTGCCGTTAGCAACGTCTTCCAGTAGATCATGTAGAGATTGATAGCTAAAACCCCGGTCGATAATACAATCGAAGTAGGCATGAATCTCACGTGTACCATCGAAATGCTCTGTACGGACATGGTCAGGCTTGTACGACAGGTATGGATAAGCTTCCTTATAGCGCTCAAATGCACGACGCTGAACCATCATAAAGCCTGTACCAATTTCTAGAACTTCAACCGGCTCACCAAGCGGAATCTCACGTGTATTTGACTTTGGATTGAATACATAGTCGCCAACATAATTTTCTAGCTTGTTTGGATCCTCTTCAGCTACACCCTTATCAACTGCTTGCTTAATCTTTTCCCAGGAAATACACTTCTTGGGATAAGGGCCGCCCATAACGTCATAATCACTCTCATCAGTCATAAGAGCAAGTAAAGCGAGAATGTCTTGAGGGTTAAACCCGATATCACTATCGATAAACATTAGGTGAGTTGCATCTGACCGCATAAACTCATCTACGCAATAGTTACGAGCTCTGGTAATAAGAGACTCGTTAAACAAGTAGTAAAGCTGCAAAGGGATATTATACTTTGCACACATTGCTGAAAGGTCAGCAATGCTACGTGTATACATACCTGCGCACTGACCACCGTACATAGGCGTAGCTACGAATAGCTTTTTCTTCTGTAATTCTTCAACTGCGATTTGGATTTGCATTACGATGCTCCATATTTTTTATCATGTTCCTTACCTACCCCATAGTCGCCGTCATATAGGTGTAGCGCCTCTGCATCAAAACTCAAGTACTGACCAATACGAGTACCCTTTTTAATTCTAGCAGGTCCGCACGTTACATGCATTACCCCTGCCATAACACCACTATACCCTGAATCGTAAAGGCCAGAAGTAAGAAATACTCCATTGCGATTCAGCGTGCTTCGTGTAATTACCCACCCGGCCTCGTTAGGGCCTACGGTGATACTATTCTTCATGATTACTTCATAAGAGCCAGGTTCAAGCTCGAAAAATCCATCTACATCCGGGTGAATTTCTGTCGAACCTCTATGAGTCTTACTATGGTTAGTAATTTCAAATACAGTATTACTTATTTTATATACCTTACCCAATCTCAAGTCTACTGCGTTCGGTTGCACATCAGACTTAGAATCAACATGCGAAAGAGTTGTCTCTGAATGTCGACCGTAAACATGCTTCATACTTCATCTCCAAAAAAGTAAGGATTCTCAACCGTCTTAAAACTAAAGATCGGGCTTGCTGTCTTATTTTCAAAGTTCATCATCAACACTTTATTAGACTCAGTTGCCTTTGAACTCTCAAACTTCGTAGATGATACGTTAAGCTTATCATCAATAAACATCGGTGAAATTTCATTCCTAAACAAGTACATATTATTAGTTGCATAATATAGGCAACTAAAAGAACCATCAAGCTTGTCTAATGCATACCATCCGTTTGCATAGAGTTCAAGAAGCATAAGCATTGTATCCCATTTAATATCTCCGCTATGCTCCTGCAACTTCTTAACTACATCTTCCTTTAGAATACCATTATGCCAGAGGCATTTTTCATATACTTCATGCTTGACGTCCTTACTAACCTGGAACGTCGAAATCAAATCCATGCGCGCCGGGTGAATTGAATTAATACTATTTGACTCTGTAGTAGGTGCTTGAACATGAACCACTCCGTACTGTCTCTGCGGCACTTCTACCAAAGACAAATCGATATTACCAAGACCTTGCTTGATTAAAGTAAGTGTACCGGTATACGTATCATACAGAGAGAACGAATACGAATGACTTCCTCGATAGGAATTTAACTTAATAAGCTCGTGTAGCTTTGTTGTATCAAATGAACCAATAATTGCGCACATATTATAATTATCCGTTGAGTTGATTAATTATAGAATATACTCATTACTTAATCAACTTATCCCACGGTATATCAATAGAATAATCTACCGGATCTTCTAACCCTGCTTTAGCGAAGTTAGCTATCCTTTCTGCACAAGAAGGACACTTACCGCAGCTCTCACCATCGTCTGATGGATTATAGCAAGTCAAAGTATACTGTAGGAGATGTTCTAGCTTAAGTTCTTTACAGATTTCGATCTCTTGATGCTTGCTGAGGTGACTGAACGGTGCAACTATCTTAACTTTATGTGTTCTATTCTGCTCCGCTACCGTATTAATGCTATCTACAAACCGTTGTGTTGTATCCCAATAGCCATACTCGTCATGAACCTGTAGACCAGTAAACACATATGATGCATCTGTAGCTTCAGCCTGCGCAAGAGTAAGAGACAATAAAATCAAATTTCTAAAAGGTACGTACGTTTTAGGTTGAGGGTCTCCTAAAACGTCTTTAATTGTAGGCATGGCAACATCTGTACCACTAATATTAGCTGAAATAGGCTTAGCTATTTCTCCTAGAATAGATAGATCAAGAATTTTATGATCAATACCTAGCGATTCACATAGCGTTGTTGCGCAATTGAGTTCATGTTTCTGCTTCTGGCCATAATCATATGAGAGCGCAAATACTTTATCAGCCCCATATTTCTCTACCAGAAGCATGGTCATGATAGAAGAGTCCAACCCGCCTGACAATACGGCTAAAACGTTTTTATTAGTATCAGGTAGGCTACTAAGAGCATCACTTAGGTTCATTTCGTTCCTTCTGCACTCTATGAATATAGACTACAGCATCCATTAGCTCTTCTTTAAGATGCTGTACCCATTGATCAAAGTTTAGATCGGTTCTTTCTGTTGTAACTCTGTACTTGTTATACCCGTGTAAAGATCTAGCAACGAACTCGTCACAAATTTCATTAACATTCTTATCCGGTGAATCCATTACTGCCTCATCGTCTTTTTGCAGAAATTAAATTCAGACACCAAAGAGCCTGCATATTGATACAATACTTCTGATGATGAAGCGCGAACCGGATTAATATCAATACCGCCACGACGTGTATACAAGCATGCAACTAGAAGCTCTTCTGGCTCTAGGATATCGTAAAGTCGCTTGTAAATACATTCACAAATCTCTTCATGGAAATGATTCTCTTTGCGCATGCTTACAATATATTGCAGAAGAGATTCTGGTGTAACTGCGTTTTTACCTTTAATATGAACGTACACATCTCCCCAATCAGGCTGATTAGTTACTCGGCAGTTTGAACGCAACGAATGCGAACGCCAACGCTCGTAACGCCCTATACTAGGAACAACCTGTAGAATATCAGACCTTTCGGTATATTCGTCAAACGTTAGTTCTAGTATATTGCAATACGATTCGAGCGAAGTAAAGTCACCTTTAATAGGAATAGACTCATCCACATGACCAATTGCAATCTGTACCCATACATCAGCACCGGTGGCTCTGCTTAGATGAGAAGAGATCTGGTCTTCGATCATCCATAGATCATCCGGGGTATCCATCAGCTTGGCCATATTATAAGAATTGAGATATAGCTTTACTGACTTTGACTCTACAATGTTAGGGCTTTTGCTATCGCAAACAAACTTCAACCAGCCGGAAATAGGAAATCCGTTCTTAAGTAAGGTTGAGAATTCATAAGCATTCCACGCATCGTGTCCGATGAAGGGTAGATTGTCGTCGTGAAGCTCATACTCAGTTCGATTAAGCTGTCTAGGCACAGATACCAGAAGCGACTCATCTACACTATCTGGTGTAACATAGGGCTTGACTACTGTCCCATCACCTGCGCGACCTAGGTGAACTGAGACAAGATCATTTAATGTTTTTTGATTATCACTCATATTTTATTCATTTCCCTATTAATTTCTACTGCATTAAGTACAAATTGAACTCGCTCCCTCACCGTACCTTTTACACGATAGACTGGAATCTCAAAACGTGTAATGGCTTCGTCGAAGATATTTACTATACGTTCTCTAAAGAAAGTATTAATAGAGCGAACACCATCATTTTTAATCTCGAACTCTGGTGCAATATAAAAAATCATATCATACCCACTTATCATTCGATTAAAAACAGTCTCAACATAATCCATAGTATCAGACTTAATCTTGCCATTCTCTCGTAAATATCTGGAATAGACATAACCATCAAGTACTGTTCTATCTGTAATCATATGATTATGCATAGAAAGATTAACTATATGCTGATTCATAATCAGCTCTTGTGTTGTATCAGTGCCTTCTTCGTTAATAGGCAGACCATATGATGCAACCTTTCTCGTCACTTCACTGCAAACATCATAGGTTTTAAAGAACGGCTCTGAACGCAACGCATTCAATAGAGTCGTTTTACCAGTAGACTGTGCACCGCTTAGACCAATTCGCATTCAAATTTATCCTTAAAAAAAGCAAGCCATGAATGAAGAGAAGTAAGCTTCAGAGTATCGTATATCTCTTCTCGCGAGTTACAACTATTAAACACAGCAAACTCATAAAGTATCTCTCCTGCATCTACTTCAGGTGTAACCTTATGAATGATACTTCCAATTCTATCGTAAAGAGAAAGATTCTTTGCTACCACCTCTTGAGGATCTTTACCTTTAAGCTCCGGGTACTTTGTAATTAGTCCAGGATGCCCATTATACATTTCACGAGAGTTAACAATATCTTCATTAATAATCCTAAGATATCCATGCAGCGTATAGACTGTATCAGATGCGTCCTTTCTAATAAGCCGCATAATATTAGCATGCGTATTAGATACGACGTTACAGGTATTAATAAAAGGATGCCACGAAGCGTGCTCTAGATTATTAGTATATACTAGATCCGGCTTAATACCAAGCTTTGAAGAAATAGCAGATATCTCAGAACCTGTCTGAGAAAATAAAGCAACCCATCGCCTATCTTTAACCATTAACTATTGACCTAAAGCACTCAATATTATAAAAAATCTTGCTCAATTGCTCATCATTAATATCCGAGTTAATAAGCGTATAGAGCTTCTCGATAGGCTTATCTTCCAATCCTTTAATACCATTATATCGAATATCTTTCAAACCAGCAACTACAGGATTAGATGTATCTAGAGAATCAATCCATTTATAGCCTCGATACACATCAAACTCTTGAGGAAGCCCGCAGCCTAGAAGGTGATGAGGCTTATTAATATTGATCACATTTGCAATATTAAGCATGTAATTAATTAAAGCATCTCGCCCGTACATATAGTGATGGTACTTCGTCGGGAGAACGCCATTAATCTCTTCGTTAACAAAGAAAGAGTAATCAAAAGAAATAGCAATCTTATCAACTAACGGTTCAATCTCTTGATAGCACCAGACTATTTCTTGAACGCTCTTACCTTGAACTACCCCGATAGACTTTTTACCTGCAAGATGTTGCCATTGCTGAACATTCTTAACTGTTTGCTGGGCGTCTTCAAGAACATCCGGAATAATATAATAAGTAGGATCTAGCTTCTCAATCCATTCACAGTATTTGTCTCTGTCAAAAGCAGTACCGAGCTCAAATACAGAATTGTCAAGTATTACTTCACGTTTCTTCTGCAATGCTCTTTCAAAAAGACTATAGTACTTCTCATTTTCTTCAAAAAGATGTACAAGAGCATAATCATAGTCGGTTACTTCTTGCACTTTATTAAAAATACTTAGAGGGGCTTCGTGGGCTATTTTCATTGCAGCTTCTTAATAAATGGTTCGTTTTTTGATACCCAGAGAATATAAGCTCCGTTCTTGACAAGCCTAGCTCTGTGCTTGTTCTTCTCTACATGCGCTCGCATTGCATCTACCTCATAGCAGTAAATGCTTTCGTAGACTAAATCAACACCGTAGATTTCACGGGCAGTAGTAGTATAAATCCAGCCGTTACGGGCTTTATCGTCATAGACTTCTACTCCTAGAAATCCTTTAAAGATGTTAGTTTTAACATCGATAGGATGCCCATCAACTGTAAAATCTATTTTCAATTTAACTTGACTATGAGGATCTTCTTTCTTTTCATATTCAATATTATTCTCTACAAGATAGCGCTCAACTACCCCTTCACCGCTATCCCCCTTACGACCAGATTCACCGTATCTGCCTTCTGAGTTCTGATACCAAACCATATCTTTAAATATCTCACTTAAACATTTATGAATTAGATAATCAGCTTCTTTTGCCGACTCTTCTGATAGTTTAGTCACTCTGCGTATTTAACTCAACGGGGTGCGAATTCTTGTTGCAGCTTTACGTTATCAAAAAACTCTTTCTTTACATCTGCCTCTTTAAACTGGCCTTTAAGTACGGTTGTTTGAGTAAGAGATGAATGAGCACCAATACCTCTATTCTCACAGCACCCATGAGTAGCCTGAATATAAACCGCTACGTCTTTGCTACCCGTAGCACTTTTAATTTCGCGAGCAATATCGTTGCAGAGTTCTTCTTGCAAAGTTCCACGCCGGGCACACCACTGCGCAATACGCGTGTACTTTGAAAGCCCTATAACCTTATCCTCAGGAATAATACCAATATAAGCAACACCGGATACGGGCTGATGATGATGCGAACACATTGACTTTAATTCGGACCTGACTACAAGCATCCCTTTGTATGCAGCATTACCTACGTTAGGGAACGAGGTAGCATCTGGTCTAGGAAAATATCTACCAGCCATAATTTCCTGAACATACATCTTAGCTAGTCTTTTCGCTGTTCCCTTTGAGTTTGGGTCATTTTCCCGGTCAATGAGCAAAGCATCCAGTACTCCTTCAAACGCTTTTGTAGCCTCTTCAATAATAAATTCACGATCTGCATCATTGAGAATTGAGGAAATATTATCACCGGCCCAATACCTTATCTTGTTGTTAATGAGTTTATTACGCAACAGTTCAGTATACTTCATTATTAACCTTCATAAAATGCTGAGTTACCCGCATGCTCAAATACTTCTACTGACCTTACACGCACGGTGGGGTTAAGTAGAGTTCCATTTTCTCTCCAGTCATCCAGCATTAATGCAAGCTGATTATAGGCAAGCTCCGCAAACCGCTCACAACCCACAGCAGGTACTACTCTAACATCTGCTACACCCATACCGTGCAGCTGCTTAAGCGTATTAAGTTCCGGATCGTCTTCTGCTAGAATTAAAGTATGGTCAAACATGTATTCTAGCCATTCTTTAAACTCCTTCAGCCCACCAAAGTCCATAACCCAATTGCGGTCATCTAGACTATCACATTCAAACGTAACATGCACGCCAATAGAATATCCGTGCAAGAGACAGCAATGACTGTGAGTACTTTTCCATTGTCTAAAACAACAACTTAGACCTCGATCATTACCGTATGTCTTAGTACTATAAAACTTTCCCATATTATTTCTCCCACCAAAAATCAATCCAATCACTAAATTCTGATCGCCGTATTGTCATGTAATGGTAGTCTGGAACTACCGGCTGTTCTTTGTTCCATACTATCACTGCTACATCTGTCTTGCCGTGAATCTCCATAAACGATTGAATAGTCTTACCCGTATCTAAAATTTCATCTACAAGTAGGACCTTATTTCTAGGATTATCGAGAATATCCATCAATGTAATGGATGGCTTCTTACGGTCAGTGTCCCAATTGCTTGCTAGCATAGGGACATCGAGCTTATGACTTAGAATAGTAGCAGGTATCAGACCGCCTCTAGTTAAGCCTACGATATAATTATACTTAATTTTCTTCTTTCTAATTTGCTCTACTAGTTCGTCTATGGCTGAACTAAACTCAGCAAATGTAAATTCATAGGTTCCTATGTCCCCCATGCGTTTCTCCAAATATCTACTTGCAATCGCGGAGAGTATCTCCACCCTAATTTCATAGCATGCTCTGCTACTTGTTTATTGTTTAAATAATAAACTTGCTCTGTACCACCAACAGGCATCAAATATACATCACCGATAAAGCCGCCGTCTTTAAATTCTTTAACTGCCTTTTTAGCATCTTCAATATCTTCTTCCGTCGCAACTACAAACTTAAGATAGGTATGACCAATACCTTGATAGTCGTGAACAATTTCTGGCTTGATAGCATCCTCCCACTTCTCACCTGAGCATGGAAGTTTAGCTGATACTGAGAATGTAAGTCGATCAAAGTTACGGCCAAATCTAGTAAATTCTTCAAACAAGAAGTATTTAAAATCTTCTGTTAAAGGTTGAGTACCGTTCGTTTCAAACGTAAGGTTTTCTAGATCGTAGATGAAATCAGCGCGCTTGATAAGATCAGGGAACGAACGCTGCCATCCTAGAAGAGGCTCTCCGCCAGTAATAACTAAATGCTCTTTTTTCCATTTTCGTTCTGGAAGCAGCTCAAAAATCTTTTGAGCAATTTCGTCAGTAGATCGTACAGGACTAAGATGCTTAAAACGAGGATCCCAACTAGCATAAGAATCACATCCAGTATGAACCAGAGGAAGCTCTTCATAGAGTTTATAATTAGAAATTTGGCTAGCAACATTATCTCTCTCATCACTCAGCTGTCCTGGTGGCATGCCAAATCCGGCACATTGGAAGTTACAACCGAAAGTTCTTAAAAAGATTGAAGGCACACCTACAAAGCGCCCTTCACCTTGCAGGCTATAAAAAAGCTCTGCGACTTTAATTTTTGACATTTTTCACTCCTAGTTAACGTGGAAGGGCACGATAAATTATATAGCTCGGCCAATCTGCTTTAGCTTCTTAACTTTCCTATCAAGAATCTTCTTTTGATTAAGAGCTCTTGTTAAATGAATTGCATTAGCTCTCTTAGTATAATCGATACCGTTTAAATGGTCAAGCTCATGTTGTACGCATCGCGCGGTCATTCCGATAAACTTTTCCGTATGGAATTCACCAAATGCATCTTGATACCTGACCTTAATTACCGATGGTCTTTTAATTGGTAAGAATAAATTAGGATACGTTAAGCACCCCTCGTCTAGTTTTACTTCCTCAGTAGTCGAGTCAACAATCGAAGGATTAAATAAAGCTAAGGGCTCTACTGAATGTAGAACAAACACTCTGTAAGGTAATCCTACTTGATTAGCTGAGAGACCGATTCCTTTATTGTGAACCATAGTCTCGATAAGGTTATTAGCTAATTCAACTGGATGAATAGGTGGTTCAGTAAAGTTAAATCTCTCCAACTTAGTAAAGAGAAGATGATGATCAGGTTTAACTAATTCATATATCATGCTGCCATCCTGCTAAAGTTTTTATGCTTTTCAAATTTAATAACGCTATGAAACTTATCATATAACTGATCACCTTTATGACTAATAATAAAGATATTAGTATCTGCGGTGATAGTTTGAATAATCTTTAAGAACTCATCTGTACCTGAATTATCTAGACTGCTGTCGAAAACCTCGTCCATGATAAGAAGATTAGTACTAGCAGAATTGCGCAGCTTAGCAATTGCTCTCCAGGTAAAGAGTAGAGCAAGGTCAATACGCATCTTTTCACCTTCGCTAAAAGATTCATAACTAAATTCATCCCTAAACCTCGATTTAATAGTTTCTTCAAAATTCTCATTCAATTCAAAATTAACAAAGAAGTCCATAGCCGCCAGGTACTTGTTAATAAGCTTATTCATAACAGGCACGTACTGCTTAATAATCTTCGTCTTAATACCTGAATCCTTAAGAAGAATACCAGCTACATCTAGTAGCTTTCTATCTTCAGTTAGGTTTTCTTTACGAGTTAACGCATCTTTGAGGTTAGTTTTTAATTCTTTAACCTCTTCATTACCTGCATCAATATGCTTTGTATTGTTCTGTAGTAGCAATATCTCAGCATTAAGTCCTTTTATAAATTCATTGCATACTGTAACGGCATTATGATGCTCTGTAATTTCCTTTTGTAGTTCTTGCTGTCTTTCAAACGACTTAGAATAAAGACTAATCTTTTCATTAATACGATTGAGCTTGCGATCCATTTGACCTAGCCCTGCACTAATTTCGCCAACAACATTATCATTATCGCTAAGAACATGTTCCTTAAAGTCGTGAGAAATACCTTGCTTACACGTAGGACAATTATCGTTGTCTCGATAGAAATTACTTTCTTTAATAAGCTTAACTGATTTCTCGTACATCTTGCGATAGAGTTCACGCAGATTTCTATCATTTTCTCGTAGAACTTCTATCTGATTTACATCAGCATCTAAAGCACTTGAAAGAGTCGAGCACTCCTGTATTTTCTCATTAACTGTAATTATTTGCTGTTCATATTCAGCTATCTTTACTCTCTTTTGCTCAATAAGTTCATCATTATTCTGTTTCATTGAGTCAATATGCTTTTTGTGCAGCTCTATCTTTTCTGCAAGACTCTTGATTAAGTAATCATTATCAACTATATCATTTTTATTAGTAACAACCCTATCTTTAAGGAGAGTATTCATAGTAGAGAAAATCTGAATATCAAGTAGATCTTCAATAACTTCTCTACGGTGTGCAGCTGGTAGTTGCATGAACGGTACGAACGACGCGCTACCTAATATGACGATTTGTGAGAATGACTTAAAGTTAAGTTTGAGAATACTTTTCTCAAACATCTCTTGATACTCTTTATTTTCCGAACTCTGATTAATTAGATTGCCATTCTGGTATATTTCAAATACGTTAGGCTTAATACCTCTGATGACTTTATAATCATACCTACCAATGCTAAACTCGAGATGAACTTCGAGATTCTTCTGATTAATAGTATTAATTAATTGAGGCTTGTTAATCTTGCGAAACGGTTTGCCGTAAAGCGCAAATGCAAGAGCATCGAGAATAGTAGATTTACCAGCACCATTCTCTCCTACAATAAGAGTTGAACGGTTACGAGTAAAGTCTATTTCAGTAAACGTATTGCCTGTTGAAAGAAAGTTCTTCCAGCGTATATTTTTAAAATATATCATTAAAGACTGTGCTCAAGGGATACAGCGTCATTATAAAGACTACGTAATAGATTTTCAAGTTTTATTTTATCTGTACTCAGTTCCAATTGCTCGACATACTTGTTGAGTATTGTTATGGTGTCTTCTGCTTCGTTAATTATATCTGAATCATCTTCTAGATTTAAGTTAAGATGATCCTCTACTACCTGTAAATCTATCACACCGCTCTTTTCTAATTTTTCGATATAAAGATCAAACCAGTAAGGGTTTGTTTTATTCTTAACCACAACTTTAACAATACTATCGCGATATTGATTAAAATTATCCACAATAACTTCTTCCATTGACTTATTGACATCATCATACCACACTTTATAAAACATTCTTAAAGGATTAGGAACAAATGTAAGCTCCCGTGTATGTGTGTCAAAAATATGAAACCCCTTCTGGTCGTCATAATCAGACCAGGTAATTTCGTAAGGTGTACCTAGATAATGAATATTTTGTCGTGATGACTTGTGATGAAAATGGCCAGATAGTACCATATCAAACTTTGAGAAAGTATCGGAGCTAAAGCCCCCGTCGTTAAACGAACCTTTATACATCTCAAATCCACTTATCTCGAAATGACCGAAGAGTAGCTGGCTCTTCGTATCATCTATGGCTTTTAAACAATCGTTATAGTTGCCAGAACATATCCATGGCATTAGAAGGATATCAGTGCCGTCGAGATTTAATTCATGTGGGGTACTGTAAGTGGTAATGTTAGGGTATTCACCGAGCAATAAGTCGGGTGAATTAACATCGTTTGTATTCTTAAAAAATGTGTCGTGATTACCTGCGATGATATGTGTCTTAATATTCCTCTTCGCCAGATTATCAAAGAAGTATTCTTTGCAATGCTTTAGCGACGCAAAGTTAATGTACTTACGTCTATCAAATACATCCCCCAAATGGAGTACAGTATCAATCTTATGCTCATCTATATACTGAAAAAATACTTCGTTATAAAACTTAGCAAAAAAATTAGAGAACGAAGAGCTATCTCCCCGGGCTCCATAATGAGTATCAGTTACTATCGCTATCTTCATTTTCTTGTTCTTCCTCAAGGAAAACTTCTAAACCCTGTTTTCTTTTCTTCTTCTTCTTTTCTATACCGTCTTCAAAATTTCTAATAAAGTCGGACATATTTTGATTGTCAAACTCATATCCAGGTGAATCGAACTCCCCATCATCAAAATCGTTAACATCTGATAAGGTGTTTAATATAATAGAGTTTTCTAGTGACTTATGTTTAATATAAAGTTGCTTCTTCTCTTTCTGTATACGTCTCAAGAAAGCAAAGTAAATTATCTGAGTAAAGTATGCGAAAGGATTATTTGTTCTATTAGGATCAAAATTATCGATATAGGTAATACAATTCTCTATACCATCACTAATCATCTCTTCTCGGTATGAGTAATTAATAAAGTTAGGCTTTAAAGATAGTCTATTTGCGATCATTAAAATACAGCTACCAACATATCGAGGTACAACAGGCTTACCTATCTTACCGTTTGACTGTTCGTGTTCTGTAACTAGTTTCTTATACTCTACCATTTCAGCATAGAGCTTCTTATTATCGACGTAGTAATTATTCATTAGTTAAGATAAGGCTTCTTTATCATTTTTTCTATTAAAGCCTGTGCAATATCACCTGTATCTTCTAAAAGCGCATCAGCTTTTTCTGATAGTGTTGTATCGAGCGCTGGGTCCATGTACTCTGTAATATCTCTTAGAGTAGCATTGTAAAACTGTTCCATGCTCGGCTTAGGATCAGTCTGTGTTACAATATGATCAATATAAAATGAAAACTTTGTATTGCCTGCAAAAGGCATATATCTATGCATTGAGATAACCGGTGGAGCAGCAGGCGAACGCACAAAGTAATTAATCTGTAAGGGATTATTTACTACTACCTTATCACCAGTCTGAGTTGATTCTCCGACGATCTCAGTACCATCTATGAGCTTAATTAGTGTAATCATGAGTCCTTAAGTCCTATGTTATAGATTTTATAATTGAACTTTTCCTCATTATAAATCTTTATTCGTTCTGCGAAGTGTAGTATAGTATGATTCTTCTTTGATTTCCAGGTTAGGTCATCTGCAATATCATACAGTGTAGCGGTATTCTTAGTACTGCTCTTTCTAAGACCTCTACCTATCGACTGAAGGTTTCTAATTCTTGACTTCGAAGGACTAGCAAATATGACGTTATGAAGGTTTTTAATATTAACTCCAGTTGAGAATGTACCGTAGGATGCTACTATGATTGAATTTTCGCTTTTCTCAACTGCAAGTCTTATATCTTCTCTAATCTCACCATCTACTTCGCCTGATACGAAGTATACCTCCCTGCCGCTTTGCTTTAAAATATCGTAAAGAACTTTGCCGTGCTTTTCAACGTACTGGAAAAGAAGGAGTGTATTGCCTTCAAGAGACAACGCTAGATTAGTTATAAACTTATTTCTCGCTGGATTACATACTATATAGTCCATCTCAGTATGATAGTCTGCATTCTTAACTATTTGCTTTGCCGAATCGGAATGCTGAAGTATGATAGCTTTTATTTTAAGTTCTGCAAGATGATTTTGCTCCATCAAGTCAGCAGTAGATGTAACTCTCTTTACTGGTCCAAATAGACCTTCAAGAACTAGTTTATGAGTATGTGTACCATCTAGTGTACCAGTAAAGCCGAATCTGTTAGGACAGTCAATAAGTTTTGACATTATAGATGTCAAGCTCTTAGCTTTAAATAGATGAGCTTCATCCCCTATAATTGTATCGAATTGACTAAACCAGTTCTTTGGCATTTTATAGATGGACTGCCAGGTAGAGATGACAAAAGGCAATTCAGTATCCTTCTCTGCTCCAGATAGGATTCTATGAACAAACTTATTCGAATCCATACCACTATATGACTCAAAGTCAGATGCCATTTGATGTACTAGGGAAGTAGTAGGTACGACTATAAGAGTTTTCTTCTTATAGAAATACCTACTCAGTATATAAATTATTAACGATTTACCCGATGCAGTTGGAGATAATAGCACGCATCGTCTATTTCTTACCGCATGCGCAAACGCTTCTATCTGATAGTCTCTAGGCTCTAAAGTAAGTTCAAGTGACTTAATATATTCTTTTGCATCTACTAGTGAAAATTCTTGATCAAGAAAATGCTCTCTATCTAAGAAATCTACTTCGTAGTTTCTTTCCCGGGCAAAGAGTTCAATGTGAAGTCTCAGGCCTGCGTATATGGTACGCGTGGCAGAACTAAAAAGTCTTATTTTACCATCCCACACCTTGCGGCGCACGGCGGGCAGGAAGCGTGCTCCTGGAACAGAAAATGTAAAATAGTCAGAAAGCTCCTGCGCTACATCTGGATCGCAGTGGGCTTTAATAACTACATCATTAATTTTCTCTATGACTATTTTTGACATTAAGCCCCTACTTTAAACTTTTCCCATGCTATCGCTTGAGAGATCTGATAGCTTCTTGTAGGTAGAGACTTTATGATAGACTCAACGAACTCTACTTTTTCTTTCTGCAATTCGATTCTATTCTGATATGATCTAAGCTCGGTATCAGAATCTAAGTACATCGGTATATCGGATCTTAAAATTTTAAGAGGATTTGGCTCCCATCCGTTTGATTTGAGCGTACTTTCGTCTAATGATCCGTTATAGTATTCAAACTTATGTCGATATAGAATCTTTGACTCGCCTTCCAGTTTTCTTAGAAGCATTCTCTCACTAGAGAAAATCTTAAAGTATTTTGAATGCAGCTGAGGTATACGTAAGCTCTCTTCACCGAGCTCCGTGCGATCTATACAGCTATCTCTTTCCCATAGTTCTTGAATTTCTTCTAGTCTCATAGCAATTACCTAAACGAATTGCTATTATTATAATAGACTATGCAACTTAAATCAAGTAATTGAAAGAGAATGATTGATACTTAAAGGTGACATCTACTTCCATATAACTTACATCCGTTTCACTCGAACTGAATTTTAGCTCTGACAGATTATAAGGAAATAGATTTTTAAAGTTAACTTCAACAATAGGGTTTTTAGAACTGCTTAGCACAGTCAAAGTAGCATCTGAAAAAATACCATCCCCGGAACCTGGTCTAGCATTTACTATTTGCTGGTGCTGAGTAAAATCATCTGGGAAGCTTATTGCTATCATCCAGTCAAATAGTTCTTTGTAGTTGCGCAATTCCTCATCAACTTTAAAAGTAACTACTAAGTCATCGTATGTATTCTTTACACCAGTAAATGGTAAGTCAACGAATGGTGTACCAAGTGTTGCTACACCGATACTAATACCAGGTATAGAAGCCGATTGAACAAAGTAGTTCAGCCCAGGGGTTCGTTTAATGTTAAACTTAAACCCTAGAGGAGAAAGAAAATTAGTATTAGTTGGTATTTTAGTAATTGCACTCATGATAGTATTTATACTTAAAAAAAGCCCGCTGTTAAGCGGGCTTAGTTACTTCTTATTATTATTTTTCTATTTTATTACATTAGGTTGCTAACTAGAACACGTCTGTAATAAACGTTTGTGTTTTCAGCTAGACGGCCTAGAGCTGAATCACTTGAACCTTCAGCGAATGGGTTGGCAACCATACCATATCTGGTCTTGAAGCCAATCTTGGGCTGGAAGGTGTCTTGGTCAACAGCACGAACCATTTGTAGAGGAACGTATGGGCAGTAGAAAAGGCCAGCGTCGAATGGTGACGAACCCTTATAACCCATCATGAAGAAGTTACCTGTCGAATATGGATCAATATAGACACGAATACGACCGTTTAGAACACCAGCGAATGTAGCACCAGTATCATCAACGTTTAGGTTGTTGCTGTTTAGAGCAGGAGCGTAATCTAGAACGCCAGCCATTTGAAGGGCTGAAGCAACGTCTGACGAGCAGAGTACGAAGTTACCCTTACCACGTCTTGTGTCCTTGGCGATCTTGTTTGCTTCTCTTTCGAGTTGGAACATTAGACCCTTGAACTTTTCAACTGACCAACGACCGTTCGAGTCGGTGTCTAGGTCGAAAATACCAGATGTTGTTGTGCCTTCTGTAGCACCTTGCTTGGCTGTAACGTAGATTGTACGAACAACTTCACGGTTGATTTCAGCTAGGATTTCGGTTGAAAGGATGTTCGAAAGCTCTGTCTCAGCGTCTAGGCCATGGATAGCACGTAGATCTTGTGCAAGTTCCATTGTGTACTCAGCCTTAAGAGCACGTGACTTAGCTGTCACAGAAACCTTCTCGATTGAGAAAGCCATTTGTGGGAATACTAAGGTGTTGTTTGAACCTAGGTATTCAGCTGAAGCTGTTGGCATACCTGAGCTATAGTTAACGTTAGCTGAGGTAGCTAGTGAAGTGGTGTTTGTATGACCACCTAGTGCACCTAAGTGAACGTTACCGATTTGGTTGCCACCGCCTGGTAGAGCTGAGAAGCCGGTGTTAACTTCGTTGTAGAATGTCTCGGTGCTGGTTTGGTTGCTATAACGAGCACGCATCGCGAAAATAAGACCTGTAGGACCAGTCATAGGCTGGACACCGCAGATGTCATAAGCGATTAGGTTAGGCATTGCACGGCGAACTAGAGAGATCAATACTGGATCGAAAGTATCGATAGCGCTAGAACCGTCACCAGCTTGAACTGAGTTAACTGGTTGGCCTGCTTCAAAAAGATTTTGGCTGCCACGAGCAACGTGACCGGCTTCGCGTAAAGCGCGCTCGGTGTTCTCGAGGATGGTAGCAGTAACTGAACGCTTGTGTGGATCCTTGATCTGGTCTAGATCGGGATGCTCAAGCACAGGCTGCCATTTTTGTTGAATTTCTTCATTTAAATACATTTTTGAGTCCCCTTCCTTTTTAATTTGGGTTAATAATTATTTATAAAAATTACTTCTT